TTCGAGTCATTCAGCAGCGACCATCTTTCTGGATCGAAATCACCATAAAAATACGGTTCCATCTGCATTCGAAACTTGAACTCAAATCCCGATTTGTTCTCATCCGTTTTCGGATTTTCTTTTTTCCATCGCTTGAACTCCGCATGCCTTTTGCGGTACAGCGCCAATTCTGCCTTGTGGGCTTTCACCTTCTGATTGTGTTCCGCGACTCGATCCTCATATTCCCGAACGGTCATCGTCGGATGATCACTATCGTAATCGTTGACCATCACCTGTTCGAAAACGAACTCGTTTTGATCGGCGAATAGTTCATCGCCAAATTCCAGTTCCGTATTCAGACGATAGAGACGTTGGCCGTTGCGGATGTAGAGAAATGTCAGTTTGTCTTCTTGCTCGAATTGAAAATTGATCCAAGCGGTTGCGAGTGTCCCGTCACTCTCACGATGTTTCTTGAACCGTCGAACTTGGAAGGCCACCATGCATCGTGGGAATGGCAGGATGCGATCACAGTTTCCCGGCTTTGCGAGCCACGCATCGAACTCGGAAACATCCTTGAATTCCATGCCGCCATGTGAGTAGTTCAGCAAGCACTCCTCATCCATGAACAGCTTGCCTTGCATTAGCCTCAACTTTTCGTCGTGTTCGGCTGGCTTACCTTCCCGCACGAGTTCCACATTCTCGACGAGGCCGGCATAGACCGAAACCATGAAGATTCGATCATTCACGATGCCGATCGTCTCTTGCATGTCACCGCATTGCGCCAGGAGCGACATGGATGACGCCTTGAGCCAGCGTTTCAACTGTGAACTGTGTTCCTTGATTTCTTCGAACAGAGCGGGCAGCTCTTTTTCCTTTGCCTTGATCAGAGCATTTTTGTATTCGTCGGCATTCGATGCTGAACTGATCAACGAGAGATTGCTGCCACTCACAGAGCCTGTGATTCGTTTGTTGTCGGGACTGACGCCCAGGCGAGTGCAGATGTCTTGGATCTCTTGATTGATGCGGCGAATCGCTTTCTTCTCTTCGTCAGACCACAAGTCGAACCACTTTTGGGGATTGGGTTCATATCGGCATCTGGCGTCCCATTCATTGACGTGGACCCTCCATGTGCTGTTGTACTCAGTGTCAGGATTAGAGATCTCCGCGAAGTTGCTGCCCACATGCGTCACGCACCAAAGGGATTCTGTTTCGTCGTCTCCATCCGGCTTGAACCAATACCAATCGCCGAGTTTGATCTGATCGAGATCATCGGGATTTGGAATGCGCTCGGTTTTGGCTGTCGTTTCGACGATTGTGATTTCTGACACGATCTGAGATTCCTATTTCGTCGCCTTGTCGATGGCGTCCTGAACTAAACAGGCCAGAACACTCAACTTCGCCCGTTGCAGGGCTGGCATCACTTCTTGACAGGCTTTGAGTAGATCAGGTGACGCCGCCATCAGTCGGGCATTGGCGATGTCTTCGGCTCGCTGGCTCGCGTTCCTTGATTCGCAGATGGCGAATCCGATTTGGAAATCCATGTCTTTCTGTAGGACGATTGTTGACATCGCATGATTTTCGCGATTCCCTTCCTTGAAGAACCACGGGCCGGCTGTGTGCTTTGCCTCGGCTGTTTCTTTTTTCGGCATGATCATTCTTCCTCGGTTGATTTCTTATTGAGGCAGTCTCGACACCGCACTCGTTTTTGAACTGGAACGCTGGCCTTCTGATAGGCGACATGGCCACAAGACAGGATCAGCTTTCGGCATTTGGGAATGTAGCCGGTATATCTCGACGCGCCGCACAGACAGGACGAGACGACTTACATCAGCGGCGACTGTTGCCGGATTGTCCGATAACAGCCGCCACGATTCCCATTGTTCGGATTCATTATTCCGCCTTCGTTGATCGACACGCCGCCAATCGGCCCTGTCGATATTTGATCTTGCGAGCATATTTCTTGATCGCGGTTTCTGCTCGCTTCTTGCGACGTTCCCAACCAGACATCAGCTTCTCCATCCGAGCGATTTCCACAGCGTACTTGTCGTCTGTCGCCGGCTTCGCTTTGTGTTGTTCCTCTTGCGGTTCTAGCGGCAGTTCCTTCGCCCATGCGTAATACGTCACGTAATCGCCGCGATAGCCGTAGCGGTCTGATCCTCGCATGTTAAGTTCACTGGAACGTCCACCGGGTCGGCCCTGAAGATGAGCCAGTTCGTGGGCGATGACCTTGGCCAAGGCTTCTTTGAGATGTTCAATCTTGCTCCCCGGCTTTGGAACAATGATCCGGCATCTTCGGCTGTTACGGTAGGCCCAACCTGAGACGCCGCGGTTTCTGGCGTTCACGAACCGGATCACGACACCCTTTCGCTTTTCGGGGTCGAGTTCATTCGGGACGATGCGCCGGACGAATTCTCGCAGATGTTCCGTCTTCCACTTCGTTTCATTGATGATTCGCATGTGGGCCTCGATTTGATTTTCTTGGGATTGGAATTCCATGTCGCTTACACAATGTCCTTGTCGCCGCGTTCAAGTGATCCCATACCTCATTTGGGAATTCCCGACGCAATCGAAAAAACATCTTCGTCATCTCGACTTGTAGATTGATGTCCATCCTGTCGACTTTGATTCCGTTTTGATTTCCCCATTGAATCGTCTCAGACATCGCCACCCGATATGACGCATTGGCATCAAGAACCGATCTTGCCGGGGTACGGCTTCGCCATCGCCTTTCGACTTCATCAACCGTTCTCATAATGTCTTCCGGTGTCATCATTCTTCCTCGGTTGGCAGATAAGAATTGAAGACTTCCACAGCGGATGTCATTCAACTGGCTTCAGTTCAGACGGTTTCCAGTCTTTGATTCTCATTTGCTGCCATTTTACGTATCGATCAAGACCCGCGACTCGCTTGTCGAGATGTTGCTCCGCATATTGGGAATTGAGTTGCCGCCGTACAGCATCGATCGATTCCACCACTCCGCTCGGATAGAACCGCTCCGGCTTGCCGGGTTTACCGTCCGCGTCAATTTCCGCATAGCTGTAAAGCGTCACTGGATTACCGGAGAACGAAATCGGTTTAAACTGTTCCGAGATTACTTGAACATGCTGCCAAACGTATTGACCTCTCTCGAATCGATTGCGAGAGACGTAAACATGCTTCCATGCCAGATTCCCATCGAGTTGTTTCCCGTTCTTCCAAGCGAGACTTTCGGCCGACAGATCACTAAGTTGCTTCGACGCCTTTTCGATGGCATCGGCAATCAATGAGATCGACTGTTCAAACGGCAGGTGAGACGATCCGGAACATGTGCCGGAAAAGAATCCCCATTCCTTCGTATAGCCGTGCAGCGACAACATTCCACTGGGAAGCTTTTGCGTTCGTCCACAGATTTGACAGGTTCCGGTATGAGTCGCTTTGGTTTTCATTCCACGGACTCCGGCAGATAAGAATTGAAGACTTCCACAGCGGCATCGTATTTCTTGCTGTTCGATCGTCCGTGGGCTTTGCCGTAGATATCTCGCAGGATCGAGACGCATCGGTCAGACAGGCCACTTATTGGACCTTCACAGAGCTTATCGGTCATCGATTGAATGAACTCGCCCGACATGCCTTGGATGATATGAATCAGCCACCAGTTTTCTTTCTGATACTTTTCGCGAGCAACGATCAATGCGGCCTGTCGTGATTCTTCATCGATTTCTCGCAGAGTCTTGCCGCCGTTCGCGGACCGTTCGGTCTGTTCGGCATCAATTCGTCGTTGACGTTCAGCGGCATACTTGACCTCACTGGCAGCCCGTCGTTTGGCTCGATCGCGAACTCGCCTGTCATTTTCAACAGCGGTGATCAGTTTGGAATCGTCGGTCTTCGCCACGCAATCGCAGCCGACAACGAATCGCTTGCCGCCAGCCTCTTGGATCACATAATGATTGTGAATCCCTGTTCCGCAGACGTCGCAAGAACCGAGTCGAACACCGTGCGATCTGGCGACATGCCATGCTTCGATCATCGCATTGTTGTAGCCTTCGACATTCGTCCCAAATGATTCGAGATTAGGCATCGAGATGAAGCCAACCAGACGGAAGGGGGCCTTGCCGACGCCTTTGTCTTCCCACTTGTGAACGACAACCATCTTTTCAGTGGCGCACATGGATTGATTCCTTTGGTGTTGAATAGAAACTGACGACTCGGATTCATTCCCACTTGCTGGGGACGATCACATAGTTGCCGTGTTTCTTAACGCATTTCCAAATGAACGCCGCTCTCTTGATCATCAGGTCGCAGCGGTTATACATCCCATCTCCGGCAGAAAATCGAATCCACCCCAATTTCGGAAATGAAACTTCGACCGTGGCTTGTTCGGAAGAAACGGTTGTCGACATGATTCACGACTCCAGTTTATGGCCTACTCTCAGGCGGTCAGATTTGTCACACGGCTGGTTACTGACAACCGCGAACTGATTCAGAGTCTATCGACAGTTTTTGATTCTGTCTACTGAAATCTTACTGATTTTCGTAAATTTCTTTCGGGATGCCGGATTCTGACGTCGATTTCAGTTCGCAGGCGTCCATCGGCTGGCGTAGAATCTTGCCGGGCTTTCAGTTTTCACTCAAGCGAATGGGAGGTTTTCATGTTGACAGGGATTTTGATTGGCGTTGTCGTGGCGGGAGTCGTTCATCACAGCGTCAATATCACGATTGCGAAGATTGGAGCGGATCAGGCGAAAGCGGATGCGGCCGTTGCCCAGGCGAATGCCGACCGATGGAAAGAGAAACACGACGTACTGTCGGCACAGATCAACGACGGTAAGTGATCACGGCAACGATTCCAGAAGCTTCTCGACTCTCAGTTGTTCCGTGATCCAGTTCTCAATTCTCAATAGAGCATCGCAGGAACACCTGAAATATTCTTGCTCATCAGCGGACTTATTGGCCATCGATTGCCGATAGGTCCGTTTTTGTTTTTCGATCTCGTCAAGAACTTCTTGGATCGTCACGATTCGTCATCCTCAATGACAGTGATCTTGAGTTCTCCGCGATCATTCAGATTGCCAATGAGCGTCTTGCCGGTGCGCCAGCACCCTAAGACCATCGCTTCTTCAATCTGATCTTCCAATGACATTGGAGGATGTTTGCGGAACTTGAGCCAGACGATTCCGCAGACGATGACAAGCAACAACACGAACCCGATTTCAATCATCTGATTTTCCTTCTTGCAGATCAGGCGCTACTTCTAGGTATGACCATGTTCCATCTGGATCATGCTCCGGTTCGCATGGACTGATCTTGACCGCTCTGCCGAGGTGCCCGGCCATCATCCGAATCCGAGACTCGTTTTCTCTCAGGATCGTTGTTCCAGTGAATGACGGATTGCTGAAATGTTGACGAACCTGTTCGAACTCAACGCCCGCGGTGAACATCTCTCGATCTCGTTGAGAATAGGCATCCGTATCAATCCAGAATGGCATTACCATTTCGAATTCGTGTTCTTGATCTTGATCTTCAGTCATTCTTGAAATTCCTCTTGTGGAATTCGCTTCCATCTGGCGCACGACAGATCTTGAACGTGTCCACCGCCATGAGCCGTGTCATTGAACATCAGGCCCCGAGATGTCTCGAACACTCGAACGATAACCGGTTGAGTCGCGGGTGAACTTCCCACCCAGAACCATCCGGGACCGTCTGGTTTGTCTGGCCATTTATCCGGCATATTGCAAGCCTTTTTCTTGGATTTTCCAACAAGGGAGACAAGAAAGGGAAACAAGGGACACAAAAACGGTCAGAATCTCTCAAAGTGATCGCCGACCCATTTCAAGAACACGACGACGTCTCGATCAATGATTGAACAGTCTTCGGATGGCCAGACTGATAGCATGAGATTTTCACGATCCAGTCCGATCACTCGCCCCGAGAATTCTATGTTGCTTCCTCCCGCAAGGCCGGGATGCGGATTCTCAAGCCATGTGACAACATCGCCGATCAAGTAGTTCATCGAATCAGCTTTCTATTTCAAAAGGGAAGTCTCGCCAATTGAACCAACATGGATCAAACTCGATGCACTGACGAGCAACGAGACTTCCCGAGTCGATTGCGAGAGGGAGGATTCGAACCTCCAACAAAACAATTATGAGTTGCCTGCTCTACCATTGAGCTACTCTCGCATTTTTCAATACAGAATCGAAGCCAGTCCAGTTTGGCGAAGTTGATCAAACGAGAATTCTTTCCCTCGATCGGTTCGATACACGGTTTGCGATGGATGGGTCCCATTCGCGAATTGAAGTTGTCGCCAGATCTCCGAAGCAACTTGCCGGGCGGTTTCTATCGAACTGCACTGAATTCGCATCGGCCCCACTGACAACAATAGTTCAGGCGACAGAGAAAACGCTACGACGTCGCAGCCTTGAAATCGGAACTCTTCCCTCGACACAACCATCATGATGTCGCCAGCGATGTTTTGAACGCAGACGTAATCTTTCAGCCTGATGGCTTGAAAGAATTTCTCGCTGTCGATTGCCTTGATTTCTGTCTGAACGGCTGTTGATAGGTCTTGTGTCATCCGAAATGTCCTTGATGCTTTTAAAGGATCTCCGAGTCTCGCCACTCGTCAACGATTTTCGAACCGGCTCCCAGGATTGATCTCGGATGACATCGTATTTCCACGCAATAGTACCAATTGCCCTCGTCCAATAGGGCGCTCTGAACTCTGCCGCCGTGGCCCAATTCGCGATGCCAAACGAAATCACCTTTGGCGAATGGCCGGCGGCGCTTTCTGAGCAGTTTCCTGATCCACGTTTTCCATTTTCTCATCCGATGATCCCTTTGAATTCGCGGTCCATGTCTCGCTCGGATTGACTGCGACCTGACTTTGCAGTTTCTTCCGGCCACAGAAACGCCGCAATCTTTTTCAGCCAGTGAGGCGGTCCATATTTATTCTCAACGATGAACTCCAGATAGTCACGCTGAATTGCCGACATCTTCTGGCCCTTGTGTCTGCCGAATGGAATCACCGTTTCGCCGAGATCTTCGGATTGGCTCATTTTCTCTGCTCCGAATGTGAATTGATGGAAATCTCTGGCCTGCCAACAGTCGTCGGTCTTTGACTGACTAACCATCTTAAAACGGCCATCAACATATCGTCGATCAATTTCATATCCGGAGACCCCAGGTCAGCGAGCGCCAACCGGAGTTCTTTAACGGCCAGACTGACTCGTGTCTTTTTGGCTTGGATGTTTTCAGAACCCGGAATGTTCGGCTTTACTTCAGGCTCCGTTGGCAATGTCGACTGAAGTGATCTCCACGTTCTCCGACGTTCGCGACTCGTTCCAGTAATCGCCCGTGAATCTCGAAATGCTTTTGCCTCAATGTCGCTGATCAATGTTCCGATGACACGCTTTTTCCAGCCGTTCGTTGGTGGCCATCCAACGCCAATGATTTTCAGTTGCGCCCGAGTCCATGCCCCACGTTCGGTTCGATTGTCCATCAACCATTGTTCTGTAATCTCAATTGCCATCTGGTTGTTTCCCTAATCAAACTGGAATCATTGATCTTCTTTGAAGAGAAGAAAGATTCGGAGAAAAGACTACCACAAACTATTCCGCAGCGATCGGTGGACGTCCAGTTGTCTCCACAGTTCCTCCCCCTCCCCTCCAATCAATAAAGATGGATGGAAGCGGGGATTCACTGTGAACTTTTCCGCATCAGACCGTATGGCCATCCAGCAGGCGGATTCGTTGGATGCAACGAGCGACCATCCAACGGGAGGGGATTGCACCCGTTTTACCGCGAACCCAGTTCCCATCGCTTTGGCTGGATTCGATTCCACAGAGTCACGATCAAGATCCGTCGCACGCGACATCTGGTTGATCTGTGATGGCTAGAAAAGAAAAAAGCCGTACAACCCGGTGCCTCAGGTTGAAACGGCTTATTGAACACGGGCGAACCCGGTATTCGAAAGGTATTTTGCAGTCTGAGGCACCAGATTGCAACGGGAGTCTAAACAGACTTCGTGTGAATTTTCAAGCAATTCTCTGAAAATCGTGATTTCTGGCCATAATCCTCATTGCGGGGCTGCTGGGCTGCCTACTCAAAGGCAGCATTGAGGTGATGGTTAGGTTGGTTCAAAGTCATCGCAAAGTAAACAATTGCGGATCAGTTGTCGCTGGCGATGGCGATTCAGGACGCATTTCGTGTATCGATCGCATGAGAAGATCGGGACAATCTGCCCCTTGATCCCGCACAAATCGCACACCTCGGAGTCGAATGACTCGCCGCGATGACCGCAGGGTCCGCGATCGATGCGCTGCTTAATTTCCGCAGACATAGAGATATCCGTCATCGGAAATACAGCAACCGGTAGGGTTGTGGCTGCTTGTCGGGCCATACGTTTGGGACCAGACGAGATTAAACGACGAATCCAGTGCGATGATATTGCCGAGTCCGGCCATCGGCGACGTGACAAAGTAATATTGCGCCGAATCGCAGCACGTATCGGATACGGTCGGGTTTGTAGTGCTTGTGCCAATTGCGCCCGGACCCGTCCCGGAGAGGAGTGGAAGAGACGATCCGCCGCGAAAAAGGGGTGGTGCAGAGATCGCGTTGGGGCTGTTGGCGCTAAACTTACCGCCGCCAGACTGGATGTTTAGATTGTTTGTTGCTGGAGAAAAAAACGTCCCAACTCCGGTCGATGGAACGACTGTCGCGTTCGTGGCGACTGCGTTGCCGGAACCATCAAAACAACAATAGGCGAATATCCCTGGGGTTGGCGTAGAATAAAGTGTGGTGACAGAATTCGTGAACAGTTGAGGGATAGTTGCGGTCGCAACCCCGAAATACTGGCCAAAGGTTTCATTTGTGCAAAATATCGCGATGCCTCCGGCCGCAACAACCGACATCACATTATTGATGGCAACCGATCCGGTGTAACTCATCTTCCAATCGATTACGCCGCTGAAATCAATGCTGTAAAACCCTTGAGAGAAACTGAAGTTGGCAGGGTAAACATTGAGCCCAATTATTCGGCCTAGCGATGTATCAACTGAGAATGTTCGCCTCGCGGGGTCCGAGAACTGGTCGTCGTAATGCCAAATCTCAGCGCCGGTGCTGTCCATGCGACAAATCGCGTTGACGTCGCAACTGACCATGACATCGTTAGTGCCGGTCAGCGGTAGCACCCTGAAGGCCCGTTTAGCGCCGGGACTGGTTCCAACAGCCAAAGACGTCCAAATGATCGAGCCGTTTGAAGGATCGATCTTCATCACATTATATACACCTCCGCCGCTACCGCAGGAGCCGCAGCATTGACCAAATCCCATCATGGGCAATCGACTCCCAATAGCACTGTCTCGCTGCCAATCTGGGTCCAGAATGCATATGCACCTGGCAATCCATTCATTGTCAGGGAGCGATTTGTGACGGTGATGTCTGTTCCGCTTAGCGTCGTTGAACCCGTGCCAACATATGCCTGGACGGTGCAGGTCGTAGAACCACTCCTGGAATTGGTCGCCACCGAACAGGTTGATGTCAATTCGCCGTGGAATATCTGTCCTTGAGATGCCGCCGCAATGCGGTTGAAGATTGCGATCTGATTTCCTGATGGTCCAAACGCGCCACCTTGAGCATTAAAACCACTCCCACCCCTGCTTAAATACCATTTCCCACTAACTGGGGACCATTGTTCTCCAGCAGTAGGAACCGCGACACCGGGGTCAATTGCCACATAGATGAATGAGTCGGAATAGGCTCTCGATAGCGACGCACGCGGAGTTTCTTCAGCGTCACCTGATGTGCCGCCAGTTGCCCCTGCCGGAATGTCTGTATCGCCCGTAACGAGAAAATTCCCGCTTTGTCCGCTGTATTGCGTGACATGATGGATCACTTCCGGATCGTTGTTTGCGTCTCCAGTCGTGTATTCTACGAACGTCACAACAACGACCGAATTCGGTGGAATGTTCATCCCCGAATCGTTCTGAATCATCACTCCGCGAACTGGCGCTAAGTCACTCATAGTTCAATTTACAACGTGTTGAACGTGCCTTTCGTGGCTTGACGCCGGGATTCAATTTCGGCCTTCAATCGCAACTTCTGCTGAATGTTGTGACGACCGTCGCGCTGTCGCCGTTCGGCATACGTTGGAATGTCGAAATTATGTTCCGTGCCGTTCGACGCGATCGTGTTTGTGCCTTGCTTGCCGATCTCGTACGTCACCTGTTGAATCGCTCCGTCCATGTCGATCGGGAATAGGCCGATATAGGTTCGCGTTTGCGTTGAGATCGTCATGAACGTCTGCTGAATCTGATCAAGGTAGTAATCGCATTGATTATTCACGTCATCGCTGTTGTTGGTATTCGATGACCATGTTCCGTCCGGGTTGTAGAGATTGATGAACCACGGCTGAATGTCGTTCTTGACGATCGTAGCGACGTTGGTCGGATCAGGATTCGGACTGTCGCTGATCTGTCGGAAACGGAAATAACGGATCGGTTGCCATGTGTCGGGGTCTCGGATCTGGATCGCACAAACGTAGAACAGTTTCGCGAAGTCATATCGAGTTCGTGTCGTGCCATCTGGCTGTGCGATGTTCTTTGTGATGAACGTCATTTGCCTGGACGTCGTGACGATCGAGCGGTCCGTATCCAGTGGATCGGCATTCAGATTGAAGGAACTCCGTTCCTCGGGATACTTGTCGACGTTGGGTGATTGATAGTCGATGCGTGTTCCCGGCGGATAATTGATCTGCGGTGAGACGCGGGATTCAAATTCGCCGAACATATAGGCCGGCCGGGGATGAATCTCGCCGCGTTCATCGGTGTAGCACTGAGCTAACTTGTCGGTCAGGATGATCTGCTTGCGGCAGACGTAACCATCGTATCCGTTGATATACATGGTCGGGAAACCAAGGATGAGTCGCTGTCCATTCGAAAACGGCGTCTTGATCCTCCACGAGCGATAGAGATAGGTACGGGCGATTTCGCGGGCGCTAACAGCCGTTCCGTCCGCTTGCAAAACCCGCGTATTGCTGAGGTTGCACATCGTCGACGGTTCCAACCCATACCCGTAAGCCACGTCATAGGTATTATCTGGATTCGGACAGTAGCTAAGTTCCTGCGCCGGAAGCCACGATTGATCTAAGTCACGACCGATCGGTTCCATCGGCAAAGCGACCTGATAGTTCACGGGAGCCGTCACAATCTGGAGAAAATCAGGAATCTCTTTCGGGTCGATGCCATCGCCGCCGTCTTGATACGGAAGATTATCCGGTAAGGGATTTCCGACGCCCGTCTGGCAGATCACCCAGGTTGCATCAGACCTGCGCGGCACAATCCGACAGCCCAGGTCATCGCACATCTGTGCCAGACACTGAGCGGGATTTTCCGATTCCCAGTCGATATCGGGCCGGGCATCCGATGGCAATGCCGAGACGTCGAAACTTGTTTCCCCCATCGCAATGAAACAGAGTGTCGCGATCTCTTGTGGCGTCTTCTCATGCAATGGATCAACGAAGTTATTCGGCAGTCGGACATTGGCTCGCAACGTGATTTGACCGTAGGCCCATCGCCAGCGTGAGTCCAGAATGCGGACGCTGACAATTTTTCCGCCGCTGTTTCGCTGGAACGAGGCATTGTCGATTGTGCATCCGGGAATCACGATCTGATTCGCGTTGTAGGTGAAAACCATGTCACCAATGCGATCAGGCCAGCCGTATTGCGGAAAGACTCGCACGACGCAAACCGATGGCGAGATCCCGCTGACGTCCGTGAATCGAACGGAGTCATACACTTGGATACCGGGATATTCCCATGCGCCAAAGTTAATTGTTGTCATAGTTCATTACGTGATGACGAGAGAAGTTGAACCGCCATGTTGAATGTTGAAGCCGGTCAGGTTGTCCATGACAGCCGTGATCGTGCCGCTGTTGACCGTTCTCTGATTGTCGATCACCGTCACCGATGACGAGAAGACATTCAGCGTCGTGATCGCTTTGCTACGCGGGTCCCCGTCGCAGTTCAGCGTTGCGGAGTTGTAGAGATTGGCCGTTCCAATTGTGCCAGTCGTGTTTTGGTAGACCGTGCCGTTCAAGGCATTGAGAGTTGTTGCCGATCCGTCTTGAATCGTCATCGAGCCGCCGGCTTGTCCAAGATTGGCTGTTGTCGCCGCGCTTTGGAATGTGATGTTGCCACCGTTTTGACTGATCGTTCCTAGCGTTGTCCCCGGCCCGCAGATCAAGCTGACATCGGTTGTCGCGTTGTTGAGAAATCCGGTCTTGATTGTCGGGAAGTTTGCGGTTGTGCCGAGATAGAACGCCAACCCCGCATCACCCTTGGTCATATCGAGTTCACTGGAACCATTGCCGCCAGTGATCAACACAACCGGAGTGTAACGGTCCAGACGGCTTCCGGTTCCCATGATACGAACCGTCGACGTATTGGCCCCAAAGGCAATATTGAACCGTTGCAATGCGGGACCGTTGATTGTCGCTGTGCCGCCAACCAGCGTGAGCGACGTCGTACGATATTCGGCATAGCTCGTCGGTGAATTGGTGTTGATCAGTGGCAGTCCAATCGTGCCGGTGAATCCTGGATTCACAATCACCGTGATGCCAGTCAATGTCGTCGACAGATTGAACAGACAAGCCACTGAACCATTATCAAAGACCAGCGTATCGCCATTGACTGGAGCGACACCGCCAGACCAGTTTTGCGCATTCGCGAAGTCATTGGGACCCGTGGCCGGAGTCGTGTTGGCAATCGAGAATGTTGCGCCGCCGCTGGTGGCCACAGACGGCAATGTCGGATTGCCTGCCACGTCACCTTTGAGTTGAATTGTGGTGAATGGCCCGGCGACCGGGAATGCCGTTGCGGTCAGTTCCTGAAACTCCGGCGGTGGAACCGGAGCCGTCAGTGAATTCCATGCGGCCACAATCGCCGTCAAAATCGAATTGACGGTATCGGTCCCGCTGGCGGCATAGGCCAGTGATTTGCCGTTGATCGTCAGAGTATACGTCTGGCTGATCACGGTCCCTGACAGGGAGATTGTCCAGAGATCATTGACCGCATTTGCAGCGCCGAGCCATCGTTTGACTGTCATCGCTTATCCTTGAGTATTTGGCAGTTGGCTGAGGAACGGTGTTGCGGAAATGTATTCGTACTTCCAAGTCGTCGTATATTCGACTGGCACGCCACGGATCATTTTTGGACTCTTGTAGGTGACGCCCTGAGCAGCATTCCCTGAAGTTCTCGCCGCCCCTGGAAATAAAGCCGCCGCAGGTGATGGCCAAGTTACTGTCGATGTCGCCGATCCGGCTTGCGTTCCGAAGTACCATGAATTGGTCGAGACCTGTTGCAGTATCGGCAGACCATTCTGCGGAATTCGCTCAACGAAGATCGGCAGTCCGGCATTGTCTGTAAACGAGGTTGTTTCCTCAAAGGACGTCAAAGTTCCTGGCGATGCTCCCGGATAGGAATCTTGGAATAGCGTTGTATTCTGAATCGCAACGGTGACTTCGAGATAGTTGATACCGTCGACGCCGCGTAGCATCGAATGACCTGGCTGACCAAGAACGACTGGTCCCCCAACTGATCTAGCGGGGTCCATAAGCCAGTTCGTGCCGGCGAATCCGCAAGGTTGCCCATTCCGCGAATAGGCTTGTCGCATCTCACCCAGATAACCTTGGAGTTCGTCAGCCCCACCGCCTTGCAAATCAATCCAGCGAGCCAAGACATTCCACGTCTCTTGCATCAGATAGGCGCGTCCGTTCGGCCCCAATACGAGATTCCGCTGAATCCCGTTGAAGTTCGTGGATTTGTCCTGATGCAAGAAGTCACCGTAGAAAAATTGCGTACTAGCTGCCATAGCGTCTTTGATCCGTCAAAGCTGGGGACTCCACGTCTGGATCTGCACGATGTAATGTTGGATTTCCTCTTTTAATTCGTCGAACTTCTGCTTGACGGTGTTTGTGTATTCTTCGAGGTTGAGAGCATCTTTTGCGGCCTGTGCCAATTCCTCGCCCATCTTTCTGATGTCATCGCCGCTTTTGCCAATGGCAGCCTTCCCCGGTTGCGTCGGCAATGCGTCCGCTTTGGCTTGTTCCGCTTCTGCGATAGCAAGATGATCTTCGTCTTGTGCCCTGCTACGGCGACCGCTCTTTCGAGCCGTCCGCTGTGCCTGGGCCTCCGTGCTGATGGACGCAGCGTCATCGTGACCGGTCAATTGAATTTCTTCTTGGGTGAACTCTTCGACGCCCTCCCATTCGTCTCGCCCTTCACGTTTATTCTTAGCTTTCCGGGCAACGATTCGATCGTGTTTTTCCTGAATCATCAGCTTACGATTTTGAGAACCGAAGTTTTCGGAGCCGGCCCCGATTTCGAATGACTTTTGTTTTTCCTTCACTTGTTGAACGATCTTGTGAGTCTCGTTCTGATATTCGCGGACCGACTTGTTTTGCTCGGCCAGAACTCGAAGTGTTTCCTGTTCGTTCTGAAGCCGCTCTTTTGAAAGTTCGACGGTCTTGCGAGCACTCTCGTCTTGCTCGGATGCTCCCGCCGCCTGACTGCCTTTAATCTTGGCATCCAATTCGGCGTGTTTTTCACGTTGGGCCGTCGTCAAAGTCATCCGACCATTGATCAATTCGCCCATGCCGAGATTAGGATCGCCACGGAAGAACCCACGGACGGCCGATGTAATGCCGCGATACCCGACTGTTGGATAGGATGCGCCAGCGTTTTGCAGAAGACTGCTTTGCTGTCTCCGCATCGCTTCCTGTTCCTTGGCTCGCGATGCCGCCATTCGCTGACGGTTCTCGGCTTCTGCCGCCAATCCTTTTTCAATATCTCCTCGCCGACCTCGCAGCGTCGTCAGCCGGTCTGACAATGCCCCTTGCGTCTCGGAGAATCGCTGAGAGTTTTCCAGACGCTGACGATGCAGATGTTTCAATTCAGGCGACAGATTCATGTCGTGTTCATAGGCTCTCGCCCCGGATTCAGTGGCTTCGCGTCCGCTGATGTTCGTCAGGCTCCGGCGAGCCTCTTGCCCCGAACTGGAGATCAGTTCGTTGATCGCAGTCATCCGCGCCAGATGTCTTGATTGAATCGACGAACCACGAGAAGTTGCCTCAGCCGCCGCTGTCGACTTCCCGATCAGCATGTCGTAATAAGATTCGGTAACACGCCGCGTCTCAATCACATACGTCCGCCACGCCACCAATGCCGCTATTGCCGTTCCGATGGCTGCTGCGGCGGCAAGGAATCCAGCAGACGCAACGGTCCCGATTCCGGCCAATGCTCCACCAGCCGCGCCCCCGGCTCCAGATGCAGAACCAGCAGCAGATGCCGCGGCTGATGCTTTGTGTGCCGCGGCCAATTGGGTAGCGAGTGAAGTTGCTCCACGAGCCATGTCCATGTAGCCTTGAATGGCCACCACGGTCTTAATCATGGACGCGGTTTCTTCATCGGACGAAGTGGCAACTAACGCCAATCCTTTGGCGAAGTACAGAGCCGAAGTCGCCGCATGTCCGAACGCTGCTGCCTGCCGTTCGATATCGCCAGTCGTATCTGCTCCTGAACCGCCCTTCATCTTGGCGAGATTGGCTTTTTTCTCCTTATTGGTTTGCTGGACAGCCCGAGCCACGAACTGATCCATTGTGGACTGTTGCTCTTTTTCCTTGTCGGCCCGTGCCTTCTTTTCGGCGTCCACGTAGGCTTTGTGAGAAGCGTCTCGTTGCTTCTGGGCTTCTACCGCCGCGGCCATCCGCTTCTTTTTCTCTGCCGCCGTCGGATAGATGGCTCCCTGAGACGCGAAATAATCATCAAGATCATTCTGAGCGCCGCCGGCTTCCATCGCCTGCTGGGCAATTTGCTGAGCCATTGTCGAGCCGGCCATGTTGCCACGACGGACACGAGCCGTATGGAACATACTTCCAGACATCGCCCCGGATGAACCGGGCGCACCAACCGAGAATGATCCCGTTCCGCTAAATGATGACGTCTGATTCAATGCAGCAGCGTACGCATCACTAACCGATTTGATGGATGCCATCGCCGCGGTCGTATCGATCGGTCCAAGCTTCATGTTGCCATCGACAACAGAAACCTTAATGGACACTTCTTTAGTGACGTCGTCAGGCATGAATCAAAGCCTCACCAATTTCAATCATCCGTTTACGGAATGACACCAACTGGAATTTTTCGCAGTCGTCGATCACTTCCTGAATCACAGCCGCGTTTCGTCTGACAACCGCGTCATCCGGCCAGTGACCGGTTACTTTGCACTCCTTGAAGTGCTGGAAACAAATCTGATTTTCCTCACTCAATGATTTTGGATTTTCGGGAGTTCCTTTCGCACAACCGATTCTCGTTCGACATGGCGGCGGGCAACCAAAGTGACGGAGTTCTGGATCGCCTTTGAGATTTTTTGTCCGCAATCCCGTCTTTTCGTCAAACTGCCATTTCTGACAAACACCACAATCTCGGTCTGCGACTTTCTGATTCAGAATCAGGAGTTCGAGACCGTATCGGAGTTTTTTAGCTGCGCCTCATCGGATGGCTTTTTCTCTTCACCGGGAATCGGGTCGCTGACCTGTCGGCCGCGGATGATACTGTCGATCGCTTGGAAAACCAGTTCGTTAATCCGATGCAGGGAATGCTCGGTAATGGGGACGACGCCTTTGCTATTTTTGATGTCCCACGAAACCAGCTTGCTGATAATCAACTGACAAGAAATCTTGTCGGCCTTTTCTCTCGCCTCGGTGTTTGTGTACTGGTCCGCCAATGCCACGGCCATTGCGGCATCGTGTTTCAGCAGTTCCAGTCGTGTGCATGGACGGTAAGAGAACCGAACGGCGTCATAGAGAATCTCGCCGTTTTTCTCCTTTGGGGCTGCCGCCAAATATCCATCATTCCGCGTAAACCCGTCTTCGATGTAAGTCGCCATCTCAATTTTTCTTTCTTTTTGATTTTCCGAACACTACAATGAATGTTGCCACTCACACAAAAGGGCCAATCTATGGGAATGAAATTCCACAAGTTTCATCTTGAAGCCGATGCAACTGGTTTACCACCAGACTTTTGCGTCGAACTCAATAAAATCGTCGCCAGCGAGTCATCAACGCCGATCGAACGTCTTCTTGCCATGCATCTGGTTCGTTTGGCCGACAGCTACCGCGATTTGGTGCATGCCCTGGGTAACGGGACCGTCACGGCATATGTGCCGGAATCCGGTGTCGAAATTGTCGACGATGACGATTTCGATGGACGCCAATCGAAATAGCGTCGGTTCAATCCACATTGAGGAGTCCGCAGCGGCGTCTTGTCCGTTGGGACCGGGATTAAGCGTTGGTTGTGATCATTTCTTTTGTGGTCGAAATTCCATAAGCCTGATAGTTCAACGGCTGACGTAGGTGATCGCGGCCTGGAACGATAACCGTCTCGCTGGTTGCGGCCAAGGCTCCGAACGTGAACGTGATCGAATTCGAACCGTTGGTGAATGCGAGCGAAGCCGTGATCGGCGCTCCGATGGTCGGACCCGTCTGGTTGAGCGTCAAGAGGCCGGCTTCAGTTGCCGTGTATTTCGTTTCAATACTCAACATGATGACTCGGTCTGTCGGTTCCAGATCCGTGGCAGTCTGACCCATCATGTAAGTCGGTTTGATCTTGTTGTCGATTGACAACGCGAATCGATCGATTGCATAGGCCACGCCGTCAATCGTGACGCCACTGCCGAGATCGTACATCACATAACCGGCCGTCGTCAGATCTGTCGCACTGGCGGCGGCTCCGCCTGTCATGGTGCAGGTCTTGCCAATGAAATCGAGATCCAGATCCAGCTTCTCACCCGGAGCGCAACTGAACGTGCCTTTCGTGAATCGGCCGAGAAATGTTGCTGTTGCGGCTGGCGTATTGGTGACGACCGTCACGTCCTGCATTGCATCTGTCAGCGTCAATGCCGATGCTGAGTTCAACAGGAACTTCAGAATCTCTCCCAGTTCAACGGGAGTCGGTTGCAACTTCAGTGCGCCGGCAACCGAGATATTTCCCTGCCGGAGTCGTTCACTGGGTCGCGTGCGAGTTCCGCGTAGACTTTCATCATTGATGACGGGACGAGTTTCTTTGATGCTGTGAGACAGGAACGCGATCGGATTCGATCCGACGCTCACGCCACATGCATAGCCCATTGATTCGGTCATGGCCGAGACTCCCTAACAATGCCGCATCATCTGTGCGGCGATTCAAAATCCGTTTTGTTGCCAATCAATTACTGAGCGGCTTTTTCGCCCGTTGTCGTGACTTCGGCCTGCTCACCGGTATCCGGTTGATCGGCCGACTTCCCATCGTCTGATTCGGTATGCGGCGGCTTGATCGGTTTCGTATCGCCATCAGGCTTGGATTCTTGTTTTGGCGGTTCACTCGATGACTTCACCGGCATCGCAGGTGGATGCTCCGGATCTTCCCATGAATGAGCATAGGCAACCGCAGCCTCTGCCGAATCAAATGGCCCTTGCGTGATCTTCCTTATTGTCACCGGCGATGGCGTCCCCTCGGGTGATCCGGCTGGAACTTCGCCTGTCTCGGTGATTTCGCGGCTGACGCTCGACTGATAGCCATCGGGAGCGGTTTCGCAGACTTCTGCGGTCACAGAACAACCGTTGATTTCCAGTGGCTGGTGAGGCGGAATCGGCGGCGGCTTCTCGGCGTCCTTCCACGACTTCGCGTAGTCAATCGCTTCCTGATGTGAATAGAACGGCCCCTTTGTGACCGATGGCGTTCCTTCGGCAGCCTGTTCGACGGGATCAGAATGGCCAACCCAGCGGGTTGCCATGAGCGTAAACCCCTCGACGCCATCTGGATTCCACTTGGCCACAACATGGCAGGCGTCGATATGCATGATCAGAGTCCCTTCCCATCAATCGCATCTAAAACGACTGCCTGCGCCGCGTCAGCTATTGTGCCAACAATCGCATCCACATGATCCGTATTAATACCAATAAACTCACGTTTTGGCAAATTGATAGTGTCGCCAGGATGCTTCGTTTGCCCTCTTTTGCCGATCAGGAATTCCTCAACAGTGAACTTGCCGCCAATCTCATGCTGCCATGCGTAAGGGACCGATGTTCCCCAGATCAATGATTTTGCCGAAATGTCTTCAATGTGTTCGCTACTGGTTCCAATCACAGACTCTTTCAACCGGCCCGTATCGTCCAGAGTCTTGTGATCCGCCGATGCTCCCGGACGCTTAAAATACCACGGCGTCCATTTTTCACCGCTCGGTCCCGTTTCGTCGGCGAAGTATTCAGCATGAATCACTCGCAAATAGTCGGCGGTCCCTTTCATCTCGCTGGAATAATCAGCCTGTTCTAAAGCCGTCTGGACCCTGCCAACCATTGATTCCAGATCGTCTAAGGAGTTCCCCACGGCGTCTCCCTCGGTTCTTGGAACTTCGCTTGAACGATCATGGATGACATGAATGCTACCCTGTCGTAACGAATCCCAGGAGCGACGATATTGCCCGGTTTGACGACCAGATTCCAGTTTTGCGTCAATCCCGGAATGCGACGGTTATTCAGGTTGCGACGGATGCATTGTCGCCAACCAAGCCGTTGTTCGAATGCTGCTAGGAATCCGTCACCTGTCACGACTTTTCCGAAGATGATCACGGTTGTCGGATAGAAAACGGAATCCTTATCAACTGGCGTTTTCGGATCGGAATTCAGATCCTCAGTTCCCCACGGCGCAATCGAGATAAACGGCAACGTCAGCGGTGCGATTTGTGCGTCTTGGTATTCAGGAATTTCCTGAATCAACGAACCCATGATGCCCGGCAATTCCAGACCATCCACGATGGACTTGATGAAAGTCATCGTATCAAAATGATTGGAAATCCCGGCCATGATCAGGTTTACTCATCCAGATTTTGAACATCGGTGTCAGCCGATTTTTTGACAGAATTGGCCTTAAACGTCGCTCGCTTGGGAATCTCCGATTGGATGAACTTCATCACGTCATCCATATCAACAGTCGACAGACCGGACATCACGTCGGACAGATCTTGAATGGCCATGTCCAATTCGGAACCGACAACCAATCCGCCGGTATCTTCGAGTTCTTGCGTTGTGACAGCCGATTTGGATTCGCTTTCCTTGCGGCCTTCCTCGCTTCGGCGGGTCATTTCCGCTTGACCGAGATCTCGCCGACCAGCCGCCGCGGCCATCGCATCCGCTTCTTTTTTCGAGACACCTTCTTTGTCCTGAATCGATTGCGACACTTCCGCGAAACTTTTGATTTCGTCGGGGGTCATGCACTTGATGCGGCCCCCTCGGACCATTGGTAATGCGATTGATTTGAACATTATTGGATCACCAATTTGCAGACGCATTCCCAAACAGTCAGAACCGTTTTGACTGTCGTCCCCGCCGCGGTCACGTTGTAGGTTTGTCCGTTGAAGACAATGAGATCGCCGGTTCGAATCTGATAGTTTGTCGCACCCGTTGGGTTCAATCCTTCCGCCGGAACTTTGACCAATGTCTGATCGGCCTGGACATTCATTTGACCATAACGTTGCAATCCGCTCTTGATCGGTTTAATCCAGCAACCCTCAACTGTTACCGTGACTGTGATTGACGAATTGTTCGGGTTCATCGTGATCGTGGCGGGTCCCCGTTCTGGGATCACCAGACCTCGAATCGCCGTTGCCATCGCTCTTGTGAACAAGTTTCACCATTCACACTACGGGAACTTTTCGACCAGCAATAATTCGTTCCACTGAACCGATCAGCGAAGTCAAATCGTTTGGATTGATCATTGAGACCGAGCCATCCTCATACGATGCCGATTGGAATGCCCCGCCTGTTGGAATCCCGGCCACTGCTCGAATGATGGCCATTGCCGCGGCATACTGAATATCCATCGGAACTGGCGCAAATCCTGCCGTATAAATCACCAGAATGTTGCCCCGAGGCGGACTCGGTTGCATCGCCACTTTTCCCGGCGACCAGACATGGTTGTTCTGCCAGACGAAGTTGATTCGCTTCAATTGGCCAGTCGAGCCAATGCCCCTTTCGCCGGCCAGGATGCAATAGTCTGATCCGGCAACCAGATCTTTCGACGGATCGAATGATCCTGCCGTTTGTCCGAAGTTCCCATCGTCATCAAAATTGACGCGGGATACGGAAATGACTGGCCAGTTCGAAAGTTGCAGAACCGAACTATTGTCACCCGTCAGATATTCGGTGTAGGTCTTTTTCCAGATCGTGCGGTGCAATACCTGTTCGATGTGCGCCGACGTGCCGGCGATCAACGATTCAAGTTGCGTGTCAGTCGCGTTCAGAGTCGGACCAGCCAGACCCTTCACGTAGTCAACGGTCGTCAAGCTCATAGGAGTTCAGATCCTCCCTCAATTGAGCGTTGACGCACCCGGACGGGACGGAGCGGACACCGCGGGTTTTTCAGCCGGCGGCGTTTCGGACGGAGCCGATTCAGCCGCGGCCTTCATTGCGTCGGCGCTGGACTTCAGATCTTCGCTCGCCGTAACAACGGCCTGATGATCTGCCGGCTTAGATGGCTCGATCGTCACGGGGACTTCCGGAACTTCGATTGTGGCTTTCATCGCCACTTTCAAGGCGTCCGCTTTGGCCTTCAGGTCTTCGCTGACGGACACAACCGCTTGATGAGGCGAGACGTCTTGAAGAGTCGTTGTCGGCTTTTCCGCATCCTGCACAGCGATCGCAGCGGCTTCCCATGACAAACGCACAATTGACGGCAACGCGGGGTTGTTTCTCACAATCCCATTGTCGTCTGTGACCGACCAAGCGGGATGCCCGAACTGACTCATCTGAGCGCCGTCGTGAACGGCACACCATGCCTCATAGGCGATTTGACCGAGTGACTTTGGAGGCGGAACGACAACCGCATCGGCCTCGGATTTCACTTCAACCATGATCAACTCGCTTTGCAGGATTTCCTCTTGGTCAATTCAACGCCATCAGACCGGAATCAACCGATCAGTTCGAGGCCGCGGCTTTGGTTTCCGCGGCTTGTTCGTCGACTTCCTGTTGAGCCTTTTTCAATCGTTCGGCCCGCGTCAACACGCCGGGAAACAATTGTTCGGCTTGGTTGATCATCGGCCGCGTCCATTTCCGCTTCGGATACAGAACGGTGTCCGATGACGCCTTGCCCCAGTCGGTCCGATCCAGCTTCGACAGATCGTCCATCGTTTCCAAGATGTCTTCGATCTTGCCGTATTTTTGGGACACCATATTGGTCGGATGGGTTTCCGGCAGATTGGGCGCATGGGCAATGTCGAAGACGTCGATTTTTGGTGGCAGAATCAGCGTGTCGTTTTGAAACTGCCCTTCCGCCTTCTCGAACGCCGCCGCGTAGACGAAGCATTGCATCGCCAAGCCTTCGGGACTCGTCGTGCCGCCGTGATGAGCGATGGTGGCCGTGAAGATGTCGCGAGCGTGACTAATGGTCTTGCCCTTGGACGGCTTCTTGCCTTTACCCCTTGGTGATTCATCGCTGTCGACAACTGCGGTTTCGTTCTCGGCCATAATGGAACCTTCGCAAATTCGAGCAAGAGAGAAGCGGGCTGAAACCAATCAGCCCGCGTATTTTCAACTAGCCAACTGACGATTAAGCCAGCAGGTTCGGACAGATTGACTGAGCGTACTTGAGGCCGGCAGCGATATAGAAACCGCAACCCAATTGAGCGCCTGCCGAACCCGTGTCAGGAATCGACATTTGCACGTAGTTGTAATTGTTGTTGACGTCCAGCATGTGTGCACCGACTTCAACGGCAATCACTGCCTGACTCGCCGCGGACGTTGGCGTATACGTCCCGGCAGCGGCCTGGGTGATGATCGTCCATTGATTGGTCGATGCGATCGCACCAATCTTTTGTCGGATTCGCGTGAAGTTCAGCGCCTTGGGAGTTCCGCCCGAACTCGTCAGGGCCTGCTTCAGCGTGAAGACCGGATCGTCGCTCGCCGTGCCAGCCGCCTTGAACAGGACGCAGACCAGACGCTCGATGAACTTCATATTGATCCACTGGCCGTTGTTCGCCCCCGTTTCCATATCGATCGGCACGAATGCCGGAACGATATCGTTGTATTCGAGGAATTCGGCGTTCTGGGCTGCAATCATGGTTTTCTTTCCGTTGCGGTTAAACCGCCGACTGAGACTGAGATTCTTCCACAACCAAAAGAACTATGGACGGCTAGCCAAGGTGACGAATGACGATTGGGTGTTCGTTCCGTTGGCTGGGGTGATCGGGCTGTTTTCCCACGGCATCGCGTTCATACGCATCGTGAACCGCAACGCCATTTCGTCGGTCAAGAACGCGACGTGCATTGACGTGGCCTGTTCGATTCCGCCTTTGCTGATCGACAACACTTGGCTGAGATCGGCCAGCGTGATATCGCCTTGAGTCCCCAGCGTTTTGGCGAATTCGATCGGTTCGACGGGTCGACCGCCGAGCGTACCGTATGGCAGACCAGCCAGCCCGGTTGGCGGTTGGTAGACCAGTTGGCCGGAATAGGTTCCGGTTGCCAAGGTGAGTTGCATCAACTGCTGAATCGTGTCTTGGTTCACGAACCACGATGCATTCTGCATGTATGGTGCGAACAGCCGATTCTGCATCTTGATGATGTTCTGAGCGACGATGGTCGTATCGGCCTGACCGCTTTCCTTGGCGATTGCCAGCAGCGACAGGGCATTCTGGATTCCCAGCGGTTTGCCGACGTTATTGCCGTTGAAGATGGCATCAGCAATCAGCCAAGCGAATTCCTCGGACGCCTTCCGCATCACGTATTGTTCGAGCGCGATGGAATTGTCATTGATCAATTCGTCGGTCAGATAGACCAGCACTTGCAGTTTCTGCAAACGCAGATTGATCTGACGGACGGTTGGCTTGGATGGCAAATAAGTTCCACCTTCACCCACCCAATTGCCTTGGATACCCCCGGCTCGACTGCCGGTGACGCGGCTGGTTTCGGCATTCGCCAGAAACGCCATGTTGTTCCCGGTGACGGTATAGCCGTCCGTGCGGGAAAGGATGTTGTTGCTGTAAAGATGCTCGTGAATCTTCAGGTTGAATTCGGGAATCACACCGAATCCGCCGTCAGACGCGATGCCTTCCGACATTCCCAATGCCTTCATTTGGGAATCGTATTCCTTCATGTGGGCATACATGTTGTCGCGGAACTTGGCGGTCCCTTCGCCGTCCTTTTGCATCCCCTGGCGAATCCAGTCGGAGATCGATTTGAATGTGCTGACCTGACGGCCGGCCGGGCGATAGCCGATCGATTTCAGAATCGACATCGACTTTTTCATGGAACCACGAGACGGACTCGCCTGCGGAACACGGCCTTGATAGCCGGAAAGCATCGTCAGTTCCGGTGAATCCGCACCGGCTTCTTCCCACCAGCCTTCAGCGCCATTGTCGCGCGAACCGTGGGCATGAATGGACGGAGTCGCTTCGACTTTGTCTTGCAACGACTTCAACGCCGATTCAGCCTTTTCAGCTCGCTGAATTGCGGTTTTGCTCATTTCGAGAAGTTCGGCAGATGTGGGAGCGGGCATGTTGAATCAACCTTCCTGGGGATCGTGGGCTTACTGAAACCATCCTGGCCATTCGGCCACAATCAAAAACAAAACGCTCGACTTAAGATTTTGCGGGACTGAGTTTCGCCATCAGTTCTTCGGCTTCCTTCAACTGCTCGGCAGTCAATTCAGGTTCCGAATTGGCGGACTTGGATTTCAATTGTGATTTGTGCAGCGATTCTGATTCTGATTCCAGACGTTCAAGGAACTTGACATCGCTGTTGATGATTCGCTTTTGGTCTGGAGTGATGTTGGCCTCGGACAGCAGTGATTTGAGGCGATATGTGACGCCGCCCACGGATCGTTGATGCGAGACCGACAGAGCCAAGAACGACTTCATCGCGGAGTCATCGCCGCCTTCATCGTCACCGCCTTCATCATCCATGTCGTCCGACTTCAGGTCGGATTTCATTTTCGGATAGTGTTTGGCGTGCGAACCTTCGAGCGATTTCAGATGAGACCGCAATTCGCCGCACATGTCGGTCGCGTCTTTCTTGACGCCTTCATGTTCGAGCATGGGTCCGGTGCAGGATTCCGCCGCTTTACAAACGTCCTTGATGCCTTGATGCATCGACTTCAGGATCTGGCTGCCGAGTGGGCGCTGGCTTGGGTCCATGCTTTCAGGTTCCGGCGTTGGTCCGTCTGCATCGCCCGTCGCGACTTCATCAGCAGGCTTCGTTTCGGCGTCTTTTTCCTTGCCATCCGCGTCGGCTGATTTTTTGGCTGACAATTTGGCTTGCTCCGCTGCGGTCACATCTTTTGTTTCGCCGTCGTCATCCATGTCGTTTGGCATTCGCATTTTTGACTTCCATCCGATTCCGGGTTTCGATTGACGCGGCACACAAGCGGACAAGGATTTGAAAATTGGTTCGAGAATTGGCCGACCGTCGAGTCTGTTTCGATCAAGGCATTTGCGAACAGCCGTCATGTTGACGCCCATACGGCACCAACTGATCTCTTCGAGTAAACACCGATCAACGATGTTGACCCACTGACCTGACTTCAAAACTTGTCGAGGAGTGACGAGAGGCTTTTCCCTAACGCTGACGGACCGGATAATTCCTTCATCGATCAGTTGAAAAATCTGGACTGCGGCAGGGTAGCTTTGCGAGAAGTAGGAACCGGCTGTGACTTCCGTTTCGCTGATCTGCAAATCAAGTCGACCGTCAGGCCCTTCCGCGCTGGCGATTGGCAACGGGATGGCCGGATCTAATCCGTGTTCCCAAAGCCAAACTGGATTCAATTCGTAGCGACTGAGATCAAACCCTCTTGGTTGCAGGATATCGCCGACATCGTCGGGATTTGTGTTGCTAACAACGGCTTGAACATACATCCGGGTCGGGTCAATCGAAGATCTCGTAAGAACTCTGTCTAGGGCGAGAGCATCTTGACCGTCGCTGGACTTCAGTCTGTAGAACCGTCCTGCACCTCGGTACTCATCAAATGCATTCAGCGAGTCGATAAGGTTTGGTGCAAGACTGCTCATGCCGGACGATTAGAGAATCACGGCAGAGTTCTGAGAATATCGAAGCGAATCGATTCTTACTGTAACGAAACTTTTTTGCGTCGATCGCGTCTCGTCATCAGAACGAGCGGATCAACTTCAGTCGGCATCGAATAGCGACACTTAGGACAGTATCGATACTGAATCGTGATGCCGTCAGCTCGTTTTTGTGTCGACCCTTGAAGACAGGCGACAGAGCATTTTGGACAGATGGGAGCTTCCGGCAGTCGACGCCACCGGATTCGTTGCAGGCGCTTGGCCTGACGGCTTGTGTCTTCCTTGACCAACATGGCGTTCCTCGCACGGGCGATTACTTGGGAGTAGAACGTAACCAGTTTGGCTTATTCTGGTTGAGGAATCAACAGCAAGCTGTTTTCAATGCGAAGACTGGCTTTTCTATTCGCTTATAGTTTTTTCTAGTTGATTTTCCTAAATCATCTGTCTAGGATGCTCGCAACGCAGTGGTGACAGCCTGCAATTGGTTTTAATTTGATGTTCGTTTGGCCCGCTTTCGACCGCTGTCACCGGTTGGAGGCGGGTCTTTTTCGTGGCACGGCAGGCGTGTCCGGGCGAGTCAAGGACCGGACTGGTACGGAAAGTTCCGACCGGCAATGGCACGGCAGGCATTTAATAGTCATCACCGGTTTATGAACCGATTTTCGGCGATGACTTTTCAAAACAATCGCAGGTCTGCGAGAATCGATTTGCGACGATATTCCATCGCTTTCATGATCAAGAATCGCTCTGGATCGAAAATGTCAAACCGACGTAGCCACCGATTGATCAGCCGTTCTTCCCACTCGGGACCGCCGATTATCTCGTTGGCGCGAGCGTACTGCGCCAATCTCACCAGATGCCCAGAATTCTGCTTTGTGATCTTGTGGTAATAGATCACGGCTGACTGAATCTTGTCGACCGTTAGCGCATTGATGTTCGCCACGTGGATCAGTTTGACGGGAGGGATGAGCCACTTTTCGCCAGTAATGATCTGGTCCCAGACTGACCTGGGAGCGATGCCGCGATAAGGCTTGGCGGTTTTGTAGACGTATGCTGTTCGATGACTGGCCATCAGTCTGGCCGCGAAACAGGCCGCGATTGTCGGACAGACGCAGAGCCTGGGTGTCGGCGGTTCTTTCTTCGCCATGTCGCTTGGCGTTCGTAGGATTGGCTGGAACTCGTTGCCGAGCCATTGGCTCGAAACATGGTAGAAGTGTTTCGGTCGCATTTTGGATCTCGCTCAGTGTTTTCCTTGGATCTTCTGAATGAATTCGTGCCAAGCCAATTCCATCGTTGTGAATTCCGCCGGTCGAGTTGTCCATTCAAATCCGTGGCCGTCCCACGCCTGGCGATTAGTACCGAATCGACTGGGTTGACCGCCCCAGATAACCCAGCATCCATTCTCAAGTCGCTCACACAGGACGCCGCCGTGTTCCTCACGGAATGCGTACAGTTCTGGACGCGGAAATTCAGGACTTTCTTTTTTCGTTTGTTTTTTCATTTCTGTACCAACAATCAAAATTCCAGATCACGAATGCGCCCAGGATCACCAATAATGTCAGCAACGCGATTACCGCCCAATCCATTACCTTGATGGCCATGTCGAGGTTTTCTTGATCGATCATCGAATCGCCTCAAATTTCCCACACCAGCAATCGTTGTAAGTTCTAGGAAATCGTCCCTTGTTAACGCAGAAGTCGTCAATCTCAACAGGAATCCCCGCTTGTTCAGACGATTGCCTATTGGCAGCGATAGAAATCACGCCAATGATTTTTGGCGGATTAATGCGACACTCCCCGCTTTCTCCGTCAGCAGCCGGTTCGTCCCCTAATTCAATTCTCTTCCAAAATCGGCATTCGTCGCATCTCATTGGATGAGCCCTAGTTCGATCAACTTCAGATAGCACTTCAACGTCGCGGCAACATCTCCAGACGAGTTGTGACCTTCAAACTTCTCACCGAACAACTTGAAGTACAGTTCCTCCAGCTTTGGCCATTTGTTGCCGTAAGGTCCTGGGATGCGGCAGTAGTTCGTTGTCGACTTCATCGTGCAAAGAAATTGCTTGTCCTTGAAGATGTCTGGCATCTGGACGCGGATCAGTTCGGCCCAAATGACTTTCAGATCGAATTCCGTGTTGTGGCAGATCACTCGATCAGCTTTTGCAACGTCCGCCGCAAGGGACGTCAGGACGTCCCTGATAGGTTCGCCTTTTACCTCGGCTTCCTCATGGGTGATCTTGTGAATGTCCAGAGCTTTGAGAGTCGATCGCCAGCCGTCTGGTTTGATGACGTGATAGTGCGAGACATCCCAATCGCCAGCGTGAATGTGCCATGCGATCGTTACGATTCGCGGCCAGTTGTCGACGGCTGATGGAGGAGCCCTGTAGGGGAAGATCCGAAGTTTCAGTATCCACGATGATGAAGTTCATGATTGATCCTCGGGAGGTTTTTCATAGGCCATCTTTTTCCACTTGCCAACGAATGCGGTGATCGGCCGGTAGTCGCCACGGGCACACAGATCGCGAGCAATCATCTTCGGCAGATTGCCTCCGTCAGAAGAGACTTCGAACGGCAATCCATCGTAGTAACCGATCATTGGTTTCTTTCCCGCGAACAACCAGAGACCGTAAGAATCGGGCTTGTCGAGCCATTCAGCCGGCTTTGTCGATTCTTTCTTTTCCCGCATGTAGAAACACAAAGCCGTAGCTCCGACTTGCGGAAATTGCATCTGAATAAGCTGCCAGCCGTCGTTGCTTCGTGAGTTCAAGTAGTCGACCGAGTCCGCCTCTCCGGTAACAACTTCGACTTTGTATTCCCACTTCTGCACGATGAGTTCCTTCAGCAACCGAGTTCAATGCAATCAAAGCCTGATGGTTCGAACCGCTTCGGGTATCGCAGTCCTTTTTCACGGATAAAGATCTTGACGTCCGAAATCCAGAATCGGATTTGCTCCTCTTGATTTCGGAATCCTTCGAGCTTCCCTTTCTCAAACCATCGCTTGATCGTCTGATTGGTCACTCGGCAGAGTTTGGCCACTTCTTTGACGGTGAGAGTGTTCATTGCGGTTCAGCCTTTGCCATTTCTTCGGGGTGCATTGCAGTGTACGGCTGGTCGTATTGACGGCCTGTTTCGAAGTCAATGCTGCCGAATCGTCCCCACGCTGACGCAAGAGGATCTCCTGGATCATCAAGAATTCGCCCGAGTCCTCCGTTGGGATGGAACTCATCGGCGTCTCTTGCTTGATGCTCTGGCCAATGCTGCAATCGTTCACGCTTGATGATTTCCACCAGACGCCGGCGAGCCAATCTCACGAGCGGCAGATCATGCTGATAGAACTTGCCGCGTTCGACTTTGACAATCCTCAGTATCGACATGGCGATGTTGATTTCACTCAACAATCGTTCCCGGCCTTCCGCCGCTTGGAGAGTGTTCCACTCGGAGCCGTCCGCCGCTTGCCATTTCTGAATCAGTACAGCCATTTCACGGACCTTTTCCAAATGCCAGTTTTGTAATCAGCACATCTACGGCGTCGAATTCCGCTTTCTTGCGAGCCAGTAGAATCTCATTGGTCGAGATCACAAACGCGGCCCGGCGTGAATCTCGTTCCGCGGGAAACGCCGTTCTGGCTGACTTCAGGGCATCGGTCGCATCTCGACACCACATCCATGCGACCCGCTGATCATGAGACGAGACGGCATTCGTCAGCTCACGCCTTTTCGCCCAACAGTCTTCAATCAGTTCACGATATTTGACGAGTGAGATCCGCGGCATGATTGATCCTTGTGTGGCTTCGAGATGAACGAACTCCGAACAGCGGCGACATTTTCAAACGTCACGACGCATCCGTTGAGACTGACCACATGAGCGCCCATTGACTTCACCAGTCCAGTCGCTTCTGAGAATGACCGGCATCGATCGACGATCACGCCTGGACACATCCTGTCGACCAGCATGAACGGATAGTTGCGGTGGAATTCCATTTCTTCGGGGAGCATTCATTGACCTTTGTGAGTGAGATTAATCGAATCAAGCGAGCTTCAAACGCTTTTCGCCGTACCAATCTCGTTCGTCCGGTTCGTCATCGGTCCCGAACAGAACCACGCAGTATCGGAATCCGAGAACCGAATCAAATTCGATTTCGGCGACTGGACAGACTTGACCGTTAGGAAGCTTCACTTCGTCACCAACGCAGAATTTTGGCTCGGCTTGAGTCGTGATCATGATTCAGATCTCCGTTGTTTTTAAGAGGCGATTCCGTCAGTTGGTTACTGTCAACTGAGTCGCGATGGCCTGATCCTAATCTTGGATCGGCATTCTGTCAACGGAAATCTATAAGATTTCTGTAAATCCCGATTCGGCCTGCTCAAAAGTCAAGCTTTTCCATCAGTTCATCAACGGCCAGCAGATTGCATCCGGGGAATGCTCTTGAGAACACGTCGCGGAATTGCCGCTGGCGCTCGGCTTGGCGTTCTCGTTCCTGTAGGCAGAATTCCAGGGATCTTGCGGCCCCATAGGATACTGACGTGCCCGGTCTTGTTTGGTTGTGGATCTTGAGATGCGGATAGATTTGGTTGAGGATTGTCATGCGGTTGCATTCCGGCATATCGAGACAACATCTTCTCTCAATACAGACTGAATGTCGTCAAAAGTAAAAATACCGTGTTCAGCCAGTGCCGAGATAGCCGCGTCTGCTTGAATTTTTGTTTCGAATCTCAGGGCGCGTTTTTTCTTTTCAGAATCAGCAAGTAGCACCCCTTCTCTAATCTCAATTGCTCATCCATTGATAATTTCTCCGGTCTCTTCGTTTTCTCCCGCAAACACTGACTTGATCATTGATCTTCCTTTTTAAGAATCCCTTTGAATGCCAGTATCTCGAACGCGAAACACATACTTGTCATCGCCAACGTGGTGATACGCAACTGGATCGATTCCAGTGTGGCCACCTGTGAGGAAGTCATGCTCTCCGCTAGTGACTTTCCTTCGACCCTCATTAACGGCGGCGTCAGGATGGGTTGATTCCAATTCGTACGACGAAAGGCCATGGTGATGAAATAGAGCCCACTTGCCGCTTGTTGGATCTTTGCGCATATCCAATCCCAGTTCTTCATCAATCCATTCAGCGACGGCTTGTTTTGCCTCTGGAGTGTCGTTGATCTCCCAGCCTTCTTCTGTTTCGTGCGTATTGTCGTCACCGATGGCGTTGATTATGTCGTAGACGTCTTTCCCTTCTTCCGCCATTTTGTTATCGACTTCCGGATTGTCGAGCGGCGAATCAGTGTAGATTCCGCCCCATGCTGACCATCCTCGCTTGAGATCTGCGTCAGGGTTAGATGTTCTCCTCAGGACATACTTATCATTTGCGGATGGGTCATGATCTGATCCCCCTGACATCCACCTGCCATCCTTTGCCCTTGGCTCGTTCGGATTGAACGATTTGAACGCTGTCAGATCGTCGATCTCGATTTCATTCTTTCGGCAGTGTGCCCGCCACTCGGGAGCGTTTGCGGCTGTTCGATACCATGCGTTGAGATCGAATGATTCGCGATGAAGTGATAGGCTTTTGTAATCGGAATCTTCCAACATTCGGCCAACGGCTTCCTTGACTGGCACATTGACATATTCCACATAGCAACGGTCGTTTGGATGACAGGGCGGACCTTCGCTGAGTCGCCACGGCCAATCTTTCCGCTTCACTCGATTCACGGATCGGCACAATGGACAAACTTTTTCATCCGGAACACCTGGGGATGATTCCTGAACTCGCCACAGATCATCCGTCGATAGTCCGACTGTCGCGTCAACCGCCGATTCTGCCCCGGCATGTTGCGCCCGCGTTGTCTCGTCGACAGCCACCACGGCAATGCGATGCGGCCCGAATACCTTATCGACGAGTTTACTGATTTCTTCCTTGGTCGGCAGTTTAACGCCTTCATCGACTTTCGGCCGTGCGGCTTCCCTGGCTTCCTCAACCGTCCGTTCCTGAACTGGCTCTGATTCATTCAGCTTGTCGAATCCGGTTTGTAGGATCGATCGAGATGAATCAACCCAATACTTTGAGAAGTCGATCGCTCGCTTGTGCGCCCACCCATAGGCTGCGAGGTTCGCTGCTGTGCCACTCCAGCCGTGATACAGGGCCGATTCGTCGAAGATCAGCAACAGGATCGCATACAGCTCGTTATCGACTTCCCGTTGCATCTGTTCGTAGAAATCTTCGGGGACGTTTCGTAGATCTGGTGGATTGCCGAGCAACTTCCTGAATTGCCTCATGTGCCTTCTGGCGACCTTGCCGAACCGTTTCGCGAATCTCGCTTCCAAATCGTCCCGATTGGGCAGTTCCATGATTGATTCCTTTGGCCGGAATCTAACAGGTCTGATTTGGCCTTGGAATCGGAATCACACCAGACCGTAGATCGCGGCCCTGACTTCCAGCACGTCTCTGACTCGTTCTTTCAGCAACGGCAGATTCATTAATCGCAGCAACGCGATGATCTGTTTCGGAATTAAATCAGCGGCAATTCGGCAATCATGCGACCCCGGAACATCCCCGGTTTCGAGTAGAAAGACGTCGCAAGTTCCCGGCTTTGGTTCTTCATCGTCCAGTGACGTGTCAAACAACAGGTAGAAATCAATCGAAATGCCGTCCAGAATGTACCATTCCTGACTTGAATTCGGATGACGGCAACGGCAACCGATGTCATGAAGCAACTGTTTCATTTCGTCTTGTTCAGACATTGGACCGCCTTTCATTTGATCTTGGCCTTTGGACCACACTTCGGACATAGGCAAACTTCTCTCTTGCGATAATTTTTGATTGTCCACCCGCATCTGGCAGCATGCTGCTTGGCTGACTCTACTGTTGTTCCAGTGAATGAACTCTGCGACGGACCTTTTGGATTCACATGATTTTGTGCATCACAGAACAATTGCATCTCATAAAAACTGATAATCATAATTCAGTTCTTTCTCAGATCTTCCTCGCGGATTCGCTTGAATTCGTCCATCATCGCCATAGCCCCAGCAGAGACCATCTTTTGGATTGAACCGTCATCACGCATGCGGTCTTTTGTCGGCCCGTCAAGATGCTGGTTTAATCGAATCATCAGCATCGCCACGGTATTGAACAATCCAAATTCGGCATCGACGGTGCTTGGCTTTTCTATGTCGATGGTGTCGGCAATATCAAACAGGAACATCACGCCGAGTTCGTAGTGACGTTTTTCTTCTGCCCTGACTGATTCTTGTTCTTCAGGCGACATTCACTCTTCCTCGTCAGAAGCAACGCCAAGAACATTCTCACGAAAGAATGCGATTGCCGATTGGATCTCGCCCAGGTGATCAATCGATGCCTTGATGACTTCCCGTTTGAGTTCTGGCAATCGCTCGAACAGTTCCGTCAATTCGTGATGATCCAGTTCGTGCAATCCATGATCGTCCTCACCATCGCGGATAATGAGTTGATGGCCTTCACCATGTTTCGACACGAGACCGAGCCGCTTTCCATTTTCGACGTCAGGATCGACATCAATCCAAACATCTTCCGGCGTCCGGAACTCATACAATCGGCCGATGTAGGTATTGACCAAATTAGCCAAGGTTGCCCTCGCTTCATTCAGTGTTTTGGCCAGCTTTGCCTCGTTCTGATTGCGATACTGGTGATCGACCTTTTCAGAACGCATGAAGAACAAAAGACCTCGCATCGTCATCTCCGAATAGAATGCGGTTGTGTTCCATTAAGTATCGATCGCAGAACCAAACAGCTATCGCGTTTCAGCCGGCGTGTTCCATTTCTGAAACTCCGGCGATTCTAAAATCTCGTAGTCGCTTCGATCGTCGTCGGGATTCTCGTAGCGCCAAACTGCCATCATCCGGCTGAATCCCTCGTAGCATGCGCATGTCGCTCCATCCGCCTGAACGATGGCGTCATATTCATCGGCCGTCATGAATGTTGGCTTCTCTGGCATCGATTTCCCCTCCCAGGTCGGGACATGAATTCAAGACTTACGTTTGTCGCGATGGTCGGCCCTCTGGCATTCGCTGCTGCAATGCCTGGCGTCTTTCCTTTTGCGACGACGCTTGTGGCACTTCTCGCCGCGCATACACCCATAACACCAATCAATAGGGTCGATTGGCGCTCCACAGTAGTCGCATCGGCGAATTTCGTTTTCCATAGCGGGTGCCTGATTAGTTCCGTCATTCCTCCATCAGCCTCAGCATTCGAGCCACGTCTAACGCCGAGCATTTAAATCCGTGCCGTCGAATAATTTCGTCAGCGTCGGGAGAGGCGATGCCCAAACAGCACGTGTTCCACCTGTCGAACGCCAGCAGAGCGATATTTTTGGATTTGTTGAACACGGCCAAGTTTCGATGGTCCTTGAATTTGTCGTATTGGACCAGAATCGCTGAGACGTTGTGCAGTCCAGTAGTCCCATGTTCGATGTCGACGTACACACCGCCGGTATTCGATTCGAGATATGGTCGAATGTCGTCTAATTTTTTCTCCAGCCATTTCGCTTTGTATCGATCTTTGCCATTGACTTCGACAATTTCCCAGCGGCGATAATTCAATGCTTCCTGCTCAGTGGCCTTCCCTGCTTTTGGCAACGGCGGAAGCCCCATGTCTTCCTCGATTGTGCGGCCAACGCCTTCACCGAAGACCACGCAGCACAATCCAAAAACACAAACAACACTCAACAGCTTTTTCATCAATCCTCCAATCAGAATGCGAAATTTACCGCTCAACATTTTCTCGCTCGTGCATGAATACGTCCGTCACCTTGATCGGAACGAAGAAACACGCATGCGTCGGCTCGCCATCCAGTCCATCGTTAGACGCGTGCGGGTCGTGGATCACGCAGAATCCATCCAGACCAATCGCTTCAGCCACAACGGCGTGCCGACCGGTAACGCACTCACGCGGCGAATTTCCAGTAATGATGCACGGCACGCGAACCGGTATCGGATAGATCGTCCCGCCTTCGCCGAATGTCACTTCCAGCAACTGGAGACCGAATTCGGCAGCAAGCCACAGTTGAACGGCGTCCCAATCCCACGACGCGCCGTCGGCACCTGACGGAACATTCTCGATCGAGCAGCCCAGGACGGACGCAAGACACGCCGAAAAGCAGTTCGTGGGCGTGGTTTGCTTCGGCATATTCGGAATGGATTTGATCATTCAGTTACCCTCTAAAACCGATCGCAGAACCAAACAGCTATCGTCTACGGATTCTTTGAAGCGACTTCATGCATCGGACGATGACCAGTCAACTGGCATACGCACGACCCAACAGTAAGCCCGTAGCCAAGGCCATACGGAACGAAGCGACGGCCGAACAATTTCTTGCAGTCGCCACATTGGTAGATGACTCGCTGCTCTCCCTGGACTGGCGTCATCGCCCTCCACAAGGTGCGAATCCTCTCCGCGTTCGATTTTCGAATATCGCATTTTTCCAACGCCGTGAGACTCATCGCTCTTCCCCTCCCAGGTCGGGACATGAATTCAAATTGGCCGTCTCTCCGGCCTGTCACGTCTCTGGGTCGATTATTGAAGTTCGCGACGTGCTCAATGGACTGATCCCTCACCACCACACGTATTCCGCCCAAGTGGCCGACGTTCGCACTCCCTTCATAGAACCTGATTAGTTGCGTCGTTACGGAAGACACGTCTTGCCCGGATCGAATCCGCCGGGCCAAATTGCCGTCCTATTCAGCCGCCCGGACGTTCCTCCCGAGAATCCGCCACTGCTGCAAGTTGCTGCGGCGACTATCGCCAAACCAATCATCAAGAACCCAAGTAATCGCACGACCCTTTTGTCATCCATTTAGCCTCTCCTCGAATACTTCGAAGCAACGACGGCGACCAGATCGACGGCCGTCGCAATTACCCCGAGGGCCACGCCTGCCAATGGGCAGATCAGAATCACGCCGAAGCCGAAGCTGTCTGTCCACGACGGATCAGATGAGTCAAAAAGACTGAAATACAGCCACGCCATGCAGCCCAAAAAACCGACTGCAAATGATCCCCAGAATGCCGCCAAAAAACGCATCAATCCTCCATTCACTTTCTCTGGATGCAGTCGGGACACTTGTCTTCAAACGCAAATCGGCTGTTTTCCATTGGCCGGCAATTCCAACCGAGTCGCTTTAGCCATTCCGTGAGAGAATCAAATCGAGCGATGATGGGCGACGTGCCGGTACGTAGTGCCTCAAATTCGTAGACTCGACCGCAGTCATCGCAGGTAATTCGGTCAACAACCTGTCTCACCGATCATTCCTCCTCACAGAATGCGAAATGTTCCGTCAAAACAGCCGTCAGAACTCAGTCATTACCCGCAGTTATTGGCCACCATCGCACCACAACAGCGACTTGTCGTCGGGATGCCGCGGCTGTTGATTAGACCCTCGGCACACTGCTCGGCACGGCCGGGGAAAGTCGTGGGTTGGAATCTTGCCGTCTTTCAACTCAGCGAATTTCTCCCCGCAATTCGGGCAGACACCGGCAATCACTTCAGCCTTTGGAGGACCATCTTTCATCATCTTCAAAAATCTCCTCGTTCCCAGATGCTGCCACAGCTCCAGCGACTCAGATTCAGTGCAGTTGTGCCACCGAACAAACTGGACGAAGTTGCACATCAATTAACCCTCAGTCGGAACTGTCCACGTTCCGAATCAATTGCTGGATGTTGCCTGTCTGGCCTCTTTCTCAATCCGTTCTTTTGCGAATTCAAATATATCGTTGGCCATACGATCGACGACGTCTGGATCGGTCAATTTCCCCTTCATGAGTTCGAGAGGCAGTTCCAGGGATGCGCATATCTCCGAAATCAGCAAGACTGTCGACGAAGTCAATAACTCCTTTTCAGATCGACAAAACATTCCCAGAAGATCCAGCAGGCCGATAACGGCCGATGCCGATCGTCGGGTTGACTTCAATATGATCTGTGCAGATCTGCCCATTAGCCGGCCCTTGTTTCTAAAGATGAAATGGTCGATATTTCTGTTGACGTGTCCAGCGGTGTCGCCTCGAAGATCGCGGCCTCAATCCGCTCTTTCACCAGCGACATCACTTCATCATAGATTCGAAACAACGCTCCGCTTCGAATGGTCTGATTGTGAATCTCCGTGTTTGAACCAAGGCCGATCAGACCACTGATGCCGCTCAGAACGAGCGTTTCGATCATCTGCTGTTCGGTCGATTCGAACTCTGAGAACCGCGTTGAGATAGCAGCCGTCATCTTGAGCATTAACGCCAGTTGCTGATTCTGTTCGAGCGTGAGTGTTTCAATCACTTTCATCGAGTTCAATTCCTTTTGAGAGGCGGGAGCGGCAGGGGAGTATATTTCGCCACTCCCCTGCCGCCGGTGACATGGTTCAATGCCTCAACAGGATATCAATTCCCGACCAGAAGCGAATACGTTGGGCCGAGTCCGCTGATTAATTGCTGACGATGGATGACTTGGGTTTTAGCTCCGGCGGCATCCACGCAACAACGACGACTGCAACCGACAGCGCCAGTCTGATCGTCTCGCCACATGATTTCGCCCTGAGAACACTTCGAGCCACAATAGCCGCAGCGTTCCGATTCATCCTGTACCGTAATGCGTTTGATCATAATTTGGATGTCTCCAGTCCTACGAACCTTTCCATGTTCGTCAATACTGACACCATTCGCTTTGCAAGGATCACTCAGCTTTGGGTGTAATTATCGACCTCGGTCAGAAGCTTGTTGCATTTGTGGCACCTGTAATCTTCGCATTCATAGGGCGGATGATCAGCATCATAGGTGAAACAATTGCCACGATTGTCCGGACCCGGTCCGTCTTGAGCGTATTTCTTCTCGGCGGCGGATTCGGTTTTTGGAAAGCATCGTTTGCAGAAGTCGAGCGGATCATTGGCAGATGAGTAGATTCGCGGCATTGTGTTCTCTCCGTTCAAGATTGTCTTTCGGCGCACAACAGTCCCCGCCCACAATTGAGCGGGGAGAGCAGCAGGCCGCGACTAGATCGCAGTACTGAATCCGACCGTCGAATCAAGCAACCCGTATAGCTTCATCGTCAGGCCAGCGAACTTCTGAGGATTGCTCTGTCGTACCTTCAGACTTTCCGTGATCGCGTTGAAAGCACACCACGCATTTCGCTTGGCGAATTCCTCATGACTCGGCTTGCGCCATTCCTTGATCGCGGTTGGCAACGTGAAGTGAGTCAGGATCTCGGCTTCATACGCTCGCAACAGGAATGATTCAGCCTGATGATCGGTCATCTCACAGGCTTGGTAATGCTCGATCCGCTTCGCTTCTAGTTGCTTGAACTGACCGAGCGATTGCATCGATTTCGCAATCCCTTCGTCGAATCGCAGTTTCCCGAACTTCGTGTGACGCTTGGCCACATAGATTTCTGAACTGAAGGCCAGATTGTCACAAACGAACACTCGGGAGCCGGCCGTCAGGGAGATCGGGAACATCTTGTCGATCGAGTTGCGAACGCCTATCGCCAGCGAGACGCCTTCGACGATCGAACTTTGCAGATCCAGTGTACCGAAGAATCTGGCTCCGTCAGCACTCAAGGCCAACTGGCTTTTGCTGATTTCGAATCCAGCGGTCTTCAATGTTCGCTCTGCGGTTTCCAAGACTTCGATATGTGGCGTCGGAAAATAGGTATCGGTCGATTCGATCAGAGGCACAGCGGCCACTTGTTCACGGCTGACGATCTTGGCCCCACGATGCAGAATGAGAGTTGATTCAGACATAGTCGAATTCCTTCAGAGATCTCTTCGCAAGAATCAGCGTTTCTGATGGTTACTGTCATCAGTCGCGTTGCGATGGGCCGATGATAATCAGAAAGATTTTCCTATTCAAGATCGAGGCGTCGATTTTATCGGAAAATCAAAAAGATTTCTATAATTTCTTTTCGACCAATGAAACAGACCGCTCGCTAGTGGGTCGAGCGGTCTGCCACGGAGAATCACTTTCTGGAGACAGTTGTCTTGTCGCTAACCATACGTCGATGGCAGTCTGACGTACCTCCGATCGTGCGAGTTCTTTTGCCACTCAGGCAGCTTCCGTGTTTGCATTGAATCAGCGGCTCGAAATCGACTGATGAACCGCCAGCCATTATTCGTGAACTTCCAAAAGTATCGCATGCCTTGGCGGAATCGATTTGACCCATACCATTTTGTGTCGATGTAGCCATAACTGTATGGCGAATCGCATGCGGCGAGGACGACGGCAATTCTGAGTTCGATCGGTTGCATGATTTTCCGATTTACTTGTCGTTCGGATCGACACCGACTGGTCTTGCGATCAACTGAGCCACTTCGCCCAGGTTCTGAAGCATTCGCCTCATCTTCGTGTCGGCCTCGGATTGCGTCAGGGCCTTGACGTCATGCCCGGTCTTTGTGCATTTGGCCTGATCGTTCTTTCGCCTCCATACGATGTATTTGCGCATCACCAATCCTTTCGACGCGACGATCAAACCACATTGAACAACGGTATCCACCATTTGATCAACTTCTGGTCGCATTTGGCACCGAAGCGCGAGACCCATTCCCGACCGTTCCACATGGACACGCCGAGAATCGTGATCACTTCCTCCATGACCGGAGGCATGCTCCGCGGCGTATCGAATATCGGAACGTACGCTTGGGGATAATTCGCGAAAACAAACGCCAGTGGTTCCCGAACTGGCTTTGTTGATCTGCCGGGCGCTGTCTGGCCCATCAGCGATTCCCACTCGGCAATCACCTTGTCATTTGTAGCACCAAGTTTCTGCAACACTTGGAACGCAATGCCTTCACTCTCGCCGATCAGACCAAGCAACAGATGTTCGGTCCCGACGTAATTTGTCCCGAGTGCATTCGCGGACTCGATCGCCAGTTCAACAACCCGCTTCGCCCCTGGCGTCCGAGGCAGCTTTCCCATTGTGATCATATCGGGACCGCTTCCGACCATCTTTTCAACTTCCAAGCGGATCTTGCGTAAGTCGATGTCCAGATTTCTCAAGACGTTTGACGCAACACCTGAACCCTCTTTCACGAGTCCCAACAGAATATGTTCGGTCCCGATGTATTCATGATTGAATCGCTGGGCTTCTTGATTGGCCAATTGCATTATTTTCGCGGCCCGATCCGTGAATCGTTCGTACATTGGAATCTTTCCTGTTTTAGATGACGCAATTGAGTTACAGGCCTTTCGCGAACTCGATTGCTTCCTGAACTTCCACGGCTCGGCGGATCTCACCAACGACCGATTCCCACATATAGACGTTCTTGTCGTTCTCAATCTCTGGGCATGCGGCCTGGATCACTTCGTTCGGATTGAGGCCACGGATGCGACAGAGCTTCATTGCGGCTTGTCTGATGCGATCTCGGTCCCACATGACGAATAAGGCCTTTCAAATTGGATCAATGACGGCAATCCATACAGATTGCGAATCTCGTTGATTGTGCCGTCTCGGTCGATGATCTGCTGTTTTGCGGCTTCGATCATGGCCGGTGGCTCATAAATCGGCTTTCCATAATAGCCGAGCCAGCAATCTTCAAACTCAGAATAGGTTCCGATTTTCGATCCATTCAGCCTGAACCATGCGAGTAAACGATTGAGCATCCTGCAATCCGCCTTTCAGAGTTCCGGACGGAGTTCCTGAATCGCCTTGATGTCGCGTTCCAAGATCGCCTGGAGAATCGGACGCAAGGCGACTACGGCCAACATGACCGATTCCTCCGGCGCACACTCACGCAAGAAATCCGTCATATCCTTGAGGTGCATGCAATGCGATGAACCTTCGCATTGTCGAAAGATTTCTTTGATGATCGCGATTCGCCTCTCTCGATCATCGAATTCTTCGATCTTTTCTTTCAATGCGTCCCGCTGTTCCTTGTTCATGGCGTCTCGTTTTCTGGCTTTGTTGCTGAGAAATGAACTTGATCCACCGGAACAGAACAACACTTTCCGGTTTCATCATCCTCGATCACGGCAATCGGAAACAATCCAGTACCACTTTCGAACTCTATGAAGTCGGTTCCCCACATGCGAAGGAACCCTTGAAGCCACGGGCCGGCGGCTCTGGCTTTGAAATCATAGACATAATACCAGCACTTTTGCCCAATGCGGTTGTCGTGGAATTTGGCATCGACTGATACTGGTTCGTCCAACAATTTAAGAGATAACTCTGATCCGTTGGCCCAAGTCGTTACGCAATTCGGATAGATCGCAATCACCCGCGATTTGTGGAACGCCAAGATGCAGATGTGTTCCCCGGTAGAATCGTTGTGAATCTCAATGGCGTCTGATCGATCTGGATAACGCGAATGTCGAACCATGCTTACGACATGGCTGATCACCTTGTCCTGATCGCATGTCACATGATGCCCGATTTCACAGTCACCGCTGGATGCTCTGTATGCATATTTCGGCATGGTTTCACTTTCTGTTTTGATTGGCAGCCCGACTCGCATCGGCCCGACTTTGATCAGTTCGTCACGCCATGCCGCCAACGCTGGATCGTCGAATGCATTTGGATTGATGCGGAATAGATCATCCGACATTCGAATCTCTCCAAAAGAAAATGGAGCCTCCTTGCTCCATCACAACCAACCAATGATCAGCGAACCTGAACCGTCTGGACTTGCTTGACGGATTCAATCGCGGCTTTGAACCCGCCGACTTCACCGACGAACTTTGCGGCAGACGCCAGATGATCGATTGAAAGACGGACTCCGGTTATCGTCCCTCCACGAATGGATACTGGTCGATGAACCTTGATCGGCTTCCGTTGTGACTTGCCGCGAGCCTTGCGCCCTGACGTGATACCGAGCTTCTTTCGCATCGTGTAAAAGCCGACCGACAGGCTTCCTTTGTTGGCCTTGTAGCCTGGATAGTCTTCGGCCAGACACTCGACCACATTCGACATCGTTCGACTTGGATCGCTTTTCAACAATCCTCGGATGTACTCAGACATATTCTCGGGACCATTTTTCGTTGCCATACGTCGCACCTTCTGATAGCAGGAACAAGAGAATTTCGCGGGGAGTTACTGGTTCAACCCGCTCACATGTTCAGAATGCTATCCAGATATCGGCAAGGATGTCAACTGAAATCAGTAAGATTTTGCGATTCCCTAGCTGACGTGAGCATACGTCCGCGTGCATCGATTTTCGCTTTCTGTCATTTTGTCTGTCTCAAAGCATGGGACACCGCAGTCCATAACCGCTTGGTTGATTGCCACAAAAGACATCAAATTTGATTTGCGAAAGCCAATCGCAATGCCGTCGCCATTCGCTAAATGTTTTCGCAACTCCGATTCTTGCGATGGAGTTTGGCGGCATCTTTGCCATGCGAGATAGAAGGCGATCGAGTCATCGGCAGACCCGTCAATAAAGCATACCTCGACGTCATGATGGTAAAGCAACTTCAGCCGAAATGGATTCGATGGAGAGATTCGTTCTACTTGCCTGTCATCAATGATATATCCAGCGACTCGCAATGATGGATTTTCAACCGGGCTTTCCCCATAAAGCGGCATGGATGCCCATCGATTGGGGGATTGGCTGATACGATACCCACTATAAGGCAACTCCGTATTCGCTTTAATCAATGCAAGATCGTCGACAGGAATAATATGTCTCTGGCACGTCCGGCCGTTGATGTTTGGCACGTTCCAGACATAACAGTGAATTGGGATGCCGTTCGCATCGACCGGAATTTCCAGTGACTTCAAACCAGCGGATATCGACTTAGTTGGCAATAATAACGAGCAAGCCGAACCAAGGATCATTCCGAGTAGTGAGCGTCGATTCATCTCCATTTTGAAAACCTTTCTTGCATGCGTTGAATCATCTTCATGCTCCATCAACGGGACCAGATCAATCGCAGAAATCTTAGAGATTCCGCAACTGTCTGGCTATTGATGAATCAGAAGTTCCAATCGGAATCGTGTTCGTATGTGCCTACCGGCGCACGCTTCGTTCGGTGATTCTTCACCCAGGCTCTGGCTGTCTCGTGGACTTCCTTCGAATTGATCAGCGGGGCTTTCTTCTTGCCCTCCCGGATTAGCTCCCAGACTTTGGCCGGCGTGTCGTGAGCATCTGGATTCAATCCAGCATCGGGATTCTCTCGGGCGAATGTGCGAGCGGCGGTCTCGAATCGATGAGCATCCGAATGATCGTGATAGCTGTTTTCCGACATCGCCAGATTGCCGGCATTCTTGCCAGTCAGTTTGCGAGCTTCGGCTTTGTGATGTTCTCTCAGCTTGTGTTGCTCGGTCAGGAATTCGAGAGCGTGAGGCTTCAGTTCGTCCACGGCCGCTTGATTGCTTCCCCGCTTCGCGAAATCCCCCATGTGGGTAATTCCCTTGTCGCGAAGATGTGCGGGACCTGACAGGATCTCGCCGTCGTCATTGATCTGGATATGGACGCCTTTCGCGTCTTCACCGTGCGGATGGATTGTGATCCATCGCGACGATTTAAAGACGGATTGACCAACCAAATCCAAGACTGCCGATTTGATTTCCGATCGAGACTGATCAATCCGATTTTCGCTTCCATACTTTTGTTTGCGGAATTCAGCGAACAGACTGTCAAAAGCGGGGGCCATCTTGGCCGTTTCTTCCTTGGTCGGCCACAAGCCGCCGTCCGAAATCAGACCAGCAAGATACGTATTCTTCTGATTCGTGTCAGCCAGCTTGTGTTGAACATAACTCTCGAAGCAACGGGCGAATTGTTCTCTGGTTGATAGCCAGTATTCCGCTTTCTTTTTCGACATCAGGCCCTGACGCACCATATCACGAACCTCACTATGAATTCGATTCGTGAATCCCGATGATCGGAAATCGGATGTCAGCTTTTGCATTGCCGGACTGGATCGATAGTTTTCGCTGTGATAGACCGCACTCGTCGCACGATTCGCGAAATTCTCCAGTGAATGATCAAAGGCGTGTCCCCACTCATGGGCGAGAGTACCGACTCCGCTGGCCCGCGTCAGGTTGATGGCCTGGGTATGCGGTTCGTAATGAGCCGAGGCAGTTCCCTTACCGCGAGCGCCAATGGCCAAGGCCAGCTTTCCGCCGAGACTGAGATCAGCCGGCTTGATGCCGAGAGTATCGGCCAGATCGGTCAACGCTTCGACAACCTTGGCAGCGTGATGATGGCGTTCGTCGTCAGTGACGCTGTTACCCCATTGGACGCCACGCATCCCGAAGTCGTTTACGACGGAGTTTGCCGCCGAGACTCCCGTTGCGGTTTGGTGACTGACATCCTTGCCCCCGGCTCGTTCAGCATGCTTGACGTATCGATCGGCAGGATTAAATTCGTTTTTCTTTTCTCCCTTAATGCCAAATGACTGTGGAAGCGATTTCCCGTCAATAATGTCCTTGGCGTGAGTCTCAATATGGGAGGCGAATTGCTTGGCCGCTTCAGGTTCATACTTTTCTGGAAGTCCATATTTCCCGGCCATCGCCTTTGAGAACTCTTCCATCTTGCCATGAACGCTATTTGCCGATGGTCGGCCGTAGCTGGCGAATCGTAACGCCTTGTGCATTCCAACCAAATTGTTCGCGGTCTTGTTGTATCGATCGGCCACGGGAATTGTGGGTCCGGGAATCTTCCGCTCCCTCAATCCCTTCAGATGATTGCCGACGTGTTCTCGTAGCTTCTCTGCGGCTGCCCGTGGATCGGATTCTGTTTCCGCCAGATGCTCGGCTTTTGCTTTGATGCTCTGATACGCTTCGTGATAGTCCTTCCGATCGCTGGCATTGGCCACTTCGCGATTGCTGGATGGTTTCGCTGGGAACGATCTCATCGCGTAATGCATGGCCAGTGATGTCAGTGGATGTTTTCCGGCATGAGACATCAAGTTGTGCGGTTCGGCCTTGAGCAGATTATCACGAGTCACCATTGATTCGGCGGTTCCATTGGATTCCGCATCTTCCAATCCACGCCAAGCATTTCGCTTGTGACGAGCCGAATCGGCAACATCTTCGCCGACATTCGGGATGGATGAATTGCGAGCAAACGCATAATCATCGTCAATCTTCTTTTGCTTTGCCGCCGTTTCGCGAGGCGTGTCTTTCTTGCTGATCGGAGCGTCGATGTCTGGTCGGATTTCTGGCTTTTCTTCCGGCGGCTTGGCGGGCGGTTCAACGTATGGATGCTTTCCATCTGGCTCCGGGACAGTTAGCGGACGATTTTTGATCTCATGGATTTTCTGCTCGACATGCTGAGCGCGTTCGTAATCGTGTCCACCGAGAATGGTTCCCTTAGAAACATGATCCTCATATTGATCTGGGGTCATTCTTCCGGTATTGACGTGATTTCGAAAGCTGTCCGTCATGTGCTTTTTTGTGATCAAGTCGCCGTGTTCTTGATGCACGGCTGCCAGATCATTGTTCACTCCATGTAACCAATGATCGGCGGCATCGGAATGTCTCTTCGCCCACTCTTCACGGGTTTCGTGTGGTTTGTCTGCTGATTCGCCGCCTTTCCCAAAGTCGGACAGCTTGTGAATCCCACGTTTCGCCAGTCCTTCGGGACCGCCTTCGATATTCCCTTCTCCATCGATCAAAACGTGCGTTCCATCATGCTCATCGCCATGAGGATGGATCGTAATCCAATGCGATTTCATTTCTGACAACGATTTGCGGATGGAGACCGCATTGTAATACGCTCCCTTTTGTCCATCTTCGAATCGTGCCGGCGCATCCGGATCGAAGATCATCTTTTTTTTATCGTCCGCTGACAGCGATTCGGCTCGGTCGTATCGGTGCAACGAGACCTTCGGTCCGCCCGGCTGATCAACTTTGGCCATGTCCATCATTCGTTGGTCGAATTTCTCTTTCGACATCCCAGCGAATTCTGGCATCGATCGCAGTTCTTCGGCCTCAACCATGCCGCTGCGATCAACGGATGGCTTCATTGCCTGGATGATCTTTTCGTCGCTCAGTTGTCCGTTTGACGCTGGAGCCGTTGGTGTCGCGGCTGAACCGTGCTGTTGAGCCGCCTTTCTGTGATATGACGCCTGATCTTCATTGCCGCCTTTGCTGTGATGGGCTGCGGCGTGCATGTGGGCTTCTTTAGCCGCAATATGGTCGAACAGGTCGCCCGACTCTTTAGCATCGGCGGATGCTTGATCGGCTCGCTTGCTGGCGTTGAATGCGGCCTTCTCGTGATTGTCTTTTGGTTTGACTGGCTTCAGGTCTTCTTTCCCGAAGTCAGACATCTTGCGGATGCCTTTGTCTCGCAGTTCGGCCGGACCGCCTTTGATTTCGCCGTCTTCGTCAATCAGGATGTGAATGCCAGTTGCGTCTTTGTCTCCCCCAGGATGAATCGTGATCCATTTGGATTTGAGTTCTGACTCTGGTGGCATCAGAACTTGATCCCCACCAAGAATCAATGTGTTCTTGGGGAATTGATGGCCGTTGTTGCCCGGTACGACTTCTGACGATGGAAACGAAACTGATTTCTGTTTTCCATAATCAGGATCAGTGAAAATTGATTTGCAATTGCTACAGATCGCGTTCCCTGTGCCATCAGTTCTAGCATGATGCGTTTCCCGTGATCCGCATTTGGGACATTTTGGGCATCGTTCGTCTTCGGAAGCGACGGCGAATCCTCCATCTGACCCGATCCCTTCGGACATGCCGAGAGATTTACGCTTCGACACTTTCGGATAGACCTGAATCCATCCTTCCCCATCGGGCGGGAACGATTCAGACTCATAACGAACTTCGTCAATCCCCGTGACTTTCTTCAGTTCTTGAATGACAGTCTTATCGAATCCTCGTTCATCTCCGTCGCCACCGACATACCATGCTTGGCCAGATCCGTTTTCCTTGATAAAGATCTGACCGTATCCGGGCATTCCACAATCGGATTCAGCGAGTCTCTTTCCAATGGCTTGGATGTCGCTGATTGGATTGTGGCCCTTCATTTCTGATTCGGAGAATGCTGCCGTGAGAGATTTTCTCGCGATTCCTTTTGATGAATCTCCGCTGTCTAGCCATTCCTTGAATTGATCCATGTGCATTGGAGTAATGCCGCCGAAGCCTTTCCAACCCTTGGAATAGTTTTCGAGATAGGCAGACTTCGCTTGATCTTTCGAATCGAATCCCAACATGCATTTGTGTTCGTCATGTTGCCCGCTTTGCGGATTGACCTGATCAATTACGAACACCAATTCTGAACTTGGATTTGGCCCAACGAAGACATCAATGTGATCACCATCGGAATCTGATTTCGTTCCTTTGATGTAGCCGTAATCATTCCGCATTTTCGTTGACCACTCATTGCCATCATCGTCACGACCACTTCGAACAGATCCTTTCGGATTTTCGATTGAGATCCTTAGCCCCTGAATTGTGATGTGATCTTTTTTGTAATTGCCGGCAGTAATCTGAGCTTCTGATGGTTGTTCTTCGACTGATTTCAGAACGCTCAATCGAATTGCCGAGACCGTTCGGTTTTTGCTACTGAAGATCAGCTTGTCAGGAATGAACGTCATCCCATCCACTGGATTGTTCATCGTCACATACTTGCGGCCTTTTCCCGGCTTCAAGTAGGCGATCGTACAGTGAGGAGAATAGTCGGCATAATCGGTTTCATACTCGCACGATTCTGCGATCGCATTGTGAATCTCGTGAATGAACTTTCCGCCGATGCTGATCTTCAAAACGTCGAACTGTTCGCCGCCATGCTGAGCAAGCTTGTCACCAGCCGGGAACAACGACAGCGATTCAAGAACGATCGGACCGGCCGAGATTCCCTTGACGGCTTTCTTGACATCATTGGGTGATTCTTCGGTCAGCCCGTACAAGCAAGTCACGTGCGGATTTTCTTCGATTCCATCCGATGCGAGATCGGCCGGATTGATCAGGGCTGCCATCTCCTGCACTTTTTCGGCGAGACCGGCAGGCAGATCAAACTGCGTCGAGGAATACTTCCGCTTTGGCTTCTCGGCAGGTTGCATCGCCTTCAGTCGCGAATCCAACGCCTTGGCAACTATTTCTTGAATGTAGTCTTCGTCCGCCTCCTTCATCCCTTCCATTGCGGCTTGAAGTGATTTTGATTCACTCTTGCCGACGATGGGATTTTCGGGAGCCTTGGGGACGTCCGCTTGTTCGGCTTCTTGGACCTCGGGAGTTGACGGCGCATCGCCAGACTGCTTTGGTTTCTTCGGCTTGGATGGATTGTCGCTGTCTTGATCCTGACCAACCTTATCCTTTGAAGTCGGTCCGCACAGCTTTTCTCCTTGCGCTCCGTCCAATGGCGGCATTCCTCGCAATGCTCGCGCTTCATTGACCTTGATGATCCCCAATTGACCATCGACCTGGAGACGTGAATTCAGTTCGTCCTCATCGTTGATCGGCTTTGGCTCGATCTCGATCGTGATCCCTTCGCCGAATTGCGGTGCAATGTGGAACGTGTCTGATTCCGCCAGCATGTCACAAATGGGAGTCAACGTGTTGTTGTCGAATGCTCGCATGGCGGCGTAGTAGGCCGCGTATGCGCCGGGGGGCTGTCCGCCAGTGATGATCGGATGAACGCCGTGTAGAGACTGATTCGCTTCCCGGTGATCCAAGTACCCTTCATGGTATTCCATGTCTTTCGGGCTTCGATCGTATCCGGTGAACTTGGTATCGGGAGCCACGGCAATGACCTTGCCCGTGTTGTTGACGCCGCCATATTGTCGATCGAGTTTCCGCTGAGTGATGTTCAGCGCATCTTGTTCGATGCCCATGTATTCTTTGGATAGTTCAAGGAAACCGCTCGGATTCATGCCGCGGCTGATGCCCATTGCCCGTGCGATGTTGATCGATCGTTCGGCATCGACCCACTGAGCGCCAGCAGACATCGGGCTTTGGAAGTCATCCAGCCAGATCGGATGTGGATAGCCAACCTTTTGGATTTCTCGGGCATCAATGATCATGCCCAACACTCGCATCAGGGCCGGGGTCCCGATCACGAATCCATCGTCAACCAGTGGAATCCATCGCATACAGTTTGGTTGAACGCGATAACCACCGTACGGCAACGTGTTGTCTGGATAGACCGGCGTCAGGCATGTGGTGGGGATGACGTACCGTTCGCACGTCCGGCCGTTGATATTTGGGACGTTCCACAGGAACGCACCTCCAGTGAGCCTGAGTTGAAGAGTTTGCCGATACCGGAACATGCTGCCCGGTTCGTGCGGATTTGGCTTCGACAGCAATCGCATCAGGTAATGGTCTGATTCGAGTTGCTTCGACGATGCCTCATCAACCCCATATTGAGACTTCCATCGGCTTCCGACGAGACCTCGCAGCGACTTCCGGACCGACTGCTGTCGAAGCTGGTTCGATCCGTCGACATAGGCTGTTATCGTCACCATCATCATTTGGGCGCAGATGGCCGCGATATTGACGTAGCTATTGCCCTCATAGTGGAGAGCTTCTTCGCGGTGATTCGTGACTTGAGCGCCGCCGAAGCTTCCGGCCAGAGCCGCCCGCATCTGAGACGCCATCGACTTGATTTGGGAGTCGTTCAGTTCGGGGGCCGGAACATTTGGATGCTCAACAACCCGATCCGAATTCTTGCGATAGTTCTCAACGCGACGGTTGCGGTTGCGGCGTCGGCTCATGATTTGTGACATCCTTGCCTGAAAACGAAAGAGGCTGAGTCAACAAAATAGTCAACTCAGCCTTGGAAATCGATATCAGACAGGGCTTTGCGACGGCAGATCACTCAGATTCGATCACCGCTAACACATCCGCCTCCCGGCAGATGATGACTTTTTCGTCGTCAATCTCCACTTCCTGAACGCCGTAAGCTGAGAAATAGACTCGATCCCCGGCTTTCAGTTCCATTTCTCCGCGGGTTCCGTTGTCCAGAAGTCGCCCAGGTCCTGCGGCGAGGACAGTTCCTTTTCGCGGGACGTTCTGCGCTCGATCCGGCAGGTGGATTCCTCCCTGAGTCACTTTTTCGGCGTCATCTCGCTTGATGATCACCTGATCGGCCAATGGTCTTGAATTCACTGATTTCTCCTGAAACTTGAGTTACGGTCTGTTTGCCGTCAGCACATTGCCAGCGGTCTCAATCTGAGAACAGCAAGTCGGCTGTGTTTTCCAGAATCTTCACCAACTGCGGCGACATCTTGAATCGGTCGGCATTGATCGTGATCGACTTCCGGATGTTTCCATCGTTATGGCGTTCACTCGCTGCTTTCCAGTCACACAACATTTCGACAATGTCCAGCAGGCTCATGTCGTCAATGCCATTCTTCCAATGCTCTGGATGGTGCGAATTGTTCGCATAGTGGTGAGCGAGCGCCGGCCCCATTGCTTTCCGGAATCCCTCGTACTCGGCGCTTCCGTAAGTACACTCAGCCAACTTTGGCGTGAATTCTGTGAACAGTTCAACCTCTGGTGATTCCAGTTTCGTTTGATCGTGTCTTTCTCCCCGTCGAAGTAGATCCGTCACGCAAGTATTGATCAGATTTCTCACCCGTTCAATGTGGCGGAATGTGTCGTTGTTAGTGGCCTTCTGCTCGATCGTCAAATTCTCCGGCATCAAATCAGCCTTTCTTGAACATTCGTAGGAGTATTTAAAACTTGGCGGCACAATTACCCATTCACGGACCGGTAACGATTATCTCTTGACCGGGATTTGACGCTTGAGCCTTTCAGCTCTGGCCTTTGCCATCTTGCGGCGAGCGACCAGAGGATGTTCTGGCTTTGTCCATCGTTTATGAGGCGTGTTCTTCACCTGCAAGATTCGACATGTCGGGTTGCGGTCCATGTGGCCTTTGAGGCGATGAGCAACAGACGTGGTTCCCATGATCCGAGACACTTGAACGCATTCCGATTCTGGATCTTGGAAGTAGATCCGAGTGTTGAATACTTGCGGCTTGGCGTGTTTCTGTCGTTTGTCGAAGAATTCCCCTTCCTGAAATTGATCGGCAAATTTGTGTTCGACTTTGCGCATCCATCGTCTCGCTAATCCCATCTTGTGATTCTCCTGTTATTGGTTTGATGATGGCATCGTGCCCTGATTAGTCATCCTTGGATGTATTCGATCGAGATCGGCTTGCTGAGCAACGCATCATGCTTTGTGATATCCACAAGATGCAAATTGCCGTCAATCCTTTGGAAGTGACGGATTCCATTCCGCTTTCCACGAATGCCGATTCCGTCTGCTGGTTCCTCCCAATGCTTCACCAGCTTTGCGAGCCATAGCGGCTTTGGATCTGTAAGACGATCCATTGAGCAGAACATTTGCGGATTGACGTTCGAATCGTTCGATCGCAACCGCGACAGCAGAAACCAGAACGACTCTTCCCTGATCCAGTCAATCCCGTCGATGCAAATCGTGTGGGCCGCAACTCCCGCAAATTGATCACAAGCCTCATTGATGCCTTTGAGGCCGATCACGCGAATTGACGGAATGTGCTTGTCCAACATTTCCCACGTTTCTCGCTGCTGAAACCAGAACGTGAGGATAGGCTGTGACGGATACAACCTGGCTCGCATCATTGCGGCCATTCGCATCAGCATGCTCTTTCCAGATCCAGCAGGCCCGCAATAGATCACGATGTCAGCCGTTGATTTCAGGACTCTCAATTGAATCGGCGTTGGCTTGCAACCGAATCCGTATGGATCTTCTGGAGTCTTCACGTCCGGTTGATGACGGAATGCTCGATAGAGCATTGTCGCCAAGCCAATGAACATAGACGTCATGACGAGCAGCGATGCCACATTCCAAACTTGCGTTCCCATTAATTCACTCCTCATTTAGTTTCGGCTATTGTCAGCAACACGCATCTTTTCTAATCGTTCTCGTATCGCACATGAAGCGGTGGCAACGAGTTCCGGCACGACGCCGTTATTAACGAACCTTTGTTTTTGATCCGGCGGCATATCAATGAGAAATAACGCTCCCCATGACGCAGCCGTCAGCAACGCGAATAAAACATCAGCACACATTCCATCTTCGGGGAACAATTCGGCGCATGCATCGGTGATTTTATCCGCCATATCCTCATGCATGGCGTAGCGTTCTTCGGAACTCATTTCGTCGCAGATGATTCACTCTCCCTCTCAGAACGGCATGTCTGTGATTTCAACAGCATCATCTTGTCCGGCCTCAATTTCCGACTCCGATAAAACGACCGTCTTGACCGTGATGATCCAGTCATTCCCGCAATTGCGACATTTGGCGACGATCTGTTCTTCCGACTGATGGATGATCTTCAATGGGAGATGATCGCACTCTGGACATTGGATTGCGGTGACATCGATCATGGCGTCACTTCCTGCGCTTGAATACGGCTCGTCCTGTCATAGGAGTGAACGCTACAAATTCCCAGCCGATTTCACCGCTGTTATTCAATCTGTCGACAACGCCAGAATCAAATCCTTCATCAATGACATCCAGACATGGAGTTACTCTGTATTCCCACGCTATCGATCTTGTTTGATCTTTCGGAAGATCAATCCATTCAACTTGACCATCACCCCTGTAGATGGGGATCTGTCCTGGTTTTGGATTAATGATGGGACTGAATTTGACAGTCCCTGAATTGGGCAATTTCCATTGATCTGTCGAGACCGGATTAACAATCGGATCTTTCTTGAACTTCGCTGAATCGAATCCGCCCCAGTGGTCACAATCTTCGGCATACACGATCCAGCCTGAAGGACAGATATCAGGGTTGCGTCGTTCGCAGGCCGATACTTTGATATGACAACCAGCGGCGACAGTTCCTTTTCCGTTTCCGCTCATCACGTTTTCAACAGCCTGAACTACTTCTCCGACTTGGAACGGTTGCGGTGCGATCTTCGCCTTTTCGTGGACAATCCGATCTTTCACCCACTGCAACGCCAGTTCCAGTTTGTTCACGCCAGCTTCGAGGTTCAGATCTTCCGGTCCGCTGTTCTGCTGGATCAGTTCTTCGATCGAATTGGCGATACGAAATTCGTCACAATCTTTCACGATTGCTTCGACAGCTTTCGCGGCGTTCAACCATCGACGTCTTTCGCCAATATTGACTTGGCCCCATCGCAAATCGCCGCTTTCGAACGGTCCGTGATATGCGAAATAGTTCGTTCTCGCAATTGCCGCTTCATGGCCGACTTCAAAATCAATAAGTTCCTGGGCATTGCGATATGTTCCTTCGAGCGACTTTCGTATTTGTTCTCCGATTGAATCCATCTTCCTGAACTTCGACGCATCGCAACCGCCTTGCTGTCCTTCCACCCAGACTTTCCAACCGGAATTGCAGTCGACTTCCTTTTGGATTGCTCTAATTCGATATGGCTTGTTCTCGTGGATCTGGATTGCAGAAGCCAGCGTATTCAAGTCAGACCAAAAGTTGTAATTCGCCAACACTTCCTCACCGACTGCGAATGGCGGTAAGAACGCCTTGCGAAAATATCCTGCCGGTCCCCATGCAGTGCATTTTGGATCGCACGACACAAACCACTCACCTTCGTTTGCCTTGACGCCTGGAAGCGTCCAATGCCCCGCCATCTGCTCCGGTGAACGAACGCCCGTAACTACGAGACTGGCAACCCCGGTTGGTTTTTGATCTCTCTCTTTGAGCATCTCAACATGATCGCCGACTTGGAATGGTGGTTCATCGTTTGACAGTTTTCCAGACTCCGACTTCGCTTTGAACAGCGATGCACAATACATCTGGCCCACCATCTTTTCCTTGAGTTCGCATTTGAAGCCGCTCGACATCATCGAGTCCTTCAAGCATCTCCAGATCGTATATTCCTCACCGACAGTCAATCCGCCGAGATTTTTGCTGTTCAGAACGCAGATCACTTTCTGGCCGGAAACGAATGGCGGTTTCAGTTCTTCCTTATTGTCTGATTCGATCGGTGGCCCGTTGATTGCCTTGTTGACCATCGCCTTGAATTGGGGTTCCCATTCAATATCCGGTCTTGCACACATCCGATCCACGATCTCGCCTGGGACCCCAAACGAGAAGCTTTTCGTTGACGATGGACCGGTTGGAACACTCACGCACACACTGCCATAGACTGTCATCTGATTGCCCTTTGATCAAAAGAAAAAGCCTGTCGCAATACCGTTGGGCAGTATTACGACAGGCCGACACAGACAAGCCGCGTCTATCAAGTCCGATTGCCCAACAATCGGTTAATTGGCATCTTGTGAAATCTTACTGATTTTTGCAATAGCGGACTGACAGATTCAATCGGCGGGTCGGCGATCTTTAATTCGCTTACTCAGAAGGGCGGCGTCATACCATGAGAAGTTGAGTTCAGTATCAGCGGCGTATTGGCCAAGAACGCGAATCAGTTCCTCGACACTGTCGTCATCGTACAAGAACAAGAACCGTTCACCGTCTTTCGCGATGGCGAGAACATTCAGCGGGTATTGCCGTTCGTTCAAGCTGGCCTCATTCGTCGCTTGAGGAATTTTCACAACTGCCGAATAAGAACGGCAGGCCGAACAGACCGGCGAGGATCATCCAGCTATTGTCTGGCTTCTCGGCTGGAGGTTCGCAGCGTTGCTCCGGTTCTCTTCGAACATACCGCTTTGGCGGCGCGGGCGGTGACGTGGGATATGGAATCAGCGATAGCGGCCTCGGTCCGCAGTATTGTCCCCTGGGAGGCGGTCCATTGACGGGCATCATCAGTCCTTATATTCGACAGGTTTCCAGTTTTTCAGAAACTCTTTTGAACTGTCCAACCGCACCATTGACCGTACGTCTTTTGTTTCGTGATTGCATTTGATGCAACGGACCGAGTGTTCTTCCTCGCTGTTGATCTCTTGCACGTTGCCGCATTTCAGGCAGGCGAACTTTTGCATTGACGATTCATCCTTCGCTTCAGCCACCAGATCACACCCAACAGGAAACCAATTGTGGCCGCGACATGGACCCACGGTGAATAGTAGACCCAAAACGATCCGAACGGGTCAATACGAACTCTGAACCTCACCCACAAGCCGCGATAGAAGACCGCCTTGGCGATTCCAAGCCGTGTCGCTCGGTCATTCTGAAACAGCATTGTCTCTGACAGATTATCGGCCCACAGCTTATCCCATCTATCCCAGGTAGCTTTGTTGGTCGTTTGGCAATTTGGATCGCAGCAGAATTTCCAAGTCACGTAGAACGAGGCGACTTGTTCCTTTGTTCCAACGCATTCGGCGTAGCCTCGGTCTGATTGGAATTGGATCATCTGACCGATTATGAGCGCGGCGAAGATTGTCATATCACACCCACCCCAGATTTGCGGCTCGCCAGATCACACAATCAACAACGCCAATTCGATCGCCAGTCGCGTCCGCCAGCCGCTGACACATTACTGACGCCGTCTCATCTCCTGCAATACGAACTAAGTGACGGTCTGGTTTGCAGAAGTCTAAACCAAGATTTCGAGCCAGATGGAATTTGGTGATCGGCCCAATGTGCGGCAGTGTTTCGAGGTATTCCAGCTTGTCATTTGCCGATTGGTACTCGCTGAACAGTTTGACTCGATTCTTCCAGACATCATCAATTGCCCGGCATTTCAGTTTGTGACCGAATACCATTGATGCCGATTCGCCTTTGGCCAGTGTCGGCAGGATCTTTGATTCGATCTGTCGAGCAACCTGCATCTTCATCCCGGCGTTCAGAATGACCCAGATCGTTTCATAGGCGAATCGAAGCGAGTCGGCGCACAGCTTGAGATTTGCCGCCCACTCGATTTCAGAACTGTATTCAGCCGCGACACGGCTTTTGAGTTCAAGATATTGTTCAGTCAACAAGCGATGAATCCCATTCGTCATCCCATGACTTGGAACTACCCAATAACTGAATGAGCCATTTCAGTAGCGGCTTCATTTGTCTAGCTTTCCAAAATGAACTTTGTGTCATTACAGACAGACTGGATCGCTTTAACCCAAACAGGTTCTGTCTCAAATTTTCCTGTCAGATTGCGATCTAGGCAGGACATCAGTTCTCCCCACGATTCCCATCGGAGTTCTGGAGGAATCCATCTCGTGTTTTCAAGAACATCAGTCAATTCGCCTTCAATCTTCCGCCCCAATTCATCATCGGGCAAGAAATTCGTGATGATTTTGATCACTGTGTATAGATCTCGGTCCAGCTTCTTACTCATTCCGGTCTCCTGCATTAGTGCCGTCACTCGGCCTCGATCAATGCGCTTTTGATTCGTTCCTGCCAGTTCTCCCAGGCGAGTTGCTTACCCTGATCAAACGACATGCAACAGTGCTGTTCTTCATCGGTGAAATCGTGGAAATGAAATCCCCAGGCGAAATCGGTTTCAAACATCGGATTGTATTGCACCCAATAGAATCCAAATATCGTTTCGGCTCTTTTAAGATTGACGTCGAACTGAGAATCCTGCCATTCGAGTGGCTTGATCCGAAACGACGGTTCTTTCTTGTGGAAGATTGGTTCTTCCGCATCGATCACATTCCATACGCGAAGCCTGTTTTCGGCATGCTTCGCAATTGCGGCTTCCAGAACTTCATCGATCGTTCTTTTTCCGCGCCGGAATGACTCAAGGGTCAACAGGAATACGTCTCCGAATTCCTTCAGTTGCTTGGCCGATCCGACCTCCTCTTGAGCGGCTTCGTCGGCCTCCTTGGCGAGATGAAGCAACGGGCCGCGGGGACCTCTCTTCTCATCTGACCCGAATGTTCGCTGAGACCATTCCGACTGAGCGGCTTGTAACGCATCCAAACGGCCCATGAAACTGAGCGCTCGATCAGCAAAGTCGTATTCTTCGCCTGTCATGCCGCAACCCTTTGAGGTGAAACTGAACGGCGTCAACGGTAATCATAAAGATTTTCGTTGTCAATCCGCCATTGCCTTGCCCCAGCCTCTTTTGATCGGTGGAGGCGGTTCATCGCCCAGTTGCCAGTAGAAGTTTGCTGGACCCCATAGTTCGTTGCGATCGCGTCTTGCGAGTTTGTGATCGTCGCTTGGGCGCTCACCGACATCATCAACGAATCTTGCCAACGATCCCTTCCACTCGGGACAGGTTGGTTCATTCTTCGACATGGTCGACCAGAATTCGCGAACATAGCTTTCCAGCAACCCGCGGAACGGATTGACGTTTTCCTTCTCTGTCGGGTTGGCAACGGCACTTTGATCAGCCATTGCTCCCCCAGGCGATGGGCCTCTGAGTTCTTCATAGGCGTCCGCAGATGCGTCAATCTCATCATCTGGGATATCTTTCGTCGGGAATGAATCCATTCGTTGAAGCAATCCGGAATTCCATGGCGCTTTGACGAACTTCACATTTCCGCCATTGAATGACGACGAATAAGCCGACGCTCGCTCTGCCTTGTTCTTGATTGGCCTTCGACCGACAACCCAATAACCGGCAAACATTTTCAGCAGTCGCTCACAAATTTCAGTTCCGGCCGATGGATCTTGTGGAACGCAGATCTTGACTCGACCGTATTTCTCTTCATCGTCAGCGGCGACTGCCAACATTCGATCATTGCGATTGCTTGATTCCCATTGTCCACGAACTTGATCAATGAGATAAAATGTTCCTTTCCCATCAGTCGCCAATAAGTCACCAACGGTCCAGTCTCCAGCCCCTTCCGTGTATGCCAGATCCCAGGCACGGCAATAACGTAGGCCGATCGCCGGCAGTTCCTCTATCGGAATGATCTGACCTTTGCGGCCCATCACACCAATCTTGAAGAATGTTCCGGCCTGAAGTTTCGCGTTCCAGTTGCCTTCGTATTTCTGTTTCTTCAGATAGTCCGGCAACGCCATCAAGCTGGCTCGATACTGGGGCGACGAGTTCATCAGTATCGGGTTGTCCCGTAACTTCGACGGGATGAACGTGATCGACATCGGAAAGACGGTTGGGCCTTCCTCTTTACTGTCCGGATCGGTGAATCGCTCAATCAGTTCTTCGCGGGAATCGCCCCAGTGAAGTTCATTGTTCAACCGCACGAACCATCGCACTTTCCCGGATCGCTCTGGAATTGGAAACCCGGTTTCCCAGTTGAGCCACCAGCCAATCAGGATCTTCAACCATCCGCCGGTCGGATCTTCCTCATGAACGGGATTGCATGTCGCTCGAATAACGGGGTTGACGCCGCAACTGGACCTCATGCGGCTGAACAGATACCAGAATTGAAATTCGGTGAACAATTGCAATTCATCAAAGCCGATGAACGCCAGTTCTTTTCCATCCCACGAGATAGCATCCTTGGCGTGCGGCAGTCCTCGGAATGAAATGCGAGCATCCGGATCGAATATCCAATCCAGTTTGTTGGATCGGAACCATCCATCAAGCTGGGGATAGATCGTCATCGACGTATCTTGGAGTCCGCCGGGGTCAGTGATATCAGTCGATTCACGCCGGAACACGACAGCTCGATATCCTGGCACTCGGGCATGACGCGCTGCTTCGAGCAGAATCCAATGCGATTTGCCCCCTCCGTTCGCCCCACCCATGATCACGATATCGGCAGCGCTCTGCATGGCCTGAGTCTGGGGACCCGGTTGCGGTCCTACGATCGTCGCATTTGGTCCGTACTGTTCGAGAACGGAACTCATTGAGCGGCCCCAGTCAATTGCGCCTTCAATTGTGGATCTCGTCCGTTATCCGGAATGTTGAAGATCACGACGCGATGGCTGTTATCGATGTTCATGCTTTGGTCGACATGGGCCGGAACTGCGGGAGCCGGCATCTCTGGCGCAGGGGAGGGAGGAGTGAATACCATCGGACGCAGTTCAGCCCTCAACTTGGCATGGTCGTCTTTTTGCACGGCCGTCACGAGTTGAACGCCGGCCCGCAATCCAATGCCCTTTGACCTCGCCGACTTCGATCTCATCATCTCGACAGTCGTGGTCAGGATTTCCTGATAGACATCCGACTTGCCATCAACCGCATCAACGATCTTCAGGTTTTCGTCAACAGCCTTTTCCAGCGGGAATCGATTGCGGTTTTGCCAATTGAATGAACTGACAACCATCCGCTGTTCGTGCGTTTTCGTCAGACCAGATGGACCATATTTGCCACCGTCCCCCCATCCCCCCGACACAGATTCGGGTGAGATTTCAGACTCGGGAGCGGGGACCGCTTCTACCGTGACTGGCTTGGGTTGTTCCGTCTCGTTCTGTTGATCGACTGATTCATTACCGGCCGGTGTTGTCTCAGTCTTTCTTGGCTTGGGCTTGGCTTTCGCTTTGGGCTTTGGCTTCGCTTGGCCCCTTGGTTTACTCTCCGTCTTCGGTGTCTTTGTTTCCGTATTGGGGAGTTTATCCAGATGGGCTTTACGATTGGGCTTAGGCGTTAGGTCAGCGGGTATTGATTCGCCTTGTTCCTTTAACTGCCTTCTGAGCTTCCTTCGCTCCGCAGACGATAGCTTATCCTCCATTTCTGGAGTTCCCTTGCTGTTGAAGTCCGTTTCGGGAGTTCTTTGGCGAAGTCCTTTTCAGGAGTTCTGTGTCGGACCTTTTCAGGTGGACATGTGCAGACTCTATTCAGGTATTTGGGGTTGCGTCAAGTCTAACTACTTGGCGGAGTAGAATTCGATGGTTGACTCGGCCGTCTTTTGGCCTGTTTTGGTGATACGATAGACGCATTCCGTCAGTGGTATACCATCGTGTATCGATTGGTCATATCTGCTGGATACGTAATCAGCCTTCTCCATTCTGGCCATCAATTGGTAGAACGCTGGATTAGACTGCTTCACTCCTTCAGCCGCGATCGCTTGACGAATGTTCTTTCCGTGCATCTCGCCTTTCATCAGGCAGGCCAGCACTTTGAATTGCAGATGCGATATTTGAGGAAACGGCATGAATTAGCCTCACTGATACAGTTCGTCGGTCAGATAGGCGACAACGGCCAGTTGACCGAGCCTCATGTCCATCTGTCGCCGCTGTTCATCGGTGATGACTCGTCGACGTGCCGAAAGCCATTCAGCATCCGAATTGAATGAGACTCTTCCCGTATTGCCGCAGTGATTGCAGTTCTGGACTCGACCCAGGCAGACCGGGCATGACGTCCGGATCTGCTCTAAGTCGGTCAGATCGATTTTGGCCATCGGATCTATTCCGTGAACTGCTTGTTGATGAATTTAGACCAGTGAGTGACTTCGTTGATCAGATCTGGCGCTGCGATATTCGATTCGAGAGTCATGAACTCATCATCCCCCGTGCAATAGGCCAGTTGAGTTGTTCCATCTTCGCATCTAACCCACACGTGTTCCCATTGTGGCGCATCGAATTTATAGATTGGATACCACGGTTCGTCGAATTCAGATTTGATCTCAGATTCGGCATGCTCGCTGACGATCGCGATTTCAGCTTGCGAGTAGACAATAACCACGCATCCTTCGAGGCATGATCCAATCAGTTGCTGCTGAATTGCGGCTCGGATCGATGGGAATAGGTCATCCTTGAAAACACCGGTATCGAGTTTGACGAACACAACGGATCGTTGTGAACCAGTCGCTTGCGCGATTTTTTGGATAGGGGGAAGTTTTGGTTTTGCGTCTGCCGCCTTTTTCTTCTCGGTTCCAGCGAGCCACAGATCGTATTCCATGAATAGATGCGGTGAATATGGCTTTTCGGCCTCCATTCCCGTGAGCGTCAGAACAGCGCCGCCCGGTGCGGTCGGTTCCGGCGTCACAGTCACGATTCCATACGGTATACCTGCAATCAATCCAAATCCGGTTTCCTTCGGATGAACAGTGGCCCCAACTGCGAACAGAGTATTAACGTCGATTTCTGTCATAAAATTGCCCTTTGATTTAAGGGGTTCGGTTTTGTCAGTCACCCCAGACTTCTGGGTTGACTCGTTTGGCGATGCGGAACGTGATGATCCGGAGAGATGTTTCCATTGACTGTAGGAAATGCTCGTCTTGATCGGCATCGCGTTGATCAAGCTTCTGGTATGCGTTGTAGGCACTCTTCAATGCCGCGACGACGTCCAGTTCCTCTTTCGTGATCGATTGAGAGGGAATCTCTCGATTTGCGATCGCGGCGGCTTCCCATGCCTCTTGTTCGCTGACATCCAGATGGTTCCAGCCGCTATAGTCATGCCCGGAAATTCTTCGCCGGGCCGCGAATGCCTCACATGCAAGCTGCCCTCTGGATTTCTCACTAGGTTCAATAAGCTTGAATCTGGATTTCAACCAGAGCCCAGTTCCGTCGATCCGAATGTGCAGGCCGTCCGGACTGACTTCGAGAATATTGAACCGATTCCCAACGCCGTGAATTGCATCTTTATCGATGCATTCAACCAAATCGCCGACTTTGAACGTCATGCAGTGGCCCTTTGTTGTTTTTCCCGATCTGTGTCAACGGCTCCCATCCGAACATCGTTGCGAGCCAGCCATGCTTGATACAGGGCTTTGTCTAACGCGACCCGTGCTTTCTGCTGTTCAACCGTTTGAGTCCGCGTAGCCTCTCGTCCACGCCTCTCATTGCAACGATTGCAGGCATTGACGATCACGTCTTGCATCGGGTCTGGCCTGTCCAGCTTATTGATCAGATGATCGATCGTTGACGCATTCGCCTTAAGCGAGTGAAAACATTTTGGCCGAACCAGCTTTGTCTGGCAGTTACACCACAAACAGCGGCCAGCATGAAGGTGATGAAGCAATTCCCGCTTTGGGTTCATGGCGAATCCATTCGATGTACCGATGTGAAAATAGCGGGCTGAAGAGGAGAGTTCTCAGCCCGCTATTCTTGGCCATCCGAAGCCAGTAAGCCACCCAGCATCTAGGCCGGGCGCACCGTTCAGGTACTCGATTGATTCTGGTTTGCGGGAGCGTTCGGATCGGTTTGTGGGGCCGGCGGAACGAACGAACTGGCGGTATTGAGCGCGGCCTGAGCATTGTCGAGGGCGGTTTGCAGAGTTGCTTTGTGCGTTCCGAGATCGACGGCGGCGGCTTCGAATACGGCATCCGCTTGCGTGCCTTCGGTCGCTTGCGACTGAAGATTGGTCACGGTCGTTTGCAGTCCGATGATCAGAGATCCCAATCCAGTCAGCAACGTCACGGTCTGTCCAAGCAATGTGGCACAGGCATCCATCGTCGCGTCGACGGCGGCTTGCTGGGCGGCGAAATCGGCTTGTCCGGTCATAAGAATTTCTACCTTTTTACTGAGTTCGTCGATTTGAGCCTGCAACATCGCCTGCTCGGTCTGCTCTTTCTGCTCGTCAATGGCCAAGCGATCTTCCAATTCGCTTTCTTTCTTCTGGACAAAACACGCTTTATCCCAGATTAAAAGCAACTGCTTTCGGATATAGGGGATGTTTTCGGTTACCCAGTTGTTCCATGAATCGGCCACTGACTTGACTCCTTGAGGATGTCTCATCTTACAGTGAACTACCGATCATGCAATCCAGAATATCCATCATCAGAAGAGGGGGTCTCGTTTTCTCGCCGTCGCCAATTGTCCAATGCTTGCTGACGCCTCTCATCTTCTCTGAGTTTTTCTCGCTCAGCGCACGCATCAGCGGCTGCCATTTCTCGATGCATTGCCACAACCTCCGCGCCGGATTTTGACAAATAGGCCACCAATATCATCGAAACAACGATTCCCGCGAACGGACTGATTCCGAATACAATCTTGAATGGCCAAGAAATGAGTTTAAGAACGAAAGACATGGCGATTTCCTTTCAAGAATGATTCAGAAGTTCACCGCGATGTTACTGAATCAGCGGCGTGATCTGACTCTATCGACATCATTTCGGAAAATCAACTAGATTTTTCTATTTCATGGCGCAAATTTCAGGCAACGATCTTTTGAGTCACATCAGACGCCAATGAGACTCTGCCATTCAGAATTGGGGATGATGGGCCGTTCGGCATTTGAACCTGCACATCCCATGTTAGATCGAGCAATCCGAGTTGTGATGTCATATCCGCTTTCATCGTCAGAATTGCTGTTCCCTGTTGCTCATCTGTGACAACCAAACTGGCCCAATTGCTTTGGATTCCAGATGTGGAACCGTTGAGAATGATCAGTCCACCGGCTTCGGTGATCTGGAACGTGGCCTGAGAATCCGTATCACCCGGTTGCTGCGTGAGCCACGTTTCTTTTGCCGTGAGCGTGAGTCCGCTTCGGCCGACAATCGTTCCAAGCGCTCCGGGAAGTGCTTGCGCGTAGAAATCGCCGCGAACAATCCCCAGCGTCAACGGACTCAATGCCGCTCTCGCCTGTTGAGTATTGATGGCAAGGACCGGTTGGACCTGAATTTTCCCGACTTTGACAGCCGTCTCTGCGGCCGTAGGAGACTCTTGTAAAGAGTAGACGCCGGCTGTCTCAACTGCCGGGAAATCGACTTTCCAATTCGCAAATTCTCCACCATTCCGATATTGAACGACGCGACAGGTTCCCGTTGCGGGGTCTGTCATGAGCGCCCGCCGATTCGATGGATTGTCGCCGAACTGTACCCAGGACAACGGTCCTGACACATTCAACAGGTTCCCATTGAAGTCATAGACGTTTGATGTCAGCGTGCCATTCCCGTTTGGGATGTTGTCCTGAAGGTACTTGTTCGCCATGTCAATCTTTCTTGGCTTCAGCCGCCTTTGATGCGGCGCGGGCATCACTCATGAGTTTTTGAACTTGTCCACGGAGCAGCAATGCGGTTCCTGATTTATCGACGATGCTGTCGAGCAAATCATAGTCGGCAACGCTCAATTCCAATGGTGCTGGCGGCACTTCCCCGAGGCGGAACATCCAGGGAAGAATTGTCATTGCCGGGCCGTCAGTTTTCCCAGCGAGAATATTATTGGCCAGCCACCATGCTAGAGTCTTGCTTTCAACGTCGGGCTGACCGGTTTGCGGGTTCCGAGTTCCGGTCGGGAAGTCCAATGGCTTCCCATCGAAGTTCAGAGCGGTCACACCGAAATCAACAGTAATTTTTTCTGCCACAGTAAATTCCCTTTGTGAAGAATGGAGAGGCTCAAAGCGACTGGCAGTCTAGCCAGATATTTTGGAATCGACAATCTGAGAAGAGTACCAATCGCGAATCGTTTTCTTGTGAGTTTCCCACCATGACCATGTTAAATCCAGATCGATGTTTGATTGTTCTTGGTGCAACACCATCAAAGACTCGCGAGTTCCGCCGATCGTTTCCCATTCGGCCATTGTTTTTGTCATGCAACCGATTTGTACGAATGCGTTGGTTGCGAATGCCCAGTATCCATCGCGAATGATCCAGCCCGACACTTGATTGATAATCGTCGCGTTCCAAATTGCACCGATCAGATCGATTGATTCCAAATCCATTTTTTCGAAATTTGCACCCGAGATGTCATGACCGCTGAGAGACAACGGTCCCCTGGCACAAACTAACTTGACCGATCGACAATTGGCCGGAAGCTTGCAATTGGCGAGGACCGCATGAGACAAATCAATTCCACGGACATCAACTGTCGATAGATCCAACCCTGATAGGTCGCAGCATTTCAACTTGCCACGTTTTCCCTTTGATGGATCAGCAATCCACTTCTGATGTTCTGCGATGATTTCTTGAATGTTATTCATAACTTAAACGCGATCGTCCAAAGGAAGTCGGCTGACGTCTCGGGACTGCCCCACGCTCCCGGTGAAATCGTTCCGGCTCCTACATTCAGTTTGGCGGCGATTGCTGTCAGTAGGAATGTTGTCCCATTCGCCACTTCAATATTTCCTTGAGCCGTGTATCCAGTTGGAGGAGTGAATCCGGCCCCGGTCATTTGTGAATCGGCGGCGACCAAGACAACGCAGTCAGTGGTAGCCGATGACGTGACAGAATGTGGCGTTGCCGTATTCGACGTTACTTGGATGTCGTCAGGATTTGTTGCATTGGCTCCCAGGACCTCGAAGATGGTGACACAATTCGCATCTGATTTTGATGAACCGGCGTAGGTGACTGTGTATGTTGATGGCTCGCTCGCACCGCATTTCTTGTAATAACATCTCGCCGAATATCCGCTCCCGACATCTTGTCCGCCAGCCGCCTTTGTCCAGGCCGAACCGCCGGAAATCGTTGCTTGGCCAGTATCCACATCTTGAATTACTGCAACAACCCATGTTCCAGCAGCAGAAGCTCCCCCAGAGAATCCAACCGTATAGTTGGTGTTTGTCCCAGTGATACTCCCTGTCGCATTTCGACCGAAAGAGATACCGGTAGCAGCAGGTGCGGACCAATGAGCTACGGGAAATGAAAACATTATGCGAATGCCTTTTGGCCAACGCCGAGCAAATTGCTGCCATGACAGACGAATGTCAGCACATCAATCGCATTGTTGGCTGTACTGAGAACAAAAGCTGTTCCGCCAGGAAACAGATATCCGGCCCCATAAGTGATCGCATTTGATCCGGTGGAACTTTGCTTGATGACAATCGTGTAAGTTGCTCCCGCTTGAATATTTGACGGGAAGCCCAGTACACGGGTTGATCCGACAGCACTCGTCAGTAGCACGAATGCCGCCTGTTGCGTGTTCGCATTCCATGTGATGGTCGAGGCATCGATCAGAGTTTGTTCAGCGAAATACTGCTGAGCCGTGAAAGCCGTAACAGTACCCGGTGCGACAAAATCTGTTCCAGCCGTCGCTGCCGAGAATGCACTCGTTCCATTCCCTTTGACAATCCCTGTCAGTGTCGCAACGCCGGTCCCCCCATTGCTGACTGTCAACGTGGCGAGACTGGTGAGATTCTTCGATCCATCCGTCATCACGATATTGGATGCGGTCAGGGTCGTATTATTGACAGTTCCGCTAAAGGTTGCTGCCGCGGCTGTAATTGGAGCATCAGCCGAGTCGTCAGCAAGACGGAACGCCGCCGTCGTTCCAGATCGCTTAATTCCGAACGATGCCGATGTCGATGTAGCCCATCGCATGATCGGAGTCGTCGCAGCAACCATGAATGTTGCGTTGTTAGAACTCGCTGCTCCTTGCCAGATCGAGACAGTCCCGTTCGAGTTATTCCAAGTATTGGTTGTCAGCGCAAGACTAGTGATATTACCGCCGGTCGATACTTTGAACATTGACGAACCGCCGACTTGCAGATCCATCAGATTACTGGAACCGCCAGCAGCGACCATCGTGATATTCATCAGGATGGCCGTCACGGATGACGAGGTATTCCAGACTTGAGCAAGATTCAGCAAGTTGATTGCTTGGGAACCTGTATTGGCTGATGGACCCCATGTCGCGATTGTTGCACCGGGATTCTGGACAGTTGTCGTCGATGTCAGCGTATGCGTTCCCGACTGAGATCCTGTCGTAACGATTGCTGAACCGGCTGGAGTGGCAGAAGCTTGGAATGCATTCGCTGTTAATCCAGTCGCGATGACATAGTACGTTGTGGCCGTCGCCAATCCGGTTGGCAATGCTCCCGTCGTCGTCAATGTGAATGATGAACCGGGAACGAATCCGTGGGCCGTCAGAGAGAATACCGCTGGATTTGCAATCGTCACTGTCACTGTCGTGGCTTGTGAGACACCTGCGAATCCCGTCACAACGCCCAGCGTTCCAGCAACCCCGGTTCCTGTACTCAAGCTGGCGGTTTCAGTGACGTTCGATCCAGCCGTATTAGCGGCTGTTGCCGATCCATATTGAATTCCCGTGAATCCTGTTGCAGCAAAGTTGGCGAGCATTAACACGCCACTGGCAGGACTACTGAATTTTACTTGAGAACTGAGAAGAACTGTCCCGCTTAATGCTGGTGATGTCCCGAATACCGCAGCGCCAGTCCCAGTCGAATCCGTGATTGCCGCTCGCAATGTCCCAGATATGAATGATCCGAATGATGTCGTATTGCCAACACTCGTCACGACACCCGAAAGATTTGCATTCGTTGTGACCGTCGCAGCATTACCAGTTGTATTCTGATTCAGTGTCGGAAATGTGCAGTTGGCTAGATTGCCGGATGTCGGCGTCCCCAGGATTGGAGTGACCAGCGTAGGGGATGTCGCGAAGACCGCCGCTCCCGTTCCCGTCTCATCGCTCAAAGCGGCTGCAAGTGTTGCTGACGTGAACGATCCAAACGAGGTTGTATTGCCGACGCTTGTGACCACTCCCGAGAGATTGGCATTCGTGACAACTGTTGTCGCAGCGATCGTTCCTGTTCCGGTCGTGCCGAGGCTTGCACCAGTCCCAACCAGCATTGCCGCTGTTGTGTTCGTCCCGCTCGTCAAAGTATCGAACGTCGGATTCGCGCTTCCACTTGCCGCAATGGAATACGGACTGCCGGATGTGCCAGACCCGGTAATCATGATATTCGAGCCTTGAACGATCAGACCGGAAATCGTCGCAACGGTTCCCGCTTGTCCGCTTGTATTCTGATTGAGCGTCGGAAAATCACCAGCCGTCGCGATCGACAAGACCCCTGTTGATGTTGTGCTTTTCAGAATCCCAGTTGTTAATCCGCTCGTTCCGGCGGAATAGTCGGTTCCCGCCGTGGCGGATGTGAACGCGGAAGTTCCGTTGCCTTTCACCAATCCCGTCAGTGTCATGGCCCCTGTTCCGCCGCCAGCCACTGAGAGAGTTCCAAATGACCAATTCTGTGAACCGTCTGTGATGAGAGTTTGGCCGACCGTTCCATCGGCCGTTGGCAGTGTGAATGTGATGGTGCTGGCCGTTACTCCGGCTTGCAGATTCAGGATATTGGCATTCGAACCGTTCTTGAGCGCCAATGTCCCTGTGAGCGTCACTGTTCCGGTTGAGACCGACGTCGGAGTGATATTGCCGAGTCCGAGCGTGATGTTTGGTGTCGTGGTCGGATTCGAGACAGATTGCGTGATTCCATTATTGGCCGTCACGGAGATCGTTGTAACCGTTCCTGAACCGCCTCCAGTCGAACTGATTACCCCGCTGCCATTAATCGTGATCGTCGTGCCATCGACTTTCACGCCGCCCAGAATCGATGTACTTGCGATTGGCAACGTGTAGGCCGCATTTGAGACGGCCGTCGCGACGTAAGCCGTAGACGCCGCTTTGGTAGAATTGTCTCCGGGTGATTGGGTTCCAACGATGGGATTTGTGAGCGTTGGTCCCGTAGACAGGACGGCGGCCCCAGTCCCCGTGATTGTCAAGCTGACGAGATTCTTCGATCCATCAGTTCCGACTGGGCGAGAGGCCGTCAGAGATGAGACAGACACATTTTGCGAAGTATCGATTGCGATGGCTGTCGTGCCGGCTGTCTCGATGTTCAGAGCGCGAGCAACGCCGGTTCCAGCATTCTCGGTTCCGATCGTATGCGTCCCTGCCGCCGTGCGAATGACCAGACGTTCGTAGTTCGCCCCATTCGAATAGGTTCCATAGACCCGGAGTTCATTAGGTCCGAGCGTTGAGTTCCTAAATCCCCAGACATAATTGGCATCGAATGAGAGAACGCCCAGGCCAACGCTATCGTTGAATTGATTGAACGGCACTTTCGAGACCAGATTTCCACCGTAGGTAATTGCTCCCGTACTGCTAAAAATGAAATCTGGAGATGTTTGACCGCTACGTCGGAGATTTAGGTAATCGCCGACAAATCCTGCACTGAGATTTGCCGCCAGCATCGTTCCGAGCGAACTCCACGGAAACGTCAGTGTCGTCCCCGTGGGCGAGATCAGCATGTAGGGGACGGCATTCGTCCCAGAGAAGATTGTTCCCGTGATTTGGATCGGTGAGACAGACGCAACAGCGTTGCCGGTGATTGCCCAGGAGGAAACGGCATTGTTGGCGCTCAAAGTCAGCGTGAGTCCGGTATTTGCAACGCCGGTTCCCCCGTATTGACCGGCGACAACACTGCCCTGCCAAGTTCCCGTTCCGATCGTTCCGACCGATGTCAGCGACGATGTGACAACCGTGGAATTCAGAACAGATCCCAGTAATGTCGCTGCGGATGCCGCATAGGGACCGCTGCTCAGATTGCCTGATCCATCGAACTGAGCAACTCCGGTCGAATAATTCGCCATCCGAACCGGACCGCGGAAGTAGGCCGAATTGTCATCACCACGAAGTTCCAGCGTTGACGATCCGCCCGTGGGACCAAATGCCATTCCATCGGGTCCGCTTGATCCTGATCCATAAACAACCTGAATCGACGTTGTTGATCCGACTGTCGTGACGGTATAGGCATTGATGCCGAGACCAAGCCGCCAGTTCTGGTCGGCTGATCCGTTCAGCAGCAACGCATGACCGGACGTCAACGATACGCCGGTTGTGTAATCCTGTTGGGCCGACCATGTATTTTCAGCATTGAGAAGCGGAATTGTTGCCCCGCTTGTGCCGATGGCCGTCGTTGCTGCACTCGTGAAATTGACGCCATTGGTTTTTGTGATTGTCAGCGAACCGGAACTGTTCAATGTTCCGTCGCCGCCAACCGTCTGGGAGGCCCAATTCGTGCCACTCCCAATCAGCAGATGACCGGCCGTCGCTGCCGTATTGCCCAATGCCACCCCATTGATCTGAGTGACTGTCACTGCAATCGATGCTGCGCCGGTTCCGGTCACATCGCCAGTGAGCGTTAGAGTCTGGCTCGCCGCTGACAATTTCGTAAATAGGATTGGCGTCGTACCGACCGTAAATGGCCCTTCGCCTGTCTCAACCCAGAGCGTACCGGCGTTGACTGATCCTGATTGAATCACCGTATACGAACCAGCGGTGATTCCTCCATTTGGTCCGATGGACCCGTCAAAATCAGATGTTCGCGTCAATACCCAGTTCGTTGAACCACTGCCTTGGTTCGTGAGCGAAAAGATACCGTTTTGGAATGTATTGCTGGTTTGATCTTTTACCAGCACTCGGGCATTCAATGGCAACACAACACTGTCAATCGACAATGCGGCCTGAGATCCAGAATTCGTCAGTGTCGCCCCGACACCACTGGAACCATTGTTGTAGGTTGCTGTCAGTTGTGCTGTCGTCGCCACCAGACAGGCGTTTTTCTGCGAGAGATTGGACGTCATCGCATCGCAATAAGCTTTTGTCACAACATCGCTGGCGTTCACTGGCGATGGCATTCCAGTGATCGAACCGCCCGTGATGGCCACCGATGCGGCACTTTGCTGCGCCATGGACCCCAGCCCAGCGATATCCGCAAAGGCGGGCTGAGTCAGAATCGGCTGGCCGGCAGTGGTGATCGAACTGATCCACTGATGGGACACGGCCGCAATCGAGTTCACGCCGCCCAGCGTTGACGGTCCGGGAGCCGTCAGTTGATAGGTTAGCGTCAGAACGGGATTAGGTCCGCCGCTGGAGACTCCGGTGAATCCGTTGGCCGTGGCGACTGCCACAGATCGGACAGTTCCAACGTCTTGCCAAGCGGATTGGCCATTCCCAAGCGATACCATCGCTTGACCGACAGTCCCTTGATCTGGCGGAAATAGGACCTCTTCGCCACCATTGAAACGATCGGGAGCCGTTACGCCAGTCATAATGCAACTCGCCCGTGAGGGAGTGGAATCCGTTCACGGGCGAGTTTATCGCATCAAATGTTTAACGGCAATCTGTTTACAACCGATCACCGAAGATCGCAATCATCAAAGCACCGCCAGCCATCCCCGCAAGACAGCACAAAATCAGCTTCACGGCGAATGGAAGATCATCCATCAAACGTCACTTTTGGGCATCTCCGGCACGACAGGAACCGCCGGCTTTCGATTGATGTTCATGGCCCCCAATACCCATTCAGGCAGATACTGAATCACCGTCTTCACGACAATCATGCCGCCGATGCACATGGCCGCAGACGTTGCCCAGATCCAATAGACATCAGCCTTTTGCAAGAACCAAGGAGCCAGCAACCGAGCCAGCCAGATGCCGCCGACGATTGCCAAGCAGAAGTTTCCCATCAGTTCCTGGCCGAGTCCGGGGAGATCTTGCGGACGCCACGAACCACGATATTGAGAAATGCCAACCAGCACACCCATCGTGCCGCCGAATGAGGCAGCCGCTAAATCAGACCACATTGTATCGCGGGTCTCGATTGCGGCTGTTACGGCACTCGCATCGGTTGCGAGCAACACCACGAGCAAGAGGCAGGCTTTCATCATGAAATCCCTGTTGTGAATTACGTTGTGGTGATTCCGCCGAACCGGCTTGACCGCGGCTGTTTGATGACGGAACGTCCATTCATGGGAGTCGGTAAACGAATTCAGAACGTGTGATGCCATGATACCCTCGCGTTTGCGTGAAACAACGTCTAGGAATGGATTGGGCATCGATCGTTCCAAAATCAATGAAAGACTGAGTCGACGCCACGCAAAAAGGCTACGTGGTTTTCCACATTTCTTGCAACTGAACGGGATAGCCTATTCGTCAGGTTTTTCCTGATCAGATTGAAAGACTTTGCAGAAGTCGCTCCTGATGAACGGGATTTGAGCAGATTGGTTGATTGCAGTCCAGATCTTGATTAACAATTGGCCTGATTTTTACCGTGGCGAACCTTTTCAATCACTCGCCATTCTTTCAGAAGTTCCGTCTCGTCTGTCCAATACGACATTAATCCGCAGGTCCTAGTTCCGGTAGCTCGTGAAATACCATGACGACGGCAGACTTCGTCCGGCATCGGTTCAACGCTATCGCATCTATCCCAACAGGATTCAACGGCATCGCCAAACGATCTGACAAGCCAGTCCTCCGATTTAAAGCCGAGCCAGAACAGTCCACACAATCCTTCGGCGATTTGCGATTTGTATTTCTCGTATTCATTACGTCCGTGATCCGAGGCGTCCGTTCTCCACTCAGGCCACATTGAGGTTTTCCATGCCTCATAAAACGCGATCAGATCTTTTTCTGACCCGACAACTTTCCCAAGCCATCCGCCATCCGCAATTTTCTCATAGGTAATTTTGAGTTTTCGCTTTGGCTTGGCGACGGTTGAGGCCGATGCGATCTTCACAAGCGGAGCAAACAGAGCCGCGATGATGACTCCGAGAATTCCACGTCGATTAATTGAGTCCATGATTTGAGAGTCCTGAAAGGGAACGAGCAGAACGCGAACGAGATCAGTCTACAGGAAAGCCGCAATGTCAGTAAATGACATCCTTCAAGCGAGTACAGCCAGTGTCAGAAATTGGAGCCCAAACTGCTTGTTTTTCCGGCCAATTGCTCAAAAGACGTCGTCTTATCGTGGAAGTAGGAATTCCTGAAATTTCCGACCATTCACGAATCGTTTTTGTCTCCCCGTAAAATTTCAGCTTTTTTACGCATGAACGATTTTGCGATTGAGTGACACGATCAGCCCATCTGACATTGCCCGGTTCGTATCCTTTTTCCCCATCAATGCGATCGATGGAATGACGATGGCTTGGCTTTGGTCCAATATGGGCGAGAAACCGCTGGAATCCTCCATTGCCTCGCCATTTAGAGAACACGCGAATTCCGCGCTTGCCGTAGTATTTGTATGCACTGTCGGATTTCACATAGCAACGTCGCTGAAGTGATTCCCATGCTCGATACTCTGGCGTTCGATGATTTTTGATTGCGTTGCTATGTTTCGTGAGCCGTTTACGATGGAACTCGATTTTCGCACAGCCGCAAGATGTGGCCTTGATTCTTGCCTGAGTGATCGTCACGGAATACACAACATTTGCATTTCCACAGTCACATTCGGCGACTACGAACGTCTCTTTCCCAATCCTGAATCGATGGCCATGCAGAGTGATCTTTCCTTTACGGAATCCGACGAATTGATCGTCGACTCTGATTCCATTGATCACCTTGAATTTTCTACGTTCCATTTTCAATCGACTGAAAAATCCCTGGATTTGACCCAGTAGCTGCTATTTCCAAAGTCAAGATGCACATTTGATGGACTGACCGTGACTTTGTGAACTACGAGCGTCATGCTGAACAGCCAAGTGAGTTTCGCACTAATCGGCTTGTCACAATCGACCGTGAATGTATCGCCATTGAGAGTGATTGTCATCGCAATTTCATCTGGCAACATCAAATCAGCGCTCGGATGAAGCAACGCGAAGATATCACGACACATCGCGATAATGTTGTACAGCAACAACGCATCATCAATGCCGATGATCCCAACTGGCGTTGCTCCACTGCCAACGACTTGCGTTTCATCCCTGACAACGTTCGACTGGTCGAGACTGATTTTGTCGACCAATCCGAGAACCGTGAACGGTTCCATGTTCAGCTTCACATCTTTGCCTATCAACTGATAGTTGAGAGCCATTTCTTTCACCGGTAAGCCGATCGCTCGTGGCGAGTTGACCTGCAATCGTCCCGTCGTGCCAATGATCTCCCTGAGTTGTGGCATCGACTTGGCCAGAAGGTTTACTTTGCCTTGGCTGTGATTCCATAGGATCGAGACGGAATTTCCTTCGCCGATGTACTGTCGGAAATACTGCTGGCCCTGTCGGATCTTGTCGGCGGCATGAATCTTCCCGGCGACTCCTGATGCCTCATAACTGCGATTGTATCGCGTCGTATTGGCGTCGATCTTTCGCACCAATGCGTTCAAATCAGTGATCGTCTGATAGGCAATTCCTTCGTTCGTTCGAACGGCTGGCCATGTCCATTTCCCATGATCATCCTCAAAACGAATTTGAGGATAGGAACCTGTAGGTCCAGTGGGAGCGGCTTCAGATGAGTATTCGATTTCAATATCCGCATTCCCTGACCCCCATCGTCGTTTCAAGTCGTTACATGCGACACACCAGCCAGGCCATTTGTTTCTCTCATTCGTGTAGACAATGGCATGACGTTTGAATGATGTCTGAGGAATTGGGGATTCAGCGGATGGCATAATCGTTTCCATCCTCATCAATGGACCGGGAGCCGAATAATCGAATGGGAATTTTCCTCTGGCAGGTTTGCCAGATGGCAATTCTCTTGGGGGAGGTACGTCTTCGATTGGAATTGGCGGTAACGCTTTCGTCGTCTCTCCGCTTGGAAATGGCGACGACTTTGGCGTCTCATAAGGATCTTGCACTCTGATTGGATCGATATTGGGAACCGGCCCAAACATCGAGGACATTGCCGGTCCACTCGGAGGCGGATTCAACGGTAACGCGGCATCAATCCGATAGATCGCGACGTCGGTCTTGCGATCGAGACTGATCTCTTTGACGTTGAATGTCTGTGATCCATATTGGATCGTGACGTTCGAATGCTTGGCTTTCGGGTCGGACAGGTGAGCCGCGGTCTGAACGAGGGACCAATCTTCGCCCGTCTCGATCACATAACCCGGACCGATGTTGCAGAGTTCATCGTTGCAGACATTGACAGTCAGGAATTTGACTTGATCGGATTCCGCGATTCTGGCTTTTTCAGCGGCTTCAACTTTGGCTTGCAACTGATCGACCTGAGAAGACAGGTCTTTATGCTGCTTCATCAATTCCGTATTGACGGCATTCACTCGCTCAATTTCTTGGTCTTGTGCTGGATCGGATCTGACGGGGAATCTTCGTTCGTTCAGATCACGGATGGCTTCGTCGTTCAGCAGTCGCGTTTCCAGATCAGACCCGGCCGGATGAGGCTCAGCGTTGAATCGGTTCGTGTCTTTCAGGTCGGCGTGATTCTTGCCGATCTGCAAACGAACCCGGACCGCGGCGGCTTCGGCCAACGCTCGATTGCTGACATCAGCCCCAATGCACTGAACCGCAAAGGACAACAAAGCGAAGATGACTTTCAACGTCCAGAGCCATGCTTTAATGGGATGCATCGGTGAATCCTTTCAGGTATCGATTTTTTCTTGGATCGATTCAAACGTGACGCCGGAATAAGACCGTTTTGGAATCGCTATGTCTCGTTGATTCATGGATTGCCACGGAGTCCAATAGCAACTTCCGCTTTGCCACCAAAGCGAGTCACCGATTTGGATCTTCAGCGAATTCTCATTCTTTTCAACCAGAACGCCGCACGTTTCCAGTTTTGAATACGGTCGATCGGCCACATTGACGAACAGTACATCAGGCCGTCCCGGAACCTCGCAGCATTCGATTACCATCCCACCGATCATCACGTCACCGATTTGGCATTGAGTGATTCAGCCACGCTCGAAGCGGGATAAGCGGGAATACCAATCGCCCACGCTTCGCCGCCAGATTGAATCGCAGACCAGAACTGATCGGCATCGACACCGACATCCCCTGGGGCCAACACATGATCACCGCCAGCCGTCCTGATGGTGATTCTTGGCATTGCCGAGACAGGTCCCGTCTGGTCGGAGTCTTGCGGCTGACCGGCTGGAAAGGCTCCCCAGCTCTCCGACGATTCCAATCGGATCTTTCCGTTGACGTCGATATAGACCCCGACGAAGCAGCGGCAGTGTCCGCCGGCCGAACCAAGTCGGCTCATTCCATTGGCGTCCGGTTGACCCGTGATGTATCCACATGCATACGGGACGGCATAACCGGCGGCGATGCAATCAAAGATCAGTTCCAGCGTCTCGGGGTAGAACGTGACAGCCGTATGATCCTTGGCCGCAGTCAGCCATGTTTGCGGCGTCCCGACACCGGGCGCGGCGAAATGGACGGCCTGCATCTCGATCTGATCCTCGGTCATGCCTTGGAACAGTTCATCAGTCGCCACGCCGCCATCGTGAACGGCATGCATCGCATCGGCCAGAATCGCACCGTCTCCACTTCCGCAACGGTCTTTTCCAAATTCGTGTCGTGCCATCGAATAGATCGGAGCAAATGCGATCTTCACCGGCTTCAAGACTTGGCCACGGGATAATGCGACAGTCAGCGACGTCTGAGCGCCGCGAGCAGTTCCGCGGCTGACACACGTTCCGCGGCGTTGCAGATATGGCCGCAAGTAATGTCCATAGACCTTGATCTCGTGATCGCGAAGGAAGATTCCCTTTGTTCCACCGGCAACGGCTCGCTGCCATGATCCGGCCAATTGTGGCTGGCTCTTGGCGATATAATCGGCCCCCATGACCAACTGGCCGGCGGCTTGACGCGCCTGAATGACCGCTTGAACCCGCTTTGGATCACTCACCCAACCCGCCACGAATCCGGGGATTGACATCTCAGATTCCTTTCCGATGCCCTATGGCACTCGACCACTATTTCAGACTGCGGATTGTCACGACGTCGGCATCGGTCAACATTCGTTCGTCTGTCGATGCATTCTTGAACTGTTGATCGAACTTGGTTGAATCGCCGAGTTCCAGATCGCCATTCGTGATGAAGCCTTTGACGTATTCCTGCAATTCTTTTGGCGTCGTAATGATTTTGTTTTCGACGTATTGGGCCATCACTTCCCAAACGTCAGACGCCGGAGCGTGTTTCAGGATCGGCGTCGGACCCGGCGAAGGCTTGCTCGTATCGTCTGAAGAAGGTTTCACGAACAAACCGGAGCAACCGACTGCCATGAACAGGCTGATGAATAGAAATCCGTTTCGCATCGTGTCGCCTTTGGCAGAATTCTTGAATCAGTCGGACGGTTTCAGCGTCAGCTTCCATCATTACTGAATGCCGGAAGTAAGTGCTGAAGATTGAATCGCGGCCAGTTGTGACTTCAATTGGGCAATCGTCGCCACGTCCGCTGGATGATCTTGCTCATCTTTTGTCGGCACATCCCTGTCGATCTGAGCCAGTTTGGATTTCTTCCACAACGCTTTTGCTTCGGCCTTCAATGCCGGATCTTTTTCGTTGTTGATCAACTTTGCAAATAGTCGATCTTGGCTCGCGTCAACAACGACAGTCAAAACGTCACCAATAGGATTGGATTGTCCATTTGACTTTGGGGGAAACCAAACCTTGATCTGATCTTTCAGAGCGCCGACCATTTCGATCAGAGTCGCAATCCCACCCCCGCCAGCGCCAAATAGGCTGACCACAACAGCCAACCAGCCGACTGTCGGAACATCAGGTGCAGTTCCCTTTGCGATCGCTGGCTGAACAGCGGTTGAAAAGAAACTGCCGAGGACCATCATCGATACGATGGTAACGGCCGCACAAATTCCGATTGTGATCCACCTGTGACTCATGTTGCGTCCCTGCCTCAACTGAAAGAATTGTCGATTATTCGGAATCACCAACGGTTCAACTGGCAGTAGGCTTGTCGACGTTCGCAGCCTTGATAGCGGTCAATTGCTCGACCAGTTGAAGCAATGTTGCGGCATCAGTCACGTAGGCAATTGCATCGCCAATATAGGCCACGACGTCCGCTCGGAAGATCTCCAAACCGAACGGCAACGCGGTTCCCGCATTCAATGCCGCTTGAAGTTTTTGGAGCATTGGCAATGTCAGAGACTGAAGATGAGTCGTCCAGACGGTTGCCCACGCTGATAATCTTGCCTCGGCAGATGCGAAGACCTGCGGAATACTCAGCTTTGGCGGAGTGACGCCCGGCGTTGGATGAGGAGTCGTCGGAGTCGTGCCACCGTTCGTTGTCGTTCCAGTTGACATTTTGCTCATCCTTGAAAGGGATTTATTGAATCTAACCAAAGCGGTTGAGAGGACTCGAACCCCCACCTTGTCGCCTAGTCCGGTAAACCGGAGGCTACACCGTCTGCCACTCGACTTCCATCCGCAACAATCTGAATTTCGATTAGCGACCGCATCGACAGTTTGGATCGCCACATCCGCACTGGCAACCGCCGCTCGATCGAGTCCGCGTAATCGTGCTGGAGTAACTTCGCTGAACCGGAGCGGCTTGAACATAAGTCATGGTCGGAGCCACGCTATATGTCATCACTGAAGCCGCTGGAGTAACGGCATAGAGAGTCGCAGCACGACGCGGCCTGACACGAACTCGGCGATGATGGGTCGCAACGACTTGGGTTTGCTGAGCCGACTGAACCGCCTCGGGCGCATCGGACATCGGAGCGTCATTCACCGCGGGAATGATCGTTTCGACCGTAGGAGCCGGAGCGACATTGACGGTTACAGACCGCGAACGGGTGACTTGGCCGGCATCGCAAAACTGACAACAGGCAAGAACAGCGATCAACATGAGAGAGACAAGGCGCATGGTAGAATCCTTTCGGGACAGTTTGTGGAATCACTTTGATTTGTGTGAATCTCACCAGAGTCTGCGAAAGAACTTTGCGTCTGTCAAGACTAAGCGGCGGGAATAGATCCGGAAAGCACTTCGATGGCGTCGACTACGTTCTGAGGAGACAGACCCCACTTAGGGTCGACTTTGATCAGATTTTTGATGAACAATGCCCCGCAATCAAGAACGCACCAATTTTCTAGCCTGTGCTTTTCTACATACCGGCTGATCTGTGTATCGCGAAGATCAAATGAGACTCTTGGCCATTTATCGCGTTCGGCACATTGCAGAACGTCGTCGAATTGGCCGACCTCTGTTGCCCCATGAACGCGACCAGGGAACTTCTTTCCGACTTCCGCACCGTGTAGCGCCAAGACTGTTTCGATCGCGGCGACATCCATCACATCACGACGCCAATAGGCCATCAGCACGATTTGGCATTCCGGGACGCTGCGAAGAATTGAGTTCAACAACTCGATCTTGCCTGGGCAGATATCGCAATAGCCGTTCGGATAAAGAGTGCTGTCGCCAAGGACACCTTCTACGCCGAGAAATAATACCGGACGATTTACGGCCGACGGCGTCGATTCATTTTCCGTTGTGTCCATATCTTGAATCGCCTGTTGTTGGAGAGAACGAGAACTTTGGGAGGATTGGGGAACGATTCACGACGTCTCGACTTGCCACGAGGGAACCATTCACGATTTGAGTAATGCGGAAGATTTCCCTTGCTTCGGCTTCCCATTGATTGCCTCATTGCGAATGAATGGACCCGGAGGAATATATCGCCATCGAATCACCGTGATCATTTCACGATAGTCGCAGCGCATGTTTTTGACAAACATTTGAACGAACTCGTCCGGCGTCAGATTCGGAAATCCTTCGCGGACGACGGCATCGGGCAGAATGTTATCGAGCGGTTCGCGTCGGACTTCGATCACCTGAACCAAGGCCAGCGGTTTTGGTCGCTCGCCTTTCTTGAATCCCATCACTCGATCGACGATCAACAGGAAGTCGCCCGCTTTGACTTTCAGACATTTCAACCGGCGTGTCTCGGTCTTGCTGTGATCGAGGATTTGAGATTGAGTGAGGGAACAAGAAATCAGTTTCATGATTTACCGTCAAGCGTGTTTTGGATAACTGATTAGTTCCGTCTTTAAATCCCCGAACCAGCGAACGTCTCTTCGTGAGTCACTACACACGATTGAATTGCCGCGACGATTTGGAAAACAAGTTTTTCGTAGTTTGGATCGTCTGGCCTCATGGCCGAATTCGCCGCCTGTCGCGCCAGATGTTCGTGATGGGGAATTACTCGCTCACGTCCACATGTTCGCCTAAGGCTTTGAATCTCCATTGCAACACGCTCCGCCCTGCATTCGGCGATTTCTTTTTCGGCCGATTCAATGAAACATCGACCGCAATTTGTCCCAAGCCATTGAACAACAGTTGCGGCCACTTCCGCGTCTCGTTGAGAAATAGGCGGAACAAAATACGGCTCTCCCGGAAACGAAAAAAACCTCCTCTCGCGGATTCGAGTCGGAGTCAGTAGCTGTTCAAGCAGACCATACCCATAATTGACATGCGGGCCTTTATCTTGTTCTTGTTGCCATCGCCGCAGGTAGATCTCTTCTGCCGCATTACCTTCACGGTCCGGATTTAGACTGCGATGAATTGGCGTCAAGATCTTTCTCAGTTCTCGCTGAGCGAACACCATTTCACATCGATGGCAACGCGGATCTTCAGGGTCGCATTCTGGCTCGCAATAACACCCGTCGTCATTGTCTAACTGATGTCCAATCGCCCACAGCGCCCCCTGAATCCGCTCGCGATTACCGGACGTGATCGGAATGTCAATGGGGTATGTGAAGACGCCGTATTTTGACAGCGTTTCATTCAAGTCAGCCATAATTACCCTCAATCCTCAAAGTCGGTAATCAGTCAGTTTCCTGATTATAAAAATGCCCGGCCCGTTGTGCGGTTCAAAATCCCGACCGTCTGGCGGTTCGTAATTTTCACAACAGACCGGGCAATCATAATCACTCGATCGGCCAAGAAGTTCGAATCCTCAAGCAACAAGCTCTCGGATTTCCATGACCGATCGAGCGAAGATCAGTCCCATCGATCGAGACAATATTCTGATTTCAGGCCGTTCGTCGTAGCTCGAATCCGAGCGGACCATTCCTGATCGCCTTTTGCCAGGATCAAACCGCATGCATGAGGATCTTCCATTCCCTCGATCTTTGCGGTTTTCGAATGAGCCTCAATCACCGCTCGAATCCCGTGGAACTCTGTTCGCAGAATTTCTGGGAACAATGCGATTCCGGCGTTACGACTCTCTTTTGCGCCATCCAACAACAGCAACAGTCGTTCGCCCTGATGCTGACAATCGGATTCATCTCGCCATTGCGACGGGCCGAGGCAGATCGCTGATACCTTATGGAACCCGCCAATATTCAATCCGAACTGTGAAGGGGATGAACCGCCGCCCCACAGATACCATGAGACCGGATTGCGATCGTCTGGCGTGTCCCATTGCAGAATTGGCGGCGAATCTGGATTGACTGCCGTCACAAGGCAGCCGTAGTTGCCCCGTGATGATGGAATATACAATTCGATCTGTTGGCAGTTCGAGAGAACCGTGCTGCGGAATTTCTGCCACGTCATTTTCGATGCCGGCGTCTGGATGTCGGCAACATCGGAACCAGACTGCTTTGACTTCAGATGGCCGAATACTCCTCCCGAGGCTTCCTTTTCAACTCTAGGTTCCGATGGACGCCACAACGATTTCACTTCGTCGAGTCGACAGAAGCGACGTTGCAACGATCCTTCAGCTTTCAGTTTTGCCATGATCTTTTCGGCTTCGGCAATCGTTCCTTCTTTTGGTGCGGCTGTCGGACGTTGATATTGGAGCGGATGCATCTTCGCCGCGAACCGCCGAGCCACTTCGTCGAATCCATACTCGGCAGCAACTCCGCTGGCGATGTCGAACAGAAGCGAACCGATCACAGACGATCTTGGATGACAGAAACCAGCAGGAGCCGTCGAGATCGCTCGCCACACGATGTTCTGCTTTTGCTGGCCCTTTAGATTTTCAGTCGTGATTTTGAGATTCAACAGCCATTCCGCTTGACCGAGAATCTTTTCACTTCGATACAGGGCCTCGGTCTTCAAAAGCTTCACGGCTTGTTCAATCGCGGCTTGTGGGAAATCAGCCAAGGCAGAACTGACATTCTTGAAGTCTTCCGACTTCTCGGCCGATGCCTGAAACGCTGATTGGATGGCATTCTTAAAGACGATCGATTTTGGAGCCGACAGCGACAGATGATGCCATTTCTCTGTTACTGGCGTTCCATAGATTTCCTCGGAACAAATGAAAACGCTTGTCACCCTTGATCGCTCAACGGCTTTGATCACCGCCGCGATCGCGTTTTCCAATTCGTCGGGCGCATCATCAGCCGACCAGAACGCGGACCGTGTTTCGCCAGTTTCATCGATCGTCACCAGTCCGCCGAATTTGTTGATGAATCGTCGGCAACAATGACAGTTGTGATACTGCCGATAGTCTTCCGGGATTGCGTTCAGATAGATCAAGAACAGATCTTCGACGCTAGTTTCAAACATCGGTTCTTGGCCCGATCTTGTTCGTTCGATGAATCGATGCTGAAGCCTTTCCAAGAACTCATCGTATTCTCGGTCAGTGTCAGTCTGTAACACTTGGTTCATGATTGATTCTCCAGAATTGGATTTTGATCAGTAGATTGTGAGACGATGGAAACGGTCAATTGGTTCAAGCATCCGGCATTGGGACTGGTTCGCCGCCATCCGAAACTCGTTTATATTCGTTCCTGAGATCGTCCAAGAGTTTCAGCGCCGGATGCTCTTTCTCCATTTTGGTAATCAATGTTCCGAGGCTCTTTTCCACCGCCGCCCGAATTGTCTGGCTGCCGTCACCCTTAAAATGAGGATTGCCCTCATCAAATTCGTCCGTATCGCCGTCTTCATCGATGAAGTCGATTCGTGACGTCGCATAGAATTGCCCGTTCGGGCCTTCGCCGACACTGACGATGCAAGCATGTTTATCACCACTGATCGGCATCGGAACATTGAATTCTTCAGGGTCGGAGAATTCTTTCGTTTTCGCGTCGAACTTCTGGCGATAGATCACGCCACCCTTTTTCGGCTTCCGTTCGTCCCCTTCAGGATTGAATAGCGACGGCTGTTTCGGATCTGCCGGTTTTTCGGGGACGTTCGATTTCACGGCTTCGACCTGTTCCTCATGTTTCAGTGGCTCCATCGTCGTCACGCGGAGAGATCCACGATTATTCCAGAATCGATCAAAGGCATCCTCGATCGAAAGAATTGTCTGACTAACCATGAACGACACCTGCCACTCTCGCATCTTGCGGCCATAGCCTTTGATGTCAGACACGCATGACAGAACCGATTCGGTCCCCGGAAGTTCCTTGCCATCGAAGATATCTTGACCGCGGAGAGTGAACTCGACCTTGCACCGCATTGCCCCAAACAATTCTTCGGCCGTCCCAGGTCCGATATCATCCAATGGAATGAGCGCGGTCATCTTGATCTTCGGTTCGCCATCGTCACCGTCGCCCGGCTTTGTCGGGCTTGGTTTTCCGAATCGACAGGCCATCCTCACTTTTCTCTGTTCGGCCTGATCAGCGAGATATTCATCCGACTTGGCGAGCGTTTCCTTGGTCGCATACTTCCGCAAGAACTCGGGAACCGGACGTTGCGCACCGATCCGCATATCGTTCGCCCACTTCGTCCCGAGACGTTTTTCCTCATCGCTGAACTTCCGCCACTGTTCTTCCACGATCGAAACGCCGTGGTTATCGAACGCTTTCATCAATCCGGCGAGATCGTCCCGCGATTCCTTCACCGCTTTGCCGTTGAGATTGTGGCCGGTTGCCGCCTTGGTCTTGTCGGCAATCGCCTTTTTCGACGGTGCGGATTTCTTGGCCGGAGCCGATTTCTTGACAGCGGTCTTCTTGACCACTTTTTTCGGTGCGGGTTTCTTCGCGACAGCGGCCTTTGGTTTCGTCATTCCATTTACCTTTTTTTAATGGGTTATTCGTCTTCGTCCACTTCCTCATCGTCGCTGACAAGACAGAACAACGATTCTTGTTCTTCCACCGGCAACAATGCCGCTTTCATATTCTTCAAGCTCTGCCGGTAGTACGACGTCTTCAATTCTGTCCCGATAGCCCGGCGTCCCATCCTGACTGCCATGAATGGTTCTGATCCAATCCCGGAAAATGGACTGAGAACGATGTCCTCGGGGTTGGACCACAACGTCAACAATCGCTCAATGACATCAAGCTGAAGAGTGCAAACATGCTTCTCTTCGTCGACTTCCTTGGAGTCTTGAAACGGCAAGAGGCGTCCGCTGCGAATGTCCATCCAAACTGGAGACGCATACCGTCGCCAGATCCAATGCGATAGAAGATTCTTTTTCTGATCGCCTTTGTAAGTTCTGAACCGCTTCAAGAGATCTTCGGGAATCGGTGTCGATCCGGCATATGATTTCAGTCCTTCAGGGTGACGAATCTTCTCCTTATTCTCTCCGCTCTTTTTGAAAACGAGAACATAATCCGCCGGACCAATTCTTACCGTGCTGGAATCTTCACAAATATTTTTGTGACGGAGCGATTTCATTCGAGTTCGACGAGCGATCAGCCAAGGATCTTTCCAGATACAGACACGGCAGATGAATCCGAATCCGTGTTGTTCATGCGATCGAATAATGTCACCGGGGAAGTCACGTTGATAGACACTCCCTTTCTTCAGATCCATGCAATGAACAGCCGTCAGTCTGCCCGGCTTCATGACTCGGCCGATCTCTTTCACCACATGACCGTAATGTTCAATCCCCTCCTCGTAGGTTGTGCAGTTCGACAGGTCGCGGGGATCGTTTGAGTATGCATAGGTTTCCGGGAACGGAGGAGAATAGACCGAAAATCCAATCGAGTCATCGGCGATTGTCGGCAACACTTCCATGCAGTCTGTGTTGTAGATCGCATATTTTTCTTCGATCGTTTGATCAATGATGCTCATTCAGAATTACCCTTAGATCCATGAAGGCAGGCGGACTTTTTTGGTATGACGATCAGCCACTTTGACTGAAAGGGAGTCGTGCATGTAATGCACCAACGCCGAGAACATTTCATCGGCTTTCTTTTGCTTCTTTTGGAGATTGTCCATCACTCCCGCTTCACCCTCGGTTGAGACGATATCCATCGTGACGTCGCCAATTCGACCGAAACGCAATGATCGACGAATTGCTTGATAGGTTTGCTCGTAGGAATGCGAAGGAAAGAAAACTTGATGGCCGCAATGTTGCCAGTTCAGCCCGAGAGCGCCGATTTTCGGCTTGATGACGAGCTTCTTGATCTGACCGGACGCGAACGCCTTGAATGCCTCCTCTTTTTCGTCATCCGAGTTTCGCCCCGCAACTTGAACCGATTCGGGAATGATCTTTTCCAGATAGTCCCCTTCGGTATTGTACTGACACCAGCAGACTGACGGTTGATCATGATTGACCAGTTCGGCCACCTTTTCGCAGCGATCTTTCATCGTTCGCTTGCGCTCGACTCGCTGTTCCGCCAATGTCGACGCAATGCGAGGGAACAATTCGCCAGGAAAGATGAACTCGCTTCCAACAATGTGTTGCCGCGTGATCAGTTTCGGCAGAATGAATTTTTCATCATCAAAGTCGCCAAGATCTGACGGCTTGCGAAAGATTCTCGCCCAGGTACAGACCCATCGCCAGAATGGGACCTCGGAATGAGGCTTGAAGAAATACTTGGCTCGGTTCCAGAAGTCGCCTTCCTTGAAAAGCGAATGACGCTTCTTGTCGCTGGCCACAAAGAACATCCCGAGCATGTCCGATTGCGTCATCTCTCCAAGAGCTTCGGAAGCGGTCCCCAATTCGATGAAATCATTCGGAGCCGCTGTTGCCGTCGCCAGATTACGATAGGGAATCTTTGACAGGAATCGCGTCGTACTTTTTCTTCGCTTTCCTTCAAACGATTTGATCGCTTGCCCTTCATCCAATGAGACCGCGTCGAAATCGCTGGGGTCGAAGTTGTGAAGCGATTCGTAGTTCGTGACGACAACTCTCTTTTGACCGGTGATTCGGCCTGTCTTGCTGCGCTCGGCATCAATGCCGAACTTCTCCGCTTCATCCATCAATTGCTGGGAAACGCCGAGCGGCGTCACGATCATCGCTGGCTTGTTCGTATGCTCAATGCAATTCTGGCACCAGACTAATTGCATGGGACCTTTGCCGAGTCCGCAGTCGGCATACATTGCGGTTCGCCCGCGGATGATCGACCAATCAACAACGAACTTCTGAAAATCAAATAGCCAATCGGGAATGAACGTGGGTTTGAAACCGCGATTCCCTGAGATCTGGCTTTTGCGTTTCAGAAAGTTCTTGTAATCGCTCGCCATCAATTTCCCTTTGCTCGAAGTCCTTCGTTCCGATCCGACCCCGAATGGATGTGAGAAAATACATGCATCAGCGCGCAATTAAGAGACGCTGACGGATGCCATCCTTAACAGGCAGTAACTCCCGCTCAGGACCGGAGCGGAACGAAAGACTTCGAGTCGTGTGTTACTGTGTCACGATTCGACAACGCTTCTAACGAAAATCTGTATGATTTGTCAATCCTTGGCTGTCGGCATCAACACATGAATGTAATTGTCGACTTTGAATGTCAGCCGATCAGCGTCTGAGATCAAGCACACCTGCACCAAACTTGTCGAGTCCAACACTTTCAGATACTCGCCCAGATACTGACCATTGAGTTTGATGACCATCGGTTCGCCTTCCAATGGGATTGGCATCTCGGCGCGTGCGCTGCCAATGTCATTTGGATTACTGGTCGCTTTCAGGCTTCCGCTTTCAAACGTCAGTTGAATCACTTTCGATTCGCCCTCTTCCATGACTCGGACCTGACGAATCAGGCTTGAAAACGGAGCAGCCGAAACTTCGAACGTGCGTTTGAAATCCATGTTCGCGGGAACCACTCTTCGATAATCCGGGAACCGGCCTTGAATCGTCTGCGAGGAAATGAAAATCGTGCCGATCTTGAATGAGACCGTCTGATTGTTATGAGCCACGAAACAATCGGTCTGATCCAAGGCGTTCAAGATCAGTTTCATGCACGCTGTTGGAACTACTGGAGATGATCCACTCTTGCCCCATTGTGGACTATTGATCTTCTCGACATCACAAGAGGCCAGCGATAGACGGCGAGAATCTGTTGAGGCGAGTGTCGCTCGATCATCCATTTCAATACTGATGCCACCGAGCGCGTAACGAGTGCTTTCCGTGTCAGTCGAAAATACCGTTCGTTTGATCGCTTCTTTCAATGCCGCCGCGTTGAACAAGTAATAGGAATCGGCATCGAATGTCGGCGTTGGCGGGAACTCCTCCGGATCAACGCCGCCAAGTTCAAAGTCAGCGGACCCGCAAACGATCCTGACTTTTGATGCATCGCCGGTCAATGTGATTGTCTCAGCGGTCAATTCCTTGAGGATCGACATCACCCGCGCCGCCGGCAATAGACAGAAGACTTTGCCGCTATCGCAAGGCATCTCGTTCTTCAGATGGATCTCGCTGTCGGATGCGGCCAATGTCATCGTCCCATCTTTGCAGGAGCAAAGGATATTTTTCAGGACATCTTTCGGTGTTCTGGCTGGAACTCCGGAGAATACCGACGTGAATAGATTTGTGAACTTGACGCGATCGATCTTCATGCGATTCCCTTTGGTTTTCGTTTTCGACTTGGTTTGTCACGGGGAGGTTTTTTCTTCTTAACGGCTGGATTCCACAGCTTTTCGATGACTTCTCGCTGCGGAGTATTGGACGGGATCTCGCCGTTCTTCAACTGCAACGCGATTCGAGCCAACGCATACGCATCGTATTCGTCGCTGGATTGGAACCGCATTCCGTACAGACTGGTGATGCCCGCAATGACCCCGGTCTTGTCGCCTTTGCCAGATCCGCTCGCCCACTTCTTCAGACTCATCGGCGATACTTCCATGATTGGCCATTTGCGACTGAGCGCATATCGAAGAATTCCGCCGTACTCGATTCGATCATTGCTACCCGGCATGTTGCTCATGAACGAGTAGCCCTCAATGCAGATCATTTCCGGGTCGAATTCCTCACAGACTTTCTTGGCTAGAACAACCAACGCCTCAAACCTATTCATCCTTGCGGGGACTGCCGAGCCGGACGCGACCGTCGTAAAGACGTCCTTGTGGATCATCTTCGCGTTTTCATCCAGCACGATAATGCCGGTTGCCGAAAGCGACGGATCGAGACCTAAATAGTGAGGCATTGTGTTTACGCTTCAAAACTGGGAACCATGTGATCAACAGGACGGTCAAGCGGACGTCCCATCTTCGCCCATGCGGCGAGATACTTCAGATGGAACTTGTTCAATTCTTTTTCGAGCAGTTCGGTAAATGCGTCTGGGAACACTCGGATCAACAGGCAATTGACGTCATCGACCGGACTATAGCTCAGAAAATCGATCCACTTTCGCCGAGTGACAATCAATGTGCCGTGGACTTGGCATTTGTATTCCGGCGGCAATCGATTGAGGCGAAGATATTTTTCGTGGACCTGTTGAGACGGGCATTTGATTTCCAATGCGCCATCTTCACCAACCAATCCGTCCGGTGAGCAACCGAATCGACCGCAGTCAGACAGACAGAACCCGACCTGCCTGACTTCTTCCCCAGGACCAAACGTACCGTACCAATTCCGGGCCTGCGGTTCGTTGTTGATGCCGTTTTGCATGTCAGGACTGACATACGAATCGCTATCTTCGACTGACCATTGTGGATTGAGTTGTTCGTCAATCAACGAATCGATGTAGGGACCTTGCGAGGCTGATGGAGTTCCCTTTTTTGGCGTCAGGATTCGATAGAACTGACTCGCCGTTGGAATCCCCCTGCGAATATGCCACCACTCCGGCGACTTCTGGGCGAATTCGAATATCTTCATGGTTTCTGATCACCGCCCTCCCGATAGCCATTTGCCTGAAGTGCCTGACGATAGGCGTTGTCCAGTGAATGCATCACACGAGCGAAGAATTGAACCTCGATTTCGTCGATCGTATTGACCGGCTTCTTTTGCATCTCAGCAACATATTCCAGCATTTTCCGCTCGCTGATGACTTTACCGAGACGTTCGCAGTCGGCCATTCGATTTCGGATCAGGTTTTCCTCTGTCTCGCTGAGAGTTCGCGACGTCGTATTGCCGTCGTTATCCAACCCCTGAATCGTGATCGAGAAGACTTGGCACAATAGATATCGCTCCGCATACGTCGTGCTGCTGGCCTTCCCGTGGACGGCTGTTTTGTTCGCCCCTCCCTTAAATCCCGCCTCATCGGTCGGAAGATCATAGAAGTGAATTTCCTGATGTCCGTCGCGATGGCGCAGAATCATCGTCGTGCGGAACATCTTTTCCTTCATCGGGATTTTGTGTTCGCCGACGAATTCCGATCCTTCACTGAATGAGATTGAAAACCCATATTCGGACGCGACTGGCAATATGGTTGAATTCACTTCGTCGAGCGGCGCATACCATGAATTGGTTTGCTTGTTTTCTTTCGTCCGTAAAACTCGTGGCGTTTTCGATTGAACGATCGCCATGTCACGGGCGAATGCTTTGCGAGCTTCGCGATCTTCCCAGTCTTTTTTGAGATCCATCAATTTCGAAAGTCCATCAACGCCCAATCCTTTATCAATCGCCATCGCGATCAACTGGTTTGGGGAATCAGTGTCTTTTGACTTTGATGAGTCAACAATGTGCGGCGCTCGCTTTGGCTCGAAGTCCCCGACATTGATCACTTCCGGTTCGACGATCGTTGCTTGCTCAGTCATGGCTATTTTTCTCCACTTGCAGATCACTGGGGTCGCAGGCTTGAGAGGTTGTTCCGTCCCAACCGAATTTCTGAACCTGTTTGTCGAACTTCACGAACACGGAATGGCCGTTGAACGATGATACCGCACCATGTTCGACGTCGGGATGATTCACGTCACCATGAGCATGAAGCGGAACGTAGATCACTCGATCTCTTGGCTTGAATTCTTGCGGTATCAGATATGTCCCTTGGGAGATTGTCCGGCGGATTTCATCGCTTCCCGTAATGCCTCATTGGTCGGAGCAGAGATCATTCCCATCCGATGCCAGATTTCCAACTGATAGTTTCGACCACCGACACAAACCGTGCGATTCGATTGATCGCTGTGACAGAGATGATTTGTCCCATTGAGCAGGTAGGCTTGAATTTCAGTCATCTTCTCTGCGCCAAGCTGAAGTCCATTATTCCTAAAAGGGCATGTGGAACATTGCTTTGAACCCAGCCTAGCAACAGATGAGATTGATTGAGTCATTGCTTCTTACCCCATTCAACTGGCTTCAAGATCAAACAGAACACATCACCCGAAGATCTCTTTTTGATATCCAATATGAGATTTCCATCCTCAAATCGAGATCCAACAATTTGGCAATCGACATCGAATAGCACGGTATTCATGGCTTCCTCTTTGCATCGAGCATTCACTTCGTTGTGAATGTTGTTGGCCAGATTTTGCGTCACTCTGGATGCCATGTTCGACTGAATGGACACGATTCACCTATTTGCCTTCTTGCTCCCGTGCGATCGCTTCTGCCACTTCGCCGCGGTGGACTGGGACATCTCGATCGGCCTGAATTCCGATTCTGGTTTTGTCACCACGAACTTCCACGACTGTCACAATGATCGGACCGGTCAGAACATCTCCGGCCTTTCCGATTTCCACCGTCTCACCCTTTTTTCGTGATAAAACTAACACGATTTTCAGTCCTTCCTTGAGTTTGTTTTGACTTCCTGATCGACGTTCGGTCAGGCGATGACTTCTGCGGCTTCTCGTGGAATCGTTCTAGTCAAATGACCCAGCCCGATTGTGGACGTGATCAGATGAGCCAGGGATTCGGATTCCTTGCGGCTGATTCGCAATTCGAGACGGCCCGTGATCGTTTCAATGTTCAATTGCAGTTCGTTCGGTGATTCGATACTGCAACCAGTCACCTTGTTCACCAATCGACGTTCGACGCTGCTCAGCGATGGCGAGACCGATTGACCAACTGGTCGATAGCCTGAGAACGGGGCCGGCACGTCATTGAACGGAACTCGGTCAGGAACCTTGGCGACGTCTCCGATGATATTGTCGATCACCTGGGATTCGCGTGCGCTAACTGAAGGATATGGGAATTCAGTCGGCATAATCTGGGAAACATCGCCTGACACTCGCTGATGGAACCATTGATCTTCTTGAGAGCCAACGATTGTGTTTTCCGGGATGGCGTTCTTGGCGGCTTCCGCGTCACGTTGGCGCTGTTGTTCTTTTTCGGCCTCATCCAGCTTGCGTTGACGTTCGTCTTGCTCGGCTTTGATGCGATCCAGTTCTTTCTGTTGCTCGGCTTGATGTGCAATCTCCTCGTTCATGCTCTTGACGCGACCAAGGAACTCTTCGAACTGAGCAGGTTCGGCGACGCGAACGAAATCGGCAGAGACCGACAACTTGAGAATCGGAGGAATTCCGCCGATTGCTTCGACCATTGAATTGCGGTTGTCTTCGCGGTCATCCAGTTGCTTCGCGACGATCGCAGCCAGTTCCTTTTCAACGCGGTCTTTTTCTGCCTTCAGATGTTTCTCGGCTTGCTCCTCGATCGCCCACAGTTCTTTTGCAGCGGCCTGAATTCGGTTCCCTTCGTCGAGATAGAACCGTTTTTTCTTTTCGCGGGCCTTGTCGATCAAGTTCCAGACGCGGCGGCAGTCCTTGAACGCTTCGTCAACAGCCAACTGGCCATCGGCATCGTGCGGTCCGTCGATCTTCAGTTTCGTGTAGCGTTCGACCATGTCGAGCAGTTCTTTCTTCGTGACGACCAGTTCCGATTCAACCGGACGTGCGGCGACAGCCAGATCGGTTTGTCCGATTTCCGGCGTGAACACATCGTCTTCGAGCAGGTCTTTTGGTTTTGCTTGTTTCTTGGCCATGTTGAGTCCCTTGTGAATTGAGGTTTTGTTTCGATGCGTTTGATCAGGCAGCTTACTTCACGAACGATTCGCGACGGCCAGCGATCCGATAACAGCGGGCACACGTCCAATCGCCATTGTCGCAACCAACCGCTTCGTTTCCGCAGGCGCACAACTGGCCGACTGGTAACTTGCCTTCCATGTCGATGATGAACTGTCGCACGTTCTGATCTCGCAATTCTTCCAGATCGGCTTTGTCACGAGCCACAGTGTCGACTCGGCGATCATCGGCTTTGATGCCTTTGATGAACACGTCTTCTCGATGCTCTTGGCCATCAGTCACGATGACAATCGTTGCTTCACTGGCTTCCGTGCCATATTCGCGGGCTTCGGCCAGCATGACGAATTGATCGTCGCCATCTTCGTAGACGTCAGATAGCGGCAACGTCTGATCACCAATGATCAGGCTGAGTGAATAGCGAGCGGCTGTCGAAACATTGCTTTGCGTCATGACTGAACCTTTCGAAAATTGCTTGTGATGAGATCCGGCGACTATTCGCGATCGTATTCGAGTTCAGCGGCTTCGACCTGATCATGGAACAGATCAAACAGCCGTTGTCCGATTTCTGGCGGCAATGTCGATGCCAGCTTGCCATCGATCAGCACATCGGCGGATTGAAACAACCGCTCCTCTGCTCCCTCTTCTGGCCAACCGAGTCCGTCCGGTCCGCCATGCATCGACATCGGCGTGTGTTCGCCATTGGAGATGAAGTTGATAGAGATTTCGGTACGGTTCGGTTCGGACAAGAACGGCCGCAGGAATTCGAGTTCGCCCGCTTCGAATCCGACCTCGTTTTGCAGATCGCCCAGATAGGGACCCTCATCGCTGCTGAGTTCGAGCGTGACTGAACCGGGCACATTAGACCATTGATGCGTTTTCATTGACTTGGCCTTTCGTTTAAGAATGTCGTTCGCGGCTGGTTACTGTCAGCGGCGTGACTGAGATCAGAATATCGACGTTCTTTTCAGACGTCAATAGAAATCTTACTGATTTTCCTCAATTTTGTTTCAGAGTCCCGATTCCCATTCATATGACCGATGATGATTCGCTTTCCGCCAGAAGAAATGTTCGTTCGCTCGGATCATGATCAGATGTGCAATCAATTCGTCCGTTGGGACCATACAGCCGCAAAAACTTCCCTCGTAGTAGCCGAGCGGATGCAGACATAACACGGACAGAATCCGCATGTTGCCGTTTCCATCCGCCTTCATGGCAATCGTCGGACGTCCCTTTCTGAGAATGTAAGTCACTCCGGATTTTGGCGACGTCTCCAGCAGAATGTTCTGAATGATGTACATCTTGAACAGATGCGGCTTGACCATCGATCTCAGTTTGTCCATCGCCATGAACTCGGCATCGAGTTTCTGGACCTCGCAGACTGACAGACCCATTAACAGCCGAGTCAGTGTTTCGACTGGCCGTGTCGCATAGCCATCGACGATCAGATGACGGGATTTCCCGCCGCGTCCTTTCAGCACAAACACCCAGCCGCCACGGCGAGCGCACCACCATGAATTGATCACCCGGCTTTCAATCGCCTCGGCGAGCGTGTCTTTCAATTCTTCCCCTTCGGTATATTCGTCTTCCTTGAAACGAAAACCGTCCAGTTTCCCAAACGTGTATCCCGGTGCGATTGATAACCGCAGATCATCAACAGGCACTGGCGCGCCGCACCATTCGCCGGCCTCTTCCGCCAGTTCCGAAGCAACTTCCGCGATTTGTTCCCAGGTAACGGGCATGATCAACCTCCCGCCGTTCTAGGAACCCCAGTTACCTTGGCTTCCGTCATGGGAATTCGCTTCGGCCGTCCGCGTCCTCGCTTGGCGACTGGTTCGGTACTTGTTACCGGCTCGTCGGTCGGTTCCTCTTCCGCGGCTGTGACGCTTTCGATGATGATATATTCGCCCGTCTTCGGGTCGAATTCTTTCACCATTTCCAGCTTGCCATCGATCTCGATTGCCAAGAGATAGCCACGCTTCAGCATGTCTTGGATCATCTTCTTGGCTCGCTCGACTGTCACCGGGTCTTTTGGATCGACTTTGACTCGGATATCACCGGCCGAACAACTCAATACGCTCAATTCTCCTGACATGATTTCTCCGTGGTTAGTGTGTCGCTGCCTTTTCCAGATCTGCTTTCCGCGCTCCATCCGCCGTCCACTTCGCTCTGAATGCCTGTTTCTTCAGGGTTGCCCGCGATGCTGATCGGCTGATCTCGTCAATCAGTCTGTCTACCGATTCCATGTCGACTTTGTCTTTTGGAATCTGCAATAGCTTTAACAGCTTGACGGTTTGATTGATGACCTCGGTTCGGCACTTCGCGACTTCGTTGCCATCTTGCAGAAATGTTTTCTTTGCTGTCGTCACGAATGGTTTCCTTAAATGATCAAACTGGATCGTCACTCTGGCGTGACTCCGTTTTCTTCGTTGTCTCGACGAATGGCGTCCGCCAGCCATAACAGGGCCTGCCTTGTTCGCCGATTCCTTCCACCGCCGACTGACGTTCTGATCCGAATGTGCGGGATTGGCATCGGAACGCTTCCCGGCTCAAGGATGTCTTCCCAATCTTGAGCCGATAGATAGGCATCCCCCTGATCATCAATGAAGACTTCCATCCATGATCCACCGTCACGGCCTTTGTCATCGCAAGCCATGCGATAGTTCTTGTTGGCTTCAATTCCTTCCGGCCATGTTGGACGAAATGCGGATGGTTCTTTTGGTTTGTCTGTCATGGTTATTCCGGGTCGCCTCCTGGAATTTGTTCGAACTCATCGCAGACGCCGTACTCATCGACTTGTGTTGGCTCTATTTTTTCTCTGACCTCGGACATCTTCTCAGTCAACAGCAATGTCATAATGCTTTTCGGTTCGCCCTTGCGGAAATACAACTGATGATTCAATGCGTCGACGTGATTGCATGCGCCGCACATCTTGATCACTTCTTGAACTCGATAGCTTTCTGGTCTTGGCATGATCTACCTTTCAAAATCCGTCTTTCGATTCCCAATCCGAATACGTCATCGTGGGACCGTGCCACGCAAGTTTAGCAACCCCGGTCTGACCGTTCCGTGATTTCGCTACGATCACTTCCCCGATGTTGTCCTCATCCCGATGGTCAATCGGATCTTTGTTCGGTCGCCATAGAAGCCAGACTTGGTCGGCATCCTGTTCGATCGCTCCCGATTCTCGCAGGTCGGATAGCCGTGGTTTTTTCGAGTCCCGCTTGTCGACTTCACGATTGAGCTGTGACAAGCAAAGGATTCGAATCTTGTTTTTCTTGGCGATGCCTTTCAACGCTCGTGAGATCTCGGCGACCTGCTGCTCCCGTTGCTGCTTTGTGTTCTCCGATCGGATCAGTTGCAGGTAATCAATCACCACAACCTTGACACCTTTTTGTTGAACATAAAGCCGGATGATCGCGCTCAGTTCGGTGATCGTGCGGCCCGGTTCGTCGTCAATGTAGATCCGGGAAAGCCATTCCGATTCTTGCATCTCCATCAGTTGCTCGCATTCAATCTGATTCAACTGGTGATCTCGAATCGCTGAGAACGGCAACCCTGTTGTGATCGACGCCAGACGTTGCATCACATCCAGTTTTGGCATCTCCTTTGAGAAGAATAACACCGGATGATGATGCTGGGCTTCACGTCGGATGATTCCAATCGCCAAGGCGGTCTTACCGATGGACGGTCTTGCTGCCATCACGGTCATACTGCATTCGGCCATCCCTCCCGTGATCGCGTCCAATGACCGGTAATAGGTCTGGATCATCTCGGCATCCGATTTGGTCACAACGCCGATCAGCAGATCCTTCGCCGATTCAGGATGATCGTCGACCGAGTCTGACATGACTTGTTGGAGATCCGACATTGTCTCGCCGACAATTTCCGAGACTGGTTCGAACGATTTGAGTTTTTGTTGTGCTTGCAGATACCCATTCCAAGCCTTTCTTCTGAGTGATCGATCTCTAACGATTTCGGCGTAATGTGCCACATGGACCGCATAGGGGACGGTTTCCAGAATTTCCCGCACGAATAACGCCGGATGCTCGGGCAGTTCCTTTGCCCAACCGGTTTCCATGATCTTTTCGGTGGCGATGACAACATCGACTTCCCGGCCTGCTCGCCGTTCCTCTTCGATGACTCCGAACAATCCACCATGAAGATCGTTGTAGAAATCTGCTCGCTTGAGAATGCCGATCATCACGTCAGCGGCTGACGAATCAAGCAATGCACAACCAAGAACCGATTTCTCGGCGCTCAGTGATTGAAAGCAACCGTGGTCTTCAATTGCCTTGGTTTTCCTGCGGTCATCGGCCATCAGATTCGGCCCCCGTCCATCGTCTGGTTTCTCGATGACTTGGCCAATCGAATGACAGCATCAATCCGCCATCGGTCAGCCGGTCCCAGATCGGGGGTGACATCCGCGATTCGGCATCCTTCTTTCTCGTCTCATTGATCGACCACCAGATCGGTTTCATGTCCCGATACCGTTGATCGATCACGACCAGTAGTTTTGATCGAACAAATTCATTTAAGGCCGCTCCCGGTGGCAACAGATCCGAAATGGCCAGAATGTCACAACTGAATAGGGGAGCCAAGACGCGATGTTCTGTCGTGACACCTTCGATGACCGAATGAAATTCACGGCAAAGCGCCGCGCCGTCACGCCATTCGACTGAATGCCCGTCACCCACGGCGACCATCATTGACGCCGCCATCAAATGATCCTTGCCGGTCCCCACAGTCCCAATCAGCCCCAGGCCGCTTCCATCAGTGCAGCATTGCGCCAGTTGCGACGTGTACCGCCTGAGTTGATTGATCACCATTGTCTGCGATTCACGGACCGATGCGACGGGCGATAGTTCGAAATTGTCGAAGTGACAATTTTCATATCGTTTGCCGATTCGCTTTCGCAGTTCGGACATGCGGTCTGCCGCCCGCTCGACTTCCAGTTGTCGATTAATTCGACGTCGATTTTCTTTTGCGAGATCATCACCATTCTGTGTCGACTGGTCGGCTGACATCATGACTTCCTGTCTGCTTGGGTTTTTGATCATTCCATGAATCTCGTTTGTCTCGCCAGTGTCCGTCATCCAAAAATGTGGCAGCGGTCCAACAGAAATCGCCTTTCCCCCTATCTGAATCCGCATAGGTTTTTGTCACGGCAATCAGATGCTCTAACGCCATGTCCAAACTTGTCCTCATTTCATCACCGATGGTTTGTAGCACTCGGGGAAAGATGCGTTGACATTTTTTTTCTCCCCACCGTCGATGCCCCGGATAAGTCTCGAACCAGCGTTTGAATTCTGGTGTTGCTCCGCTTTGGAATGTCAGATCGGCTCCGATCGACTCTAAATTGGCTTGATGCTTCTCCAGCCACTTCGCTTCGGATTGTTCGGCTGATTCTGGCTCAACGAACTCCGTCGCCTCTTGTTTCAATTCATTCAGTTGATCGACAATCGCCAAGGCAATCGGGATAAGTTTTGGGTCCCGTATTTTTTCATACGTGGCCACTCGCCGATCAATCATGTCGAGGAATGCTTGTTTCAAGAATTACTCCTTTCAGTCTTGTTGACCTCGGTCATCGCGTATTCTGTCAGGTCGCTCAACGCTTCATCGACGGCGTCGATTGCCGGTCCGAATTTCTTCTCGAACTCGCCATCTTCGTCGTACATTTGAGCCAGTTCCGTATCGATAAAATCGCGGGCCTTTTTCGCGGCCTTGATCAGTTTCAAAACCAGTTCGTCAGGAACTGGCGGAACTCCCTCGGGCCAGTAACCGGAACGGCCGGCATGGTATCCTTTGGCATAGGCGCGGCGCTCTTCGTCTGTTTTGGCCATTTAATTCACCAGCCTCAATACCGATCATCCACTTTGCCGAGCCGGCCGATCATCACGGCCCAAACTGCCGTTGACATTTTGCTGATCACTTCGTCGGTCAGAGTGTTGGCGATTTGGGTTCGCATTTCCTCTTTCTTCGATTCGATGATCTGGTTTGCAATCTCTCGAATTTTCTCTAACAAGACTTGATCGACAACCGTCGCCACGAGCGTTTTTCCTCCATATCCCGGACCCGCCGTTGTCAGCGCCTTGTTGATCGCGACTTGCAATTGCTCTCCGATGGCACTCGCCATGATGGCATTGACCACTTGTTGCTCAACTGCGTCTTTATCGATGTTGACGTTGATTTCCACAGACTTCCCCTTTATGTCATGTACTCAATGAACTTTTCCAGAACTTCACGCATGTCAGCTTTATTGACGTCACCGGGAATGGATTCGATTCTCCGTTCAATCGCTTCCTTGATCCGGACTGCGTGATTCAACGGCAATCTCGGTTTCCAAGTGTCGTGGTATTCCTGATACGCTCGGCAGATCTCCGCCAGCGTTGCGCCGCGAATGTCAGATTCGCCTTCCGGCAACCAATTTTCTCCGCCCGCCGCATGTGACTTGGCCTGATACTTGGCAATCGTATTCAGGATTGTCGCTTCGTCGAGTTCATCGACTTCGATTGTGATTGTTCTGGTGGCCATCAATCCGCGTCCGATCCAACGAATGGTTTCATCTGAGTCAGAACACTGCGGCACTTTTCCAAGCTGAATGTCCGGTCTTCGTTGTAGAGTTTGGTTTCCATGTCGATCCAGAACGGTCCGAACGCCTGCTTACGGATCTTCTGGAACTCTTCGACCACATTGTCAGGACCTAAGCCACCGGCCCAACCGCATGCCATATCGGTCCGTGATCTTGGCCATTCACCGGGAAGAATGCCTGCACCGTGAGATCGATCAAATAATCCACTACAACGAAAACGACGCATCACGGCTTTGCAGAGATCTTCGTTGACCCCATCAAGCTGAAAGATCAATTCCGGTTCCCATCCACTCACACCCATTTGGCAGAACGATGTGAGAATGTTTTCCGCCATGCTTTCAGTGACGTCGGCCGCATATCGTTCAGCATGCCAATTCAGTTGCACACGAGAGAACGCCATAAATTGATGGCCTACTGTCACATTCAAATCAGGTCGGCCATTCGCGATGGATCGCAATCGTTGGCCGCAGATATGAAGCGACAGATTCATTGTGTTGTTCGTTTGGAATCGTTCTTCAACCAGTTGATGAATCCAATCAACATCTGGCATTCGATGAGCCTTTAAGCGAGTCCCGATCAGAATCCCCCACTCGACAAACGGGAAATCCTCGCTCAGTTTTCGCAGTTCGCTCGGTTCGACCGTGTTGTCTGCGCCCGTCAATGTCACTCGTTCCAGCATAATTGCACCTTGTTAAAAGTTCGCTTCTAAAACCACTTGATCAATCGGACAAAGCTAGGACAGCCCTGCGTCATGGATTCGCAATTGCATGCATCACCGCTATCCATGAAAGCCGTTGTGTGCGGCTCCGGTCGCTGCCGGCTGGGCTTCGTCGCTGACGTGTGACATTCACCGCAACGCACACCATACCTGTACCGGCATCGGAATATCGCTCCGTCCCAATCGCCCCTTCCGAATACTTTTTTACCGATTTCACTTTCGATCCCACGGCGTTGCGGTCTTCGGTCAGTAAACGGTCTACCGTTCATCATGTCCGATTGATCAAATGGTTTTCCCTTTCACGCTACCGACTTTGACTTCTTTCGATCTAAATATCGCTCAACCAGCTTTTGCAATCGACTGGTGTCGTTCTCTTTCATCTCCACGCCCAAATGCGGATCGATGATTGAGGATGCTTCTGACGCTTTGATTCCCAACACATCCATGATCGGCGGATCGCTTCCATCATCGACCACAAGGAAGAATGCCGTCACGGGGTTCTCTTGGCCTTCTCGATCGAGACGTCCGATGCATTGGGCATGAATCCCAGGGGACCAATCCAATTCACCGAAGATGCCAGTACAACATCGCTTTTGCAGTCCATCAACCCCGGCCCCGCTTCGCAGCGACATGATCAATACGTCGGTTTCACCGTTCAGAAATTTGTCTTTCGCTTTTTGCTTCTGCGATGCTGATTCACTTCCCGTGTACATGGCGGGATTGAGATCGGCTAGTTCTTGATTCCAGATTTCATAGACCCCGCGATGCCAACCCCATAGGATGATCGGTTCACCGGCTTCGACGATCATCCTGCTGAATGTCGCAACAGTCTTCGCTTTGGAAATCCCCGTTGCCTGCCTAACCATGACGTCCAATTCCCTGACGGCATTCCCTCGTTCAACGAAACTGGCTGTAGTCGCTTTGACTGCCAGCATGCAAGCCAGATCCTCGACGGCTTGAACGGCCTTTTCGTCATAGTCAACGTGTTCGACGATTCGGGACACTTTCGGCAATTGCTGACCAATATCCGCTTTTGTGCGCCTCAACATCGCATGCTGTTCGCGAAGGTATGACCCAAGGGCCTTTGGATTATCAACGCGGAATTTTCCGTTGCCCATTGGGTAGCACCATTCCCTCGCAAAATCATCCCATGATCCCAAAACGGCATCGTCGATGAATTGGAGAATCCGCCACATTTCATCGCCATAGTTGAAAACCGGCGTAGCACTCAGCCCGCAACGATACTTTGTGTTCTTGGACAGAATCTTGCAGGCGGTTCCTTTGCTGGTTGATGTTCCCGTCCTCAATGATTGAGGCTCATCGTATGTCACCGATTGGAAAAACCCGGTATCGAAGATCTCTGACCATCCGGCAACCTGACTGATTCGGAATACGTAGACGTCCGCCGCCGGCAAACTATAGGCAGATGCCTTTTTGATCAGACATACTTTCAGGTACGTGAACGATTCGATCTTCTCTTTCCATTGTTGCTGCATGTGAGCATCGCAGACTACGGCGGCGGGAAGCGAATCAGCCCGACTGACCATGAATCCTGCCGCCGTGTAAGTTTTCCCGAGTCCCATTTCGTCGCTGATCAACAGGCTTCCGCGACGTTTCAGGATCTCGATTGCTTGCCATTGATACGGCCTCAGTTGTTGGCCTTCCCTTAATTTTGCCGACTTCGCGGGGACGTAATCCGGCATCAGGATCTGTTCCATCTCGGCTTGGCGTGCGAGGTACTTTTCGCGGCCGATGGTTAGTGCCGCTCGATCCTGTTCTGACATCTCCAGCGGATATCGGATCATGAACCAATCGAGATCGGCATCAACAGGCAGACTGTGAGGCAACCAATATGGCGGGACATTTCCTTTCGGAATACTTGGGAACAAGGTTTTCAATCGGATCGAGACGTGCGGCTCCGCTTTGGTGATCACCCATTTCGTTCCATCGGGAGTAAGTTGAATCTTGCCGTACGTTCTCACAACCAGCCCTCTGCCGCGCTGACGAAATAGACGTCTTTCCCTTCGATCTGTTGTGGCAATCCCATGCTGAGATTCGAGACCAGAATCAGACACTTGATGTTGTCGTGTTTTGCGTACCGAACCAATTGACGATGGACCGCCGTTTTGACGGCCCCTTGCAACTTCACTTCGATGCCGATGCCTTGAATCATGAAGTCGATAATGTCTGCTCTGGATAGGCGAACTTCACGGGCGAAGAAAATCCGTTCCTGAGTGAACATCTCGGCGAGATCGCGTTGAGTCGCTTTCTCATCCGAGAGATCAAGCCGAGCCGCACGGATGCAACAGATGATCTTCGACACCAGTTCTTTAATAGGATCTGTCATAATCGTCCATGTCTTCGTCGAACTCTTCGCAATCAGGACAGCCGGGACACTGAACCTCGCCATGATTATGACAGGTGCAAATATCGCCGCCGCACTCGCAGTTCAGAACTCCGCTTCCGCCACAATCCTGTTCGAAGATTTCCATATCGAACATCTCGTCATATTGGCCAATCATTCCGCACCAACAACGGAACAGACCTGATCGTTCCAGTTCTTCCTCGAATTGATCGTTGTCGCTCATGGTTCTCTATCCGGCTGACACAACAGGAAATTGCCTGACTCGCAGATCTTCCGGCCACTCGGCAGGATCACCGCCTTTCTTGTCGCGGGTTGGAAAGTAAACATTCATTCCACCGCCATCTGATTTTCGCCAAGCGAATGATCCAAGTTGTTTATGGAAACAAGCAATTCCGGATTCAGCACACTGCTTGATTGTTTGCCTTGGCCAATCAAGTTCGTACGGCCGAGCGTTGGGACCTGATTCACCGCCGACAATGACTTGATCGAGATGTGGTTCTTTCGTCCAGCGATTTCCGTCGTCCTCATGGATCATTCGACCACGCAAGACGTCGAAGTATGCACAGCCAGGGAATCGGTTCGGATCTCTGATCATCGTGAAGTCGACGGGACCCAATGCCGGCTCATAGCTCGTGAACAGCACTGGTGACAGGTCGCGACACTTCAACAGTTCTGGCAACATCGCGTTGGCTGTTTCTTGATCGCTGATAGATGTTCCTAGCCAGACATTCGGTCGATACTTATTCACCGGATGCGGTTCCGAACTGAATTGTCCTTGAAGTCCGGGATAAGGAGTGTTTGGCCACATCTCCGGAATGTTCTGCGGACGTTTTGTCAGGATCAACCAGTCGAGATACGGCGTCATATCGATCAGGTTGAAGAGATCCTTTCGTAGTTCTGGCAACCCGACTCGGTAATGGTCAGCCGCGTCAATGTATGGATTTCCCGACAGTGTGGCATTCTCGTCGAACTGTCGAAAAATCCGATTGCCTTTGTGATCGAACACGAAGTCTGTTCCGATTTCTTCGAACACATCTGACAAGCTGGCGCAAAATACTTTCAGTCTGACGCCGAGACGATATGCCTTCTTGTTCCATGACAATGGTTTCTGCCAGTAATCTGGACTGGATACGATTCGTTTTCCTTTCGGTCCCCAGGTGACACCACGAATTCGAACTGATCGATTGACCTCCGCATAGCAGAATTGACAGCCCGCATTGACCTTGGAACAGCCCGACCACGGATTGAACGTGAAACCCGGATGGCTATTGCCGAGTTGATCAATGGTATTCGTCCATTCGATTGTCGTTTCAGCCATTGGATTGACCTTCGCTTTGTAACTGATCGAAACATTCTGGATGATAGAACTTCACGATGTCGTCACCACGCATGCAAGACACTTCTTCCTCAGTGACAACAAGACCTGTTGAATCCCACCCATCATGATGTTTTTCAAACGGCTTTCCGCAACGATCGCAGACTCGCTTTGGATTGCGAGCATTCATTCGAACGCCGGCTGACGTGTAGATGACGAGAATGCCAGTCTTTGGATCTCGATATTGGGCATGCATGGCTTTCGGATTCGACATCACGCTCCCCTGAACTTCGGCAACAGACCTTCTTTTGACCATTGAACGAAAGTTGCGTTCACTCGATCGATCAACACCTGTCGCTCTTGATTGATGTCTTCTGGATAGCAATCGATGTAGATTCGGCCGTGACAGTTTCGTAGCTTGCCGCCGAATCCGAGTTTGCCTTGAATTCGATATTCTTCGCATCCGGTTTCCGTGCATTGAAGGAAGCTGCCCTTCCACGTTCCGAATTCATCGAATCCGATTTGTTCGTGAAGCAAATCATAGATGCGATGTTCTTCAGCGGCGCGTAGCGGAAGTGCAGACATGATTTACTTTGCCAAGGATGCTTCGGTCGCCTGTAGCTTTGCGGCGAGTTCTTGACGTTGCTTTTCCAGTTCGGTCATTCGGAACTCTTCGGATTTCGATTCATACTTGGCGTCGACTTCAATCCCGAGTCGCTTTGCCAATGCGATCGCTTCTTTCATGTCGCTGTGATCTCTGGCGGAGTTCAGTTTGGCAATCACTTTCGGCCTCACGACGTCGCGAGCCGCGCCAATCGACTGACACAAAACAACATTCTGTCGATAGTCTCGATCCATGTATGATCGGCTTAACTTCCATTGGACAGTTTTGTCCTGCAAGTCTGCTCGCAATTCCAACAAAGGCATCTGCTTCGTGAAATCTTTTGCGAGTTCGATATTGGGATGATAATCGTGCGGACTGGCAATGTGGGTGAACTTGCCTTGGATGCAGTCATAGACCAGTTTCATGGCGGCATCGACTTCGGATAGCTTTTTAGCGGCTTCGGTTTCTCGTTTCGCCGTTTCCAGTTGTTGCTTTTGCTGGCGAATCTCATCAGTGAGCAATGATCGTTCAACTTTCAGTTCGTGGACCTGATCGACCAACTTCTGAATCTCAGCGTGCTTTTTCGTTGTCGGCGGTTCTGCGAACAGATTCTTGACAATCATCGGCTGGCCAAACGACGGTTCATCATCTCCGTTGTCGAATACTTCCTGAACCACGAATCCGCCATCGAACTCACCCAGCTTGATCACTGAGGAACCGTCTTCAAGGAAATGCTCGTCACTCATGGGTTTGCCCTTTGTTCTTCTTCGTACTGTTTGACCAATTCGTACAAGGCAACGATTTCTTTTTTGCGTTCATCGAGACGGCGCTGCATGTATCTGGCCTTGTCGAACATGCTGGCCGCGATCTTTCGAGCCGTCTGGTCTTCAATGTCGACGATCTTTCGCAGTTCTTGGACCTGATCGTCTGCGTCGAATGAAGACGGATGACGATACTCGCCATTTTTAAGCCACTCCATAAATGGCCGAGCGCCATTCTCGGTCGGCATATATCGTTCAGACAGAGAACTCATCGGCCATTCCTTGAATCAGACGCCATTGATCTTGGCCAGGATCTCTTTGGCCATCTGCTGGAACACCGGGAACTCCGATAGGCGCGGAATCAAGATGCCTTCAATTCGACCGGCGAGCGTTGGATTGCTGTGTTTCTTTTTGCACAACAGATCGAGAACCGGCAGGTTCCAATGCAATCGATTCGGCGGCGTGTTCGGGGGTTCCAAACCGATCAACTGGCGTTGTTCATGTTGCCACTGTCGATCGAGTTTTGCTTTGAGCGAGACGACTTCGAGAATCAGTGGATTGAAATCGTGTCCGCAATCGTGATGACTCGCCTTGAAGACCTGAACCAATGCCGTATGCCAGTTGCTTTCTTCGCACTTGTTGACCCGGCCGTAGATGTGATGGACCTCGATCACTTTGCCCATTGGGCTGTTCAGGCTCTTCAGCAGTCGAATTCGCATTTCTGGTTCTTGTTTCAGAAACGGTTCGATCTCACAGACGTATTCGCTGAAATTGCCGTTTGCACGATAGGCCGCACATTCATCAGCGACCGTTGTTGATTTGGCGGATGGCTTCCGCGTCGACTTCTTTTTCATTGATAGAATCCCATATTCCGCGTGTTACTGACCGTGGTGGGGTTGCGAACCGTAACCGAATCGGCTTGCGACGTCAAGAATAATCAGTATGATTTCCCATTGTCCTCATTTTAAGGAACCAAGCATCATGGATCAGCATCCACTCGCCCAACAACTTCAAACCGCTGCGAATGCGGTTTATGTCACTCGATCGAAGACAGCCGTTGAATCTCTCAGCCGTGCTGTCAACGAAGTCTGCGAATATCTCAACCAGCGATTCAAGACGATCTCGCGAATGCAGGCCGCGGCCCGCGCCTCGGGCAAGTCTGGTCGCAAGAAGAAAGAATTTGACACCGAGCTTGCCTTGAAGATGCTCCGTAAGGGAGCGTCCAACGAAGAGATCGGCGTTGTTCAAGGATGCCATGCAACGACCGTTCACATAAAGTTGAAGGATTGCCCGGCTGACATTGTTGAAGCCGCCAAGAAAGCGGGACAACAAGCTAGAGACCGAGCCGCCAGGAAAGCCGCGAAACAGGCTTAGGCCGGTTTTTCGATGTCAGTTGGTGGCCATTCACGATTTTGGTTTCCTTTTTCGTGGCTTACGATCCCGTTTCTTGAACGTGACAGGATCTAAATTCCCCGCATGATATTCTTCGGCCGTCAGCAGGATATCGGCCCACTTCAAATACTGTTGCCGAGTTCTTGGATCGTTGAAGAATTTCTTGTAATCGCCCGGCTTGTATGCCGAGATGTTGAATAGCTTGTCACAGGGAATACTGATGGATCGGTTGAATGTCCGTTCGCCGCTCTGCTCCCAGCGACGAGACCGATAGATGTATCGCGTCTGCTGCCAGCGGAACGTGACCTTATTGCCTCTCAGCGAAATCTCTTGAACAGCGGCAATTTCTCCGGGGCCAGGATTCCCCTCGGTGTATCGGCTCGGAACATAACTATGGTAACTGCGGCCATACCGATCAACTTCTGTCGGCAATGAGGCATACCAAATCGCCTGTTGACCGAACACTACAGAACCAATGTCGATCGATTCACCGCATTGGGCTTTGTACGCTTCCCACGATGGCGGTTCGGCTCCGTCGAACAATGTCCGATCATGGTCGTAAATCAATTCGATGAACGTCTCGAACCCTTGCGGCGTCCACAGCTTGACCGGCGGATGTGGATGTAAGATCTCACTTCGATCGAGCAGCCCCTGAATCATCGTCGAGATCTTGTTGTACTCGTTCGCCTGTTTTCGAATTCGATCGTTGATGTCGTCGAGATAGACATTCGAGTCATTCAGCAGCGACCATCTTTCTGGATCGAAATCACCATAAAAATACGGTTCCATCTGCATTCGAAACTTGAACTCAAATCCCGATTTGTTCTCATCCGTTTTCGGATTTTCTTTT